TGGTGGTGGTGGTGGTGGTGCTACCAGCGCTGGAGGCATTGTTTTAAACGCTGGATTAGTTGGTGGCACAGGCGGCGCTGGATACACTTGGGCATATACTGGCCTCATTTATGGCGGAGGTGGCGGAGGTGGAAGTAACGGAGCTGGTGGTCCTGGAGGGGGCGGCGCTGGCGGAGCCACATTCCCAGCTAGTCCACAAGCAGGTTCTCCTGGCACAGCAGGTCGTGGTGGAGGCGGTGGCGGCTCATCTGGTCCCAATAGTGCTCCTGGCGGTGTGATAAACACTGGAGGCAGTGGTGGATCTGGCACAGTGATTATTGCTGTGCCAACACCTGCTTACCCTGGATCAGCTCCAGGTGCTACCGTAACCACTGCGCCACCCAGTTTTCCTGGTGTCACACTGATAAGTTATACTGCTCCAAACCCTTTATCACCGGCAACATTTACATACACGGCATAAAAATATGGCATTTACAATAACTGGAAGCACAAGCATAACTGGTAGTTGGACAGCAGATAGCTCAGGCCCTACTCCACCTACTCCACCTGTACCTATAACAGCTACAGCCGGCGCTACAACAACAGTAAGAGCTATTCAAAATCAAGCTATAACTAGTTTTAGTCCATTTAGTAGTGTTACAAATGGCATCACGCCATATTACTATTATGTGAGTTCAGGTACACTACCCGCAGGCATAACTATTAATTCAAGTACTGGCTTAGTATCTGGTACTCCTACAGCTTTGTATTCATCAGCTAATGTAAAATTTAGTGTAGTGGATGCATATAGTACATTAGCTACTACAACTTCTACGGTTAGCTTTACAGTAAACGCTGCGTTATCCGCTACAGCTGGCGCTACTACTACAGTATCAGCAATCCGAAATGTAGCCATCACCAGTTTCAATCCATTCAGTAGTGTCACTGGTGGATATACCCCGTATGTTTACTCGGTGAGTTCAGGTACATTACCTGCAGGCGTTACTATTAATTCAAGCACTGGTCTAGTATCTGGAACACCCAACGCATTATATACATCAGCTAATGTGGTGTTTAAAGTAACAGACGCTCTAGGCACCATAGCTAGTACAACTGCCACGGTTAACTTTACTGTGAATGCGGCAATAACAGCAACAGCTGGAGCAACTAGTTCAGTTACTGGAATTAGACCAGTTGCTATCACCAGTTTCAATCCATTTGCCAGTGTATCAGGTGGTTATGGTCCATATACCTATTTTACCAGCTCGGGCACATTGCCCTCAGGTATTACACTTAACGCCAGTACTGGCCTAGTAAGTGGCACTCCCACTGCGGCACAATCAGCTAGTAGTGTTGTGTTTAGTGTTAGAGATAGTCAAAATACCACCGCTGCGACTACAGTCACAGTCAGCTTTACCATAACTCAAACTACAGCTACAGCTGGCACTACTAACGGAGTAACAGCAACTATAAATGTAGCTATCACCAGTTTTAGTCCGTTTAGTAGTGTATCGGGTGGGACAAGTCCATATACATATAGTGTACAATCTGGCACATTGCCCTCAGGTATTACACTCAATACCAGTACTGGCCTAGTAAGTGGTACACCAAATGCTACATACTCAACAGCTAATGTTACATTTACTGTAGTAGATGCTAATGGTATAGCAGCCACTACTACCAAAACGGTTAGCTTTACTGTGAGGTTGACAACATACACAGTACAATATTTGATAGTGGGTGGTGGTGGTGCTGGTGGTGGCGCTCCTGGCGGTGGTGGTGGCGGTGCTGGAGCTTTTGTACCTGGATCAACCTGTTTGACAAGAGGCACCAGCTATCCAATTACAGTTGGGGGTCCAGGTACTCCAGGCGGCACAGCGGGAGCCAGTCAATTTCGTGGCATTTCAGCTCCAGGCGGCGGCCGTGGCCAATTCAGCGTCCCAGCTACAACTGGAGCAGGTGGCGGTGGCGCACTGACCGCAGGTGCGTTGGCTACAGGAAGCCCCGGAATAGGGGTCATCGGCACATACGGTTATCCTGGCGGCCCTGGAAATCCTATTGGGACTAGTAGTGGCGGTGGAGGCGGTTCAGGAGGCGCAGGTGGAGCAGGCTTTGGAACTGCCCCGTCTCCTCAAGGTGGAGCAGGAGGAACAGGACAATTATGGCCTTATACTGGTCCTACCGTCCGATATGCGGGCGGTGGCGGCGGATCTGGATTAAATCCAGGTCCAGCCACGTGGGGTGGCGCTGGTGGCGGCCCAGGTAAGGGCCGAGGATGTGACAGCCCCTTCAAAGGCGGTGGCGGTGGTGGTAGTACTACTTGTCAAGGCGGTGGTTACGGCGGTGCAGGTATTGTTATATTGGTATTTCCAAATGCAGACTATCCAGGAAGTGCTCCAGGTGCTACAGTAACTTTTCCAAGCATAACACCTGGCACAACTATGTTGACTTACACTACACCAGGTGGGCCAACTTCCACATGTGCTCCATCAACATTTACATACACGGCTTAAAAATATGGCATTTACAATAACTGGAAGTACAAACATATCTGGCAGTTGGACAATGGCGTGTAGTCCCATCACACCAGTAACATATAATGTACAATATCTAGTCGTAGGCGGTGGTGGATCAGGTGGAATGGCTCAATCAGGTAACGATACGGGCGGTGGAGGCGGAGCTGGACAAGTATTAACAGGAAATCTTACTCTAACAAGCGGGACGTGTTATTCAATCACAATTGGTGCTGGTGGTATAAGTGCAAATGGTACAAGCGGTAGCAACTCCGTAATATCAGGAACACCTATTACTACAGTAACAGCAACAGGTGGTGGCGCAGGTGGCGGTGGATATGCTGGGGGCCCAATTACTCATTCAGCTGGCTTGCCAGGTGGCTCAGGTGGCGGTGGATGGGGATCTGGACTGCCTGGTAGTAGTCCTAGCGCATTTGGTACAGCTACGGGCAGTCCTGGAGCATACGGTGTTACCGGCACTGGAGGCTATCCTGGCGGTAACGGCATGGGCCCATCAGGTGGTGGCGGTGGCGGTGGAGCCGGCGGTGCCGGCGGCATTGTTCCGCCTGCTGGATTATCTGGCGGTGCTGGTGGAGCTGGTTATACTTGGTCAGTCACTGGATTAACATATGGTGGTGGCGGTGGCGGATCTGGCACAACTCCTGTAGCTGGAGGTCCAGGTGGTGGCGGCGCAAGTGGTGTCGCTCCTGGAACTGGTACAGTTGGAACCCCTGGTACTCCTGGTCTTGGAGGAGGAGGCGGAGGAGGATATGCCGGTACTGGACCTAATGGAGTAAGATTTAATGGCGGGTGTGGTGGGTCAGGTACAGTTATCTTAGTAGTACCAACATCAAGTTATCCAGGATATGCCCAAGGAGCTACAGTGACAACTCCACCAGCAGTTCCAGGTATGACTGTATTAACATATACATCATCAACTCCGACAACACCACAAACATTTACTTATTCAACAGGTCCTGCTGGGTATATAACAGCCACAGCCGGAGCAACTACAACGGTGAGAGCTGTTCAAAATCAAGCCATAACTAGTTTCAGTCCATTTAGTAGTGTAACAAATGGAATTACTCCGTACTATTATTATGTGAGTTCAGGCACACTACCAGCAGGTATCACAATCAATAGTAGTACTGGCCTAGTATCTGGCACACCTACAAACACATATTCATCAGCTAATGTAACATTTAGTGTAGTGGACGCATATAGTACATTGGCCACAACTACCGCAACAGTTAATTTTACAGTAAACGCAATAATAACAGCAACAGCTGGAGCGACGACAACAGTATCTGGCGCACAAACTGTAGCTATATCAAGTTTCAATCCATTTAGTAGTGTTACAGATGGGTATACTCCGTATGTTTATGGTATAGTTTCAGGTACATTGCCCACAGGTATTACACTTGATACCAGTACTGGTCTAGTAAGTGGTACGCCTAGTGCGGCATATTCATCAGCTAATGTTGTGTTTAAAGTAACAGATAATCTAGGAATTATAGCAAGTACCACAGTCACAGTCAACTTTACTATAGTAGGTATTATCACTGCCACTGCTGGAGCAACTACAACAGTAAGAGCTATACAGAATTCAGCTATTACCAGTTTTAATCCATTTAGTAGTGTATCAAATGGGACAACACCATATACATATTTTGTCAGTTCAGGTACATTGCCCTCAGGCATTACACTTAATCCTAGTACTGGTTTGGTATCAGGCACACCTACAGCGACTCAAACTGCGTCCAGTGTTACATTTAGTGTAAGAGACGCAAATAATATAACAGCCAGTACAACTAGTACTGTTAGCTTTACTGTAAATGTTGCTTTATCAGCTACCGCCGGAGCAACAACCACAGTAACTGGCGAACAGACCCTGGCTATAACTGGATTTAATACCTTTAGTAGTGTAACAGGTGGATATACTCCATATGTATATGGTACAGTTTCAGGCACATTACCAACTGGCATCACACTTAATACTGGTAATGGATTTGTATCTGGAACACCTAGCGTTGCATCATCGGCTACTGTGGTATTTAAGGTAACAGATAATCTAAGTACTATAGCCGGCACTACTGCCACGGTTAGTTTTAGTATAGCAACCAGAATATCAGCTGTGGCTGGGGTAACTACTTCCGTATTTGCTCAACAAAATACAGCTATTACTAATTTTAATCCGTTCAGTAGTGTATCAAATGGAGTTGGTGCTTATACATATTATGTAAGCTCAGGCACACTACCTACAGGTATTACGCTCAACCCTAGCACAGGTCAAGTATCTGGTACTCCTACAGCGACTCAAGTGGCAAGCAATGTTATATTTGCGGTAAGAGATAGTTTAAATGTCAGTGCAGCTACAACAGTCACAGTTGCATTTACTGTGAGAGCTGGTATATCGGCCGTGGCTGGAGCTACTACTACAGTATCAGCAGTACAAAGTACTGCTATAACTAGCTTTAACGCATTTACCAGTGTGTCTAATGGATATACTCCATATGTTTATTCAGTAAGTTCAGGTACATTACCCTCAGGCATTACACTTAATAGTAGTACAGGTCTGATATCAGGCACACCAACAGCTACTTACGCAACGGCCAGTGTGACACTTAGGGTAACAGATGCTCAAGGTTATGTAGCGGCGACTACTACTACTGTTAGCTTTACTGTAAACGCAACAATAACAGCCACAGCTGGAGCAACTACAACAGTATCAGTAGCACAAAATACAGCTATAACCAGTTTCAATCCATTTGCCAGCGTCTCAGGTGGATATCCGCCATACACATATTATACAAGTTCAGGTACACTACCCACTGGCATCACACTTAATACTAGTACTGGATTAGTATCTGGTACACCTACTGTAATCCAAGCGGCAAGTAACGTAGTATTCAGAGTTCGCGATAGTCAAAGTACTAGTGCCGCGACTACAGTCACCGTTAGCTTTACTGTGACTACTCCCCCTCCTTCACCTTATACAGTTAACTACTTAGTAGTAGCTGGTGGTGGTGGCGGTGGTGGTGGTGGTGGCCCTCCAGGAGGGCCTGGACAGACAAGCAATAGCGCAACTGGAGGTGGTGGTGGTGGCGGTGGAGTAAGAGCTGGTTGTTTGGCCGTGGATCCTACTACAGGATATCCAGTTGTAATAGGATCTGGTGGCACCGGAGGCCTGGACAGTACGCCAAATCCAGCATTACCTGGAGCAGCAACCGCGGGCGGATCTTCTACTTTTAGTACAATTACATCTACTGGTGGTGGTGCCGGAGCTGGCTATATCTACTATCCTTTTGCTCCTAATCCTGGCACTTTTAGAAGATGTGGTAGCTCGGGTGGATCTGGTGGTGGAGCCACTGCTGTAGGAGTTCCAACACTTGGACCACCTACTGGATATTTTGGGTATAGTGCGCCACCTGGATCTCCTGGCACTCCTGGACAAGGAAATCCAGGCGGAATATCTGGCGGAACTAGCGGTGTTGGGAGTGTGAACTTAGCTGGTGGTATGGGCGGTGGTGGCGGTGCTGGAGCAGCAGGCGGCAACGGTGGAACTGGTAATCCTGCCCCAACTGGCAATCAGAGAGGCGGGCCTGGCGGCGCAGGATATACTTGGCCAGTTAACGGTGTGATCTATGGTGGTGGTGGTGGTGGATCAGGCCGATGCCAGCCTTCACCGGCACCAGCTGGTAATGGTGGGCCAGGGGGTGGCGGCACAGGTGGTTGGGGGCCTAAAGGAGTAAACTCATCTGGATCTCCTGGCACGACCAACAGAGGCGGAGGTGGTGGTGGCGGTAGTTGTAATCCAGGTGGTGCCGGCGGACCCGGTATAGTGTTAATTTCATATACTAATCCTACCCAGCGGGGCACGGGTGGTACAGTGACTCATCCCAGTCCTACACTATGGATACACACATTTACAGCACCTGGCACATATACTGCTGGTTAAAAACTTAACATTTTGTGTTTAGCTAAATTAAAGATTTGTATAATGTGATTATTTTAGATAATTACATACATAGGATAAAATATTATGCCAGTATCAATGTCAGGAAGTTGGAATATATCAGGCGATGTGTCGATGGATCCCGCAGCACCTTTGACGGCTACAGCAAGCGCAACTACTACTGTATCAGCACAACAAAATGCAACTTTGTCCAGTTTCAATCCAATCGCCAGTGTAACAGGCGGCTATCCTCCATATACATACATTGTTAGTTCAGGTATCTTACCCGCTGGACTCGCATTGAATAGTAGTACAGGACTAGTATCTGGTATTCCTACCACTGTACAAAATTCAGCACCTACAGTTTTTGCTGTAAGAGATTCATCCGGCACTCAAGCTGCCAACACAGCTACAGTTAATTTTGCGGTGTCAACGTTGCCAGTAGTAGCTACAGTTGGAACTACTGCTACAGTAAATGCGATACAAAATACAGCTATTACCAGTTTCAATCCATTCAGTAGTGTGTCAAATGGGTTTGCTCCGTATACATATTCAGTATCTTCTGGAACATTGCCTACTGGTGTAACTATCAACTCAAGTACCGGATTAGTATCAGGTACACCTACAGCTACTCAAATAGCAAGTAATGTAGTATTTTCTGTCAAAGATAGTCAAAATAATCAAGCAAGTACTACAGCAACAGTTAGCTTTACAGTAAACTTAACTGTTACAGCTACAGCCGGAGCAACAACCAGTGTAATTGGTTATCCGAGTATAGCTATAACCAGTTTTAATCCATTTAGTAGTGTCTCAGGTGGATATAGTCCATATGTTTATAGCGTAAGTTCAGGTACATTACCTGAGGGTATAACTATCAATTCAAGTACTGGATTAGTATCTGGTACACCCACAACACTTCAATCTGCGTCCAGTGTGACATTTAGTGTACAAGATTCTTTGAACAATCAAGCTAATATCACGAAGACTGTTAATTTTACAGTAATTCCCACTTTTACCATACAATATCTAGTGATAGCTGGCGGTGGTGGTGGTGGATCAACCTCTGGCTTTCCAGGAGGTGGTGGAGCAGGTGGAATGACATCAGGATCAGTTGGCTCATTAACAGCTGGGAGAGTATTTACAATAACTGTCGGTACTGGCGGATGTGGCGGTATTGGCAGCGGAAACGGCTATGGTCTTCCAGGAAATCCTAGTTCTCTAACAAGTCCAGCACCTTTATCGGTAACTACACAAGGCGGCGGCGGTGGCGGCTCAAGTGGTGGTCCCCTGGGCCCATCGAAATATATTGGTAGCCCAGGTGGCAGTGGTGGTGGTACAGCTGGTAATGGGCCTGGTTTTGGTCCTGGCGGTACAGGAACACCCGGTCAAGGCAATCCTGGTGGTGCTACTTACAATAATACCTATGCTGGAGGCGGTGGCGGCGGCGCAGGTGGTGCTGGTCAGTCCTGGGGTCCTGGGTTATTCTGCGGTCCTCCAGGAGGCAACGGTGGTGCTGGAGCATTATGGCCATATACAGGAATTTATTACGCAGGCGGCGGTGGCGGCGCTGGTTGGCCAACAAGATTAAATGGATTAGGCGGAGGACAACCACCAGCAAGTCCCACACTCAAAGGCGGTGGTGGGGACGCTATGCGATCACCGGTAAATCCACCAGGCTCCCTTGCTCAACCGGGTGTTCCAGGAACAGGAGGCGGTGGTGGTGCCGCCCAACAATGTGGTACGGTAGGAGGAGCAGGAGGACCGGGTACAGTTATCCTAGCTGTACCAACTCCCAATTATCCAGGCTCAGCTCCAGGTGCTACAGTAACAACTCCACCCGCAGCACCAGGATATACAGTGATAACCTTCACAGCACCAGGCACTTATACAGCGTAAATACTAACATGTCAGTCACACTATCAGGATCGGTAACAGTAACAGGTGTTGTAAATATGGACCCAGGGTTCCCTATATCAGCGACCGCGGGTACTACTACTGCAATATCTACTGGAACAGGTAACGCTGTTAGTTTTAGCGTATTCGCCAGTGTTACTGGCGGAAACTCTTCATCTTATCTATATGCAATATCTTCTGGAACATTACCCGCAGGATTAACACTAAACACCACAGTAGGAGTAGTATCCGGCATTGTTACCACTGTTCAATCAGCTGCTAATGTAACATTTACAGTAAGCGATACATTTGGTCAACAAGCTAGTACTACATCAACAGTTAGCTTTACTGTAGTACCTGGACCGTATACATTGACTTATTTGGTAGTAGCTGGCGGTGGTGGTGGTGGAGCAGATCGCGGAGGTGGTGGCGGTGCTGGTGGGGTACTAACTGGAGTAATTGCTAATGTAAGTCCTACAGCACCTGTAACTATAAATGTAGGTGGTGGCGGTGCTGGTGGAGTTCCTAGTCCGCTAGCCAATGGTGTCAGTGGATTTAGCAGTAATATTTCCAGTCCAGCATTTGTCACAGTAACAACCACTGGTGGTGGCGGAGGTGGTGGTGTAAATTCGGGTGTCAACGGACTACCAGGTGGATCAGGTGGTGGTGGTGGTGGACAACCAAGTCCATTAAATCCAAGTTCACCAGGTGCTGGCACAGTAGGTACCGGTACAGGATATCCTGGTACTGTGGGAACTACACAACAAGGTTCACCAGGCGGTCTTTCGAGCACTAACCCTGGCTCTGGAACTACAGTAGGAATGGGTGGCGGAGGTGGCGCTACAACAGTTGGAACTGCTGGTGTAGGTCCAACAGGAACTGGTGGTACAGGCGGCACTGGATACACTTGGCCATACACAGGAAACACTTATGCTGGAGGAGGTGGCGGATCATTTGATAATAGAGGCGTTGGATCACCAGGTCCAGGTGGACCTGGTGGTGGCGGCGCAGGTGGAGCATTAAACTCAAATGGCACAGCCGGAACTCCTGGTCTTGGTGGCGGTGGTGGTGGTGGATCAGGTGGTACACCAGCTCAAAATGGCGGAGCAGGTGGATCTGGTACAGTTATTATAGCCGTACCAACTCCAGCATATCAATATCTAGCAGCACCTGGTGCTGCAGTATCGACCCCACCAGCAGCTCCTGGACAAACAGTATTGACTTATACTACACCAAACCCAACAACACCGGCTACATTTAGTATTGGGCCGTCTGCTTCGTATACCGTTAGCTACTTAGTAGTAGCTGGCGGTGGCGGCGGTTCATACGGTGGCGGCTATGTTGGCAACAATTATGGTATGCAAGGAGGTGGTGGTGGCGGTGGCGGAGTAAGGACTGGTTGTTTAACACTGACTTCCGGCACAACATATCCAATTACTGTGGGCAGTGGTGGTGCCGGCGGCAGCGGATCACCATCTACCACTACTCAATTTTCTGGCAATCCTTCCGTATTTGCTAGTATTACTAGTGCCGGAGGTGGCGCTGGTGGAATTGCCGCAGCGGCTGGCGGTGTACCTGGTGGTTCGGGTGGTGGAGCAGGCGCACTTGGAAATCCCGGTGTCACCGGTGGTGGTGGTGCCAGTGGTACAGGAAATACTCCACCTGTGTCACCACCACAAGGTTTTCCAGGCGGCACCACTCCCGGCTCCTGTAGCGGCTCCAGTAATGGAGCTGGTGGCGGCGGAGCCACTGCTGTTGGCTCTCCTGGTACAGCTGCCGCGGGAACCAGCCCCATAGGAGGTGGTGGCAACGGATATGGTTGGCCGTTGAACGGAGGAGCAATTTTTTATGGAGCTGGTGGCGGCGGCGCTTCTGGTACTGGTGCCGGCGCCGGCACCGTTCGGCCTGGTGGCAACAACGGTGCCAGTGGTGGCAATGGTGCGACCAATGGAGCAGGAAGTGCAGGTACCGCTAATAGAGGTACTGGTGGTGGAGGGGGTGGTGCTCCGTTCGGTTCTATTAGTTACCAAGATGGTGGCGCTGGCGGTTCTGGTGTAGTTATCATAGCTGTACCCACACCAAGTTATCCAGGAGCATATGGCCCACAAGCAACAACTCCACCTGCAGCACCTGGCATGACTGTGATTACTTACACATCACCAGGCACATACATAGCATAAACCATGACAATCACATTTTCAGGACTTACTATTACTGGCGGATTAACTATTACTCCAGATCCCGTTGTTGTTCAATATCTAGTTGTAGGTGGTGGTGGTGCTGGCCAAGGTGGCCCAAGTTCAGGAGGTGGTGGTGGTGGTGGCGGTGGAGGTATGTTAACCGGTACAACCACGGTATCAGTTTTTAATCCACTATCTATTAATGTTGGGTTTGGTGGAGCAATAGCCACTTCGGGTAGTAATAGTAACATTTCAGGATCAGGTTTTACTACTATTCAAGCGGCTGGCGGCGGGTATGGCGGTAATGATTGTAATCCTGGCACACCAACTCGTCCTGGTGCTCCTGGCGGGTCTGGCGGGGGTGGATTTACTACAAGTGGCGTTGGCGGACTAGCTGTAGGTAGTCCTGGTATTGGGGTAGTAGGTACTCAAGGATATCCAGGAGCGCCTACTAAAGGTGGCGGCGGTGGTGCTGGTGGTGCTGGCATTATTGGCGGCCCTCTCACTGGTGGTGGAGGCGGAGCAGGATCATTATGGCCATATACTGGAAACTATTATGCTGGTGGTGGCAGTGGCGGAAATCCCAGCCCTGGCGCAACTAACGCTGGTGGTATTGGTGGTGGCGGTCGCGGTGACACTCCTGCTCAAGTACAAACACCTGGCACACCTGGAACAGGTGGTGGTGGGGGCGGCGGTTACGGAGTACCCACTGGCGGATCAGGTCTTGGAGGTTCTGGTGTAGCAGCCTTTGCTTATTCCAGTCCAACACAATTATTTACAGGTGGAGTAGTAACAACTCCACCAGCAGCTCCAGGATATTATGTTCATACATTTACCGGGCCTGGGTCATTATCCTATGGATCCGGTGTAACACTAAACTTACTGATTGTAGGTGGTGGTGGCGGTGGTGGCGGTTTAGGTGGCGGCGGAGCAGGTGGATTAGTCGCAGGATCAATATTTAGATCTACAGCATCTCTTGCCTCAAGTCCATCGATAACTGTTAACATAGGTACTGGTGGCGCCGGTCGAGTAGCTAATAGTTCTATAGGCGTAGGAAATGCTGGAGCAAATTCAAGTGTTGTTATTTCAGGAATTGGTACTATTGTTGCCCTTGGCGGTGGTGGTGGACAACAAGATGGTGGAGCCAATCCTGCCCCGACTGGCGGATCTGGTGGTGGTGCTGGCGGAGCTGCTCCTGCTACAACAGGTACTCCAGCTTCACAACCTAGTCAAAATTCTGGAATAGCAGGAATTACAAATTATGGTAATCCAGGCGGAAGTTCACCATTTGCTAATAGAGGAGGTGGTGGAGGAGGAGCTGGTAGTGCTGGCGAGCCAGCTACTTCATCACCTAGCACTGCAAGTGGTGGCACTGGATTTAAATGGGCATATACAGGAAATACCTATGCTGGTGGTGGCGGTGGTGGCGGAAGTGCCCCGTATTCAGGCGGTACTGGTGGCCCTGGTGGTGGCGGAGCTGGTGGCGGTACTGCCAGCGTAACAACTGGAACTCCAGGCACCGACGGACTCGGTGGTGGCGGTGGTGGTGGCGGAGCCAATACTCCAGGTGCTATTACAAATACTGGGGGTCGTGGCGGTAATGGTGTAGCTATTTTTTCTTATGCTAGTAATACTGCTTTATTCACAGGCGGAACAATAACAGCATCTCCCCCAGCTACTCCAGGCTACTATGTACACACATTTACTAGCCCAGGTACACTGACTTATACTGGATAATTTTAAATTTTAAATAATTTTAGATTATTTTCAATCTGTGCTAAGGGTTCATCCCAAGAACCTATGCCGGGTTGACGGAAGATACGACAACTACTGTACCAAGGGCTGTCATTACGCTTTAGTAACCAGCGCCAATCTTGACCAAATTGATTCAACGGCAACCAGAATGGTCGGCCCAGTGCGCCAGATAAATGTCCCACAGCGGTATCTACAGCGACGACCACATCAAGATTCATAATTAACCCAGCTGTATCATTCCAATTTTGTATGACCCCAGGAAACGCTCTAACTCCTTCGGCTACTAACTGAGCTTGTTCTTCTTCAGTACAGTCAGTTTGTAAATTAATCCACTCATATTGGGGATTGCGTTTGATTAGTTCAAACATTTTTTCAAATGGAACAGCTTTGTGCTGATTAATCCAACTATCTCTGCGCCCTGACCAGCAAAAACCTACTCGCAATTTCATCTTCCTGCCTAGTGTAGTCTGCCAGGTTTGTATGCTATCTCTGCTAGGATTAAGATATTGTAGTTTGTGTTGTAAATTTTCATAAGTTATGTTTAAAAATCCAGGTAAACTCATCATAGGCGACCAATAATCAAACTGAGGTAGTATATCACTTTCCCCTAACACAGTTATTGGTGGCAAAAAAGAATGTACTAACAATGCTTTTAAATTATCTTCTACACATACAACAACTTTGGCACCTAATCGAACTAAGTTTTCAGCAAAACGACAAAATTGTATGTTATCTCCGTGCCCTTGCTCGCCTGTGATCACAATGGTCTTATCTTTTAAGTCTTGTCCTTCCCAACGCGGCTGTGCCAGTTGGGGAAGTTTACCATCCAAATGTTCAAATTTCCAGCGACGCTCGTATTGTTTCCACCCACGATCTAAATCACCGGACAACAAGTATGCTACTGCGAGATTAAATTGTGCTGTGGAGTCATTGGGATCAATGGCTATGGCGTTTAACAAGAATCCAATAGCTCTTTCTGGGTGACCCATTTCTCTAACAACATTTCCATAGTTGTTATAAGCTGATCCCATGTCGGGATTTTGAATAAATGCTTGGGCATAACAAGCTAATGCTTTATCTGGCTCAGAAATTGAGCGGAAATGATTGCCGTGTGCTAGTAGTTCGTCGTGTGTCATGGGTAATATTTACTTGAAATTAAACACCCACTTTAAAAAACACCTTAATTTATAAATACTTGTCAAGGCAATAATGCTTTTTATGCTGAGATTAAACCCCACAGCGTAGCGGAATAGAACCCGCATCGGACTTCTTTAAGGAGAAAACAAAATGGGTCGTCCACTTAAAATTAAAAAATCAACCACCATTGATATTGGTTTCAATGACTTTGGTAACTTAGATCCTGGTACAGCAGTTATTCCAGTTGGAATGACAAGCACAGAATTCTTGGGTGTAGTTGGTGGTGCCAACACTAATATTGCCACTAGCGCATATCCTGTAGTTAAAATTACAGCTAACGTTAATGGTCAAGAAGGTGCTGCTTATATCATCACACAAAAAGGCCAAACAAAGTATTTGGTAGCTGGTGAAGATTCAGTAAACGCTGGTAGTTTTACAGTGGGATATTCATATCAAATTACCAGTCTAGGTACTACTAACTGGACAGCGATTGGCGCTGGTGTTAACCCACAAGTTGGCGGGATTTTCACAGCCACTGGCGTAGGTTCAGGTACAGGTACAGCCACTGATTGCGGACAATGCTCATTAGTAACTAGCGGCACACTTGCTAGCGGCCAAATGAACATGGTATTTGATGTCGATGGCGGAGTACAATATGCTAGTCGTTTGACTAACAAATTTATCTGGGATGCCAACACAACTCCAAATCGTTATGCTGTTAACTTCTTCGTATCTGGCGAAACAACTCCAGTAACGCTGGGTACTGTAGCTGTTGCTAATACCAGCGGTTGGTTTACTGCTAACGCCACTACTATTACATCAGGTCAGTTGGTTTCAGTCTCTGGAACATTAACTGGTAATGCTACAATTACTGGCTATACTAACCCAACTACTTACTATGTAATTGGTACCAACGGCACAACAACTTTACAATTATCCACTACTTATAATGGAGCTAATATTGTTACTGTTGCAGGTAATACTCGCGGCCTTACATTTAGTCTAGCTAGTTCAACTACAGTTAAATCAGGCGCAGATATTGCTACATTTACCAACGGAACTGGTAATTTAACCTTAGCACAAGTTCAAAGTTACACATCGTAATTTTTAACTAAAATATAGCATTTTGAAGTAACTTAATCCCCCACTAACCTGGGGGATTTTTTATGGTTTTGGCATTTGGAGTTTAACATAAATAATAAAAAGGATTCTTTCTGATGGCTTCGTTTAAAAATGTTAAGGACACGTATACAATAAATGTTGGTACAGACGCCAACGGTGTTTATGACGGTTCTGGTAATTTGATTATAAATGCTCAAACTACCTTTGAAGGTAATGTTATTTACACGATTCCAGCAATCACAGATTTTGCATTTTTAACAGTAGCGGCTAACAATACTGGTGCTATTACTGATGGTGGTTTATTGATGAAAACTAATTCATCAAATTATGCTGGTTTTAGATTTGACACAGGAATCAATGCTTGGCAAACAAGTCCAAATGTATATGCTAACGGCGAGCCAATAACTGCTTATGCAAATGTTGGCTCTACACCAGGCGGAGACAATACAGACATACAATTTAACAATAACGGTGTTTTTGCTGGTAGCGCAAATTTAACTTTTAATATTCCCAATAGTCAAATCCGTATCAACGGATCGGAAGTATTTGGTAACATAGGAGTTATACCAGGTAATATCGCTAACGCTGTTGTGGTATACAGTAACGCAGTAGGGCAAGGCGGAACTGGTTTATATTTTACATCTTCGGCTCGTAACGATGAATTAGTCAGCCGCAGAAACGCAATCATTTATGGAATTATATTTTAAGGATTAATTATGACAATAGCATTAGCACAAGTAGGAAATGCGACAGCAGCAGCCGCTAACATTTATGTTAGTACGGGCAATACTGCCATTACATCGTTAACTATGTGTAACTGGGGGCCAAATCCAACCTACGCAAATTTATTTGTGGTACCCAATGGTAACGCGGCAAGCACTTTAAATATTGCGTTATCAAATGTTTTGATTACATCTGGCGAAACAGCACAACTGTATATGTTTGCAGAAAAATTATTATTGGGACCTAACGATACTATTCGTGCTAATGTATCCAATGTTACTGTAACAGCAATCACTTCATACACATCACTTTAATGCCAAATTTTTATAAAAATCGTCTCTTATTATCTGGAAGTACTGCCACTGTATTGCCAATAGGCGATACTGCTAGTAGACCTGCGAACCCTTTAACAGCCGCGATTAGATATAATACAGATATATCTAGCATAGAATTTTATAACGGTACAACTTGGATTAATATTTCTGGTGCCGCTACGGTAACATACACAATAAACAACTTTACTGGCAATGGAAGTCAACAAACATTTACACTATCTAAATCAGTGGCAGATTCGTCACAAGTTATCGTGTTTGTTGGTTCAGCATATCAAGCGCCATTCCTACCTGGTGGCGCAGAATCTTCTTACGCGGTTACTGGCAATCAGCTTACGTTTAATCAAGCTCCTCCGATTAATGCGGCCATAAATGTCATCCTTACGGGTTAACTAAATATTAAATTACCAGGATACTAAATGTCAATTAATCAAATACCAGGACAACTACTACAAGGAAATCTTGAAAGAGATGGCAATAGTCTGGCCTTTCTTAACACAGCCAATAGTACTCCTACATTATTTTTAGATATTGCTAACAGTAATGTTGGTATTAATACTGCTACTCCCCAATCAGCATTAGATATTGTTGGCACTTTAAGTGTTGACACTATTGATTCACACACAGTTAATGGTAATATCTTAATTGATGCCAATGTCAGCGTAGCTGGCAATATCACAGCAACAAATATTATTGGTAATATTGGCAATACTGCTAATGTTGCTACCAGTGCTAAAATTTTATATGTAGCCACCAACGGTAGTGACAGTAACAACGGCAGTATAACTCGCCCATATTTAACAATCAAAGCGGCATTAACTGCGGCTAATACTGCCGGCGGCAATATTTCAGTCCATGTAGCCCCTGGCATTTACACTGAAAATAATCCTGTTACTATTCCACGAAATACAGCATTAATGGGTGACAATTTAAGAAATGTCACAGTAATTCCACAAACTCCCAGCGCGGATTTATTTTATGTAACAACTGGATGTTATGTATGGGGTATTACTATAAAAAATTATCTTGCCAACGGATTTAGTTATAATCCAGCAACTCCCACACAGAATGTGTTTGTAAGCCCATACATTCAAAATTTAACATCGAGTACTACAACAGGCACGGCTGTTTATATCGACGGAAATAATGTTAGTAGTGTTAGTACCAAAGCAATGATTGTAGGATTTTTTACAATTATTAATCAAGGCGGTAGAGGGATATACATTAAAAATTCAGGCTATAGTCAGTTGGTCAACATTTATACTATTGCTTGTGACGTAGGTATTCGAGTTGAATCTGGTGGATTCTGTACACTCAACGGATCAGATTGTTCTATTGGTAATTACGGATTAGTTGCCGACGGAGTAGGCCCACAAACAACTACTGGAAATATTGTATCACAATATCAAGGTCGTTTTGTGCTTAATAATTTATCAAACGGCAGACCTAATGTTAATACTATTATGTTGATTGATGGAGATCCAGAATATTATACTATTGATACTATTGTTCCTGTTGATGCTGTATCTTGTGAAGTTTTAGTACAACAAACATATTTAGGAAACGCTGCTCCAGGTACTGGCGTAGCATTTTATACTCGTAGTTCTATTATTGCCAGTGCTCATACATTTGAATATGTAGGAGCTGGTACTAATCCAGCTACAGCATTACCACAGTACGGTGGTATACCTATTGAAGCAAACGAAGTTTTACAGCTTAACGGCGGTGTGGTAACTTACACAAGTACAGATCAAAAAGGTAACTTCAAAGTAGGTGACGGATTTATTGTTAATCAAGCAACTGCTACAATTACTGGAGATGCTTTTTATAAAAGTTTATTTGCTCAAATGACTCCGTACATTTTAGCTATTTCAGGCGATTAACGGGAACAGACAAGGAAAAATTATGTCAGGCGCATTAAATATATTTAGAACAACATTGGCAAATGTTACGACTACAACAACAAGTGTATATACTCCACCATTGGGATATGTTGCGGTGGTACTAATGGCACAAGTTAGTAATACAGGAAATTCTACTATTCAAGTTTCGGCTGATGTACTTAGATCAGGCAGTCCTACATCATTAATATCAGGCATTGGTATTCCGTCAGGAGACGCTGCTAGTGTGCTGACTGGTCGATTAATATTACAATATGGTGACCAATTAGAATTTACATCAAGCGATGATACTAGCGCCCAATTAGTCTTAAGTTTTTTGGAAACATTAACAGCATAATATGTCAATAAACACAACTAAACTTCTTAGTGGCCGCGCTCCAGTAGTTCCATATGACGAACTTACTCCCACACGATATGAATTTTTAGCATTAGGCGAAGCCGAACCTAATTTAGGTACAAGTGGACTGGGTAATATTTTAACTATTGGCCCAGATAATACTCGCGTTTGGACAAACACAATTAACGCAAATGTTTCTACACAAACAATTTATGTAGATAATATTGTTTCATATACACCAGGCAGTAATATTGCTATTATGCCATCGGGCAATGGCATAGTCACTATTGCCAATGTTGACGGAGGATCAACTGGAATACAATTAGGATCAAATACTACTGGAGCATTTATTAGTAATGCGGTAGTATTAACATCTAATGTTAGTGTAACTAATGGTATTGCCAATTTAAATTACGTATTGGGCAAGTTGGTTCCGCCGCGCCCACCAAATTTTCCAGCTAATACAACATTAACTATTACTACTGCTAATAGTGCTTCTAGAATGTGTTCAGGGTTTACACAGCCAAACAACACAACAACAGGTAATAAAGCTGTGGCAGCCGGCACATTAGTCAATGCTATTCGTTCATCAACTTATACAACTAATACTATTAGTAATGCTGGCCCAGGAGACTCTGGAACATTAACTGTTTACCTTAATAGTGTTAATTCTGGAGCTGTTACTTTTAATACAGATGCTACTCCGAGCGGCAACGGTGTATACAGTAATTTAGTTGTTACTAATAACTATGATTATAACTATGCCAATGCTAATATTATAGCAACATTTTGGTATGTGTTTACATCGCGAGCTACCGGCGTTGTTCCTTCAGGATGGAATGAAGTTTATATGGCCGATACTGCCGCTGGAAATACAAATACTCTTGGTTGGTATTATGATTCTAGTACAGCTTCTGCCCCTGTATTTTCATCAAAAACAATTACAGCTTGTGCCAGTCCAAGTTTAACATATTCAAGTACGATTCCCCATTATAATTCAGGAACGAATTTTGTTATTAACTTTAATGTAAACAATCTCAGCGGCAATATGTATCCAAACAATGGAAATTTATTAACAAACACAACAACTGCTGGCGGAGCATTCCAAGCACCAGCAATCGTAAGTTATTCTGCGGCAAATGTTACGGTTCCCTTATCACAAAATTTATATGTAGGATCTGGAAACGCTACGGTATCAACCACTGCTACAATTATTCCTGGATTTGGCGCTAGTGCTGTAGGACCACAAATTGCGGTAACTAATAGTTATAATTCAACAACAAGTACATTTACACCAACCGGCACGGTATTATACAAAACTGGAACATCGACTGCGATTGAAGAATCCAACATTGTTATCGGATCAGCAATTGGTTCAGGAACTGGTAATGCTTATCGTATTGTAAACCCAGGAACAGGTAACACTCCAGTTTATACAGGAAATGAAGCACAATTCAACAGTCAGACAGGACCATTCTATACATATGATGCTACAGTAGTTGGTACCGGTACGCAGGGTGTACTTAAATTTGACCAAACTAATTATTCCAACGGAACATATTTGCCTGTTGGTCCAAATTTAACAAGCCAAGGTGCGTCGCAATGGTTTACATTTAAATTTGTACGTACAGCTACAAGTAAATTTGATATTCAGATTACTGGAACAACTGCTGGGGTTTGGGTGGCATTGCCTGGCAGCGTAATTGACACTAATATCGGAGGCGTTGGACCAACATCAAATTTAAATGGTTGGTTGAGTATGAACTTACCGTACGGTGGCGCCGGCAGACCAGGAGCAAATAGTGCCAACGGTGGTAACGGATCAAACGGCTGTTCGATTGGAGGAGTCATCCCACTGAATACAGCCGTTAATGGAAGATATACTTGTACATTTGGAACTGTTTCTAGTTCCTCTACTAGTACACACGAAATTTATGTAAGAATTAGACTTACTAGCGGCCAAAGCGTTACCGCATTATCATTACAATCAGCGAGCAATTAATGTCCATATCACAAGCACAATATATTGATTTATTAGTTAAAAAACTTTACGGAGTTGCCACAACTGACAACGCTGAAAATAAAAGTCCTTCCAACGAATCTATTGCCTCACCCCAACTTAATCGCGGGGATACTGTATGGACTCAAGCTAATCAAATACCAAATGTTGCTGCTAATATAACAAACTTATCATTTCAATACGGTAACACAAACCCTATACAATGTACTCCAGATACAACGACAGTACCAATTTTAAATGCTCTAAGCCAAGCAATTTATCCAACTTGGTTAACTAATGTTACTGAATGGATCCCGCCAGAATTTGGGGGTAGTTATTCAGTACAAGCATACGTTGGACCGGCAAATATCGCTAATCTAACTGGCGCAAATGTAACTTTTATTTCAAATAGTGGCGAAGGTAGTACTGCTAATCCAGGAGAATTTTACTTTGATTACCAAGCTGGATTATTATATTTTATTGGCGAGACAATCCCAAATGTTTTAACCACAGGCAATGTAGTTTATATTACTGGTTATCAATATACTGGATTGACTGGAGTTACCAATCTTCCTAGCAATACTACAATTGGCAATATTAACATTGTAGATACTACAATGTCATCTACTGGTGCTAACTTAATTACATTTTACGGTAATAGTGGCGTAGTATTGCCATCGGGTAATACTTCACAAAGACCAGGCAACGCTAGTGTAGGAACTACCCGCTTTAATACAACTATAGATTCTTTAGAAACATGGGACGGCGCAGATTGGGTAACAAGTGGAAATATAATCACTCCTGGCACTATTACAGATCAACAGATTACTCCAGACGGTACATCTAATACCTATTCATTAACACAGACTAGTACTAGTCAAGGTATATTAGTATCTATTAACGGGGTGACACAGTTACCAAATGTAGCATATTCTGTAACTGGCAATGGTAATAGTATTACATTTAATCAAGTTCCATTAACAGAAGATTTGATAGATATTCGATACATATCTTATGCTACAACTATATCGGCATTAACAAATAGTTCTGGTAATGCGTCGGTAACAGTAACCCCACAAGGTAACATATTATTCACTACCAACGGTAACATAGTAACCACTATGTCAGCTAATCGAGTAGCTGTTGCAGGCGAATTAAGTGCTACAGGTAATATTACTACTAGCGGATTTTTTGTTGGAGCATTTGCTGGTAGCGTTTCGGGTAATGTTGTAGCACCAGGCGCAAATACTCAAGTAATTTATAACGATAATAATTTATTAGCAGCAAGTGCTGGGTTTACATTTAATTCAGCTTCAAATGCGTTAACAGTTTCTGGAAATATCAATAGTACTGGCAGAATTAGTGCTAGCGGTAATGTAACGGCTGGCAATGTTAGTGCTACAAATTTAGCTGGTAATTTAACATCAGGCACACAGTCTAATATTACTGGATTAGGGACATTAAATGCGTTAACTGTTAATGGAAACATATCTGGTAGTAATATTTCAGCACAATCAATTAGTGCTGCTGGCAATGTTTCCACTGGTAATATTGTTGCTACCGGAAATATACTACCTGGCGCTAATATAACTTACGATTTAGGTAGTGCTACTCAGCAATGGAAATCATTGTATATTGCTGGTAACACGATCTATATTGGAACAACTAGTATTTCAACAAGCGACAATGTCCTATTTTTTGGTAATAATGCAGTTTTTGTAGCAAATACTCCTATAACAGGCGATATTATTACTACTGGCAATGTTGTTGCTGGTAGATTATCGGGCGAAGGTGGAAATTTATCTAACATTACAGGCGCTAATGTTAATGGCACAGTGGCCACAGCTAATCTAGCTACAACTGCTTATAATGTAAGTGGTAGCAATGTAAGTGGTACAGTAGCAACTGCTAGTGTAGCAGGAACTGTTACAACAAATGCTCAACCAAATATTACTAGTGTAGGCACGTTAACAAATTTAAATGTAAATGGCATAATCTCTGCCACAGGTAATATTCATAACGAAGGTAACATTTTAAGCAACGGCATTATTTCGACTACAGGTAATGTAACTGGTCTTTATTTCTTTGGTAATGGCAGCCAGTTATCTGGAATTGCTTCTAGTTATGGTAACAGTAATGTAGCTGCTTATTTGCCAACATACACAGGAAATTTAAATCCAAACAACATAAGTGCTGCTGGCAATATTCGCGGAAGTTATATTTTAGGCAACGGTGCTTTCTTAACTGGATTGCCTGCTAGTTATAGTAATACTAATGTTGCTAGTTATTTGGCAATATATTCGGGAAATCTTTCTGCTGGAAATATAAGTGTTACTGGCAATATTAATGGCAATAGTTTAAATATTGTTGATGTATCTAGCGCAGGAAATATTGTTGGCGTAACAATATCAACATCTGGTAATATCACTGCTCCTTATTTCATTGGTAATTTGATTGGAAACATTTCAGGTAATATTACAGTACCCGGTTCAAATACACAAATTATATATAACAACAATGGTCAAGCTAACGCTAGCGCAGGTCTTACATTCAATTTTGCGTCTAATGCTTTAGTTGCTACAGGAACTATAACTGGTAGTAATTTCTTAACCGGCGGCGTTGTCAGTGCGGCTGGCAATATTACTGGCAATTATTATCAAGGTAACGGCTTTAATTTAAGCGGTATTAATGCTGCTAATATCGTTGGAAATGTTGCTATTGCTAGTTACGCTCAGACTGCCGGTACAGCAAACACAGTAACAACAAACGCACAGCCAAACATTACTAGCGTTGGCACACTAACAAGTTTAACCGTTACAGCAAATACAAGTGCTGGCAACTTATTAACAGCTGGTATTATAAGCGCCACTGGTAATATTTCAACAGCTGGTTATTTCCTGGGCAATTTCCAAGGAAATATTTCAGGTAATATTACAGTACCTGGTTCAAACACACAGCTACTTTACAACAATAACGGCAATGCTGGTGCTAGTGCTGGACTTACATTCGATGCTGGAACTAATGCGTTAATAGCTACAGGAACTGTTACTGGCAGTAATTTCTTAACTGCTGGTATAGTAAGTGCGGCTGGCAATATTATTGCCAACTATTATATTGGCAACGGATCAACATTAAGTAACATTTCTGGATCTAATGTAACCGGCGCTGTGGCCAATGCCACCTACGCAACATCAGCTGACACAGCAGGAACAGTAACAACCGCGGCCCAGCCAAATATTACCAGTGTTGGTATACTTTCAAGTTTAAGTGTAAGCGGTACAGTAACACCAGGTAATTTGATAACAGCGGGCATTATAAGCGCCACTGGTAATATTTCAACAGCTGGTTATTTCTTGGGTAATTTCCAAGGAAATGTTTCGGGCAATATTACTGTACCTGGTGCTAATACACAAATACTTTATAATAATAACGGCAATGCTGGAGCAAGTGCTGGACTTACATTCAATGCTGGAACTAATGCGTTAGTTTCCACAGGAACTATTACTGGTAGCAATTTTTTAACTGCTGGTTATTTTAGTGCCGCTGGTAATGTTTATGCCAATGAATTTATTGGAGCAGGCAATGCTTTAAGTAATGTCCAAGGTGCTAATGTTTCAGGAACCGTGGCTAACTCAACTTATGCGTTAAGTGCAGGTAGTGCTGTAGGTAGTGCTGCTACTGTAACAACAAATGCTCAGCCAAATATTACTAGCGTTGGTACATTAACAAGTTTAACAGTCACAGCAAATACAAATACTGGTAATTTACTTTCAACTGGTATTATTAGTTCTACAGGAAATATTATAGCTGGCACTGGCAATTATTTTATTGGTAACTTCCTCGGAAATATTTCAGGAAATTTACAAGCACCTGGTACTAACACTCAAGTTTTATTCAACAATAGCGGTAACGCTGGTGCTAATGCAGGATTTACATTTAATGCTGGAACTGGCGTAGTATCTGTTACTGGAAATGTTAATAGCGGTAATATTAACACAAGTGGAAGTATAAGTGCTGGCGGCAATATAACTGCTGGCAATATTAGTATTATTAATTTAACAGGCACTACTATTAGTGTAACTGGTCAAGTCACAGCCGGTCAATTTGCCGGGGCTGGAAATACATTAAGTAATATCCAAGGTGCCAATGTTACTGGTAATGTTGCCACAGCAAATACAGCAAATACAGTTACAGGAAATGCTCAAGCAAACATTACTAGTGTTGGCGTGTTAACAAGTTTAAGTGTAAGTGGAAATGTTACTCCTGGTAATTTATTAACGGCTGGTATTATCAGTGCTACTGGAAATATTTCAACAGCTGGCACTTTCCTTGGCACTTTCCAAGGAAATATTTCAGGCAATATTACTGTACCTGGTTCTAATACTCAAGTAATTTATAATAACAATGGTCAGGCCAATGCTAGTGCTGGGTTTACATTTAATGCTGGAACAAATGCGTTAGTAATTACTGGGAATACTACCAGTGGTAATTTGTTGAGTACCGGCACTATATCAGCCGCAGGAAATATTCTTGGCGGCAACGTTAATGCTACAACTCACACAGGTACAACTGTATCAGTAAGTGGGAATATAACAGCCGGTCAATTTGTTGGATCTGGAAATACATTAAGCAACATTCAAGGCGCTAATATAAGTGGAGTGGTAGCCAATGCTACTGTGGCAGCCACAGTAACAACAAACGCACAGCCAAATATTACAAGCACTGGTGTGTTAACAAGTTTAAGTGTAACAGGAAATATAACTACTGGTAATTTATCTACTAGTGGGAATGTTACTGCTAATCTTTTTGTGGGTACTTTCCAAGGAAATATCACAGGTAATTTAACAGTACCTGGATCAAACACACAAGTAATCTACAATGCCAATGGAAATGCTGGAGCAAGTTCAGGATTTACATTTAATGCGGCCACTAATGCTATATCAGTAGCAGGTAACGCTACTTTAGGCAATGTATTAACAGCTGGAATAGTTAGTTCAACTGGCAATGCTATACATGGAAATATTTTAACTGGCGGCGTAGTAAGTGCTACTGGCAATGTTACTGGTAGCTATATTTTAGGTAACGGCGCATTATTAACTGGAATAACTGCCAGCGGCGGTAACATCGCTAATGGCACAAGTAATATAGTTGTAACCGGTGCTAATGCTAATATTACGGTCGGTGTAGCTGGCACTAGTAATGTTGTTGTATTTGCCTCAACCGGCGAATATGTAACTGGATTAATAAGTGCTACTGGTAATGTTTATGCCGCTGGATTAGTATCCACGGGAGGAGCCGGTTCTATTTCCGGCACCGGTAATATATACGGCGGCAATTTAATTAGTGCCGGAACTATTACAGCTACTGGCAATATCACTGGTAGTTATATTTTAGGTAACGGCGCATTATTAACAGGTATATCTGCTGGCAGTGGAAACAGTATTACTAATGGTACTAGCAATGTTGTAGTAACTGCTAATAGTAACGTTACTGTTGCTGTTACTGGAAATAATGTAGCAACATTTGCTAGTACTGGTAGTATATTAACAGGTACAATGAGTGTTACTGGAAATATATACGGAAACGCATTTATTTCAACAGGTAATGGCACAGGATCAATTTCAGGCACTGGAAATATCACTGGCGGAAATTTAATCAGCACAGGAATTATAAGTACAGCCGGCAACATATACGGCGGCAATATTATTAATGCTGGATTATCACAAAATCGTCTGTACACAGTGGCTACATTACCTGCCGCAGCCACAGCTGGCAACGGTACTAGAGCATTTGTTACTGACGGTAATACTACTACATTCTATGCTAACGTGGGCAGTGGCGGGTCAAATAATGTGCCAGTATTCAGTGATGGTGTCAGCTGGCGGGTTGGATAATATACTCTGTTAATTGCTGACCAAATCAGCAATTAATGACCCTCAAAACCAATTTTCTCCCTAAGCGAATAAATAACTTCATAACAGGAGACTACTACCGTGCCCGGAAATCTTACAAGAATTAATAATAATCAAATCACTGACGCAGTCGGTGGTAATACTCAATTTGGTATTAACGCTAATACCAAAATTCAACCATATTCCATTACTTCAACACTACTGGCTAATAACTTTACCTATGGTAATAATTTTACAATTCAAGGTAACTTGGTAGTTAACGGAAATTCTACAGCAATTGATACAACAAATACAACAATTGAAGACCCCCTATTACTGTTAGCCAGTACACAAACAGGTAGTCCAACAGTAGATATTGGTTTTATTGGCCAACGCGGTACATCAAACAACGTTGCGTTTGTTTGGGATGAAAGTTTACAAACATTTGTCACAGTTTTCACAAGCTCCGGCGCAGGTGATCATACAAATATTGCTATTTTAAGTTATGCCGACCTTAAAACAGCCAACGCCAATGTTACTGGCGATTTAATCGCTGGCAATGTATCTTTAATTGGCAATGTAACCAGCACATTGAATGTAACTGGTAATATTGCTTCCGGCAATATCTATGCTGTTGGATTGATCAGTGCTAGCGGAAACATTGCTACAGCTAACTACTTTGTTGGTGACGGTTATTATATTAGTAATATTAACGCTAGTAATGTTTCGTCTACTAAGATTAGTAACGGCACCAGTAGTGCTAACATTGGTGCTCCTAATGGCAATTTAACCATTACTATCAATAACAATGTAAATTCTATATTCTATGACAACGGCCTAAGTGTTATAGGTAATATTGACACTGGTAATTCAGTAAATGCAGGCAATTTAAGTTTAAGCGGTAATATTGTTGGAAATCTAAATGTCGATGGCAATATTATTCCTACAGCCAATGCTACATATTCATTAGGTAATGCAACTAGTGTATGGAAAGACCTTTACCTCAGTCCAAGTACATTATACGTTGGTCCAGTACAAGTAGGTGCTAATGCCACTTCCAATGTATTAACTGTTAACAATAATATCGTTGTTACATATCAAAATGGCAATGCTGATATTAGTGCTAGTGGAAATATTAGTGCTACTGGTAATTTAGTAACAGCTAGTGGGGCAGTTAACACAGCTGATTTAAGTCTAAGTGGTAATGTTATCAGTGATTTAAATGTAACATTAAATGCCACAGCTGGAAATGTCAACGCTGTAGCTAATGTAAGTGCTGGCGGCAATGTAGTTGCTTATGACTCACTTAATGGTAATCAATTAAGTTTAGCCGGCAATGTTATCAGTGCGTTAAATGTAACATTAGATGCTACGGCACAAAATTTATATGCTGTAACTACTGTAAGTGCTGGCGGCAATGTAGTTGCTTATGACTCACTTAATAGTAATCAATTAAGTTTAAGTGGCAATGTTATTGCCAATTTAAATGCTACATACAATGTTAATGCTAACAATGTTACCACAGTTAATTATGTAAGTGCTACTGGCAATGTTTACGGTGCTAATTTTGCCACAACAGGCGCACAAGGTAATATTACAGGTGCTAATATTGTTAGTGCTGTAACATTTACAGCAACTGGCAACATCTACGCAAGTAATATAGAAGCCAGTGCTAATATTAGTGCTACAGGTAATATCAGTACACAACAAACTTTTGTTGGTAACGCTCTTCGTGGTAACGCTTTAACAATTACTTCAACATACGACGGATTGTTATTCAGTGTAGTTGGTAATATTAATGTTGGTAACACCTATATTAATAATGTTCCAAGTCCAGAACAAGCAGCAGACGCTGTTAATAAAGCGTATGTCGACGGAGCTATTTCTGGATTACAAGTTAAAGCATCCAGCAACACCGCAACAACTGGCACAATTTTAGCCACTACAGGTCAGTCATACACATACAATAACGGAGCATCTGGAGTTGGCGCAACTATTACATTTGGTGCTACCGGTAATGTAACTATTGATGGCGTACAACTTACAACTGGCATGCGTGTTCTTATTAAGAATGAGCCATTAGTAGCTTCTATCCCTGCTGGAACAACTCCTAGTGCGGCATACAACGGTATCTACGATGTAACAACAGCTGGTAGTCCAAGTGCTGCGCTAGTATTAACTCGTTCTGCTGATAACGATGTAGCATCAGACATGTATAGTGCCTATACATTTATCACTTCGCCTGGAACTTCTGATAATTCTAGTTCTGGTTGGGCAAGTACCAATACCATAACTAATCCAGGTCCACTTGTAGTTGGTACAACATTCTATTATTGGGTACAGTTCTCAGCCGCAGGCCAATACACCGGCGGAAATGCTATTGCGGTTACCGGCACATTAATTGACGCATTATACGATGGTAATACTATTAGTGTAAACGGATCCAATCAGTTACACGTTCCAGCTAACGCAGCATTTACGACACCAAATATTGGAGCAGCTACTGGTGATAGTTTAAGTGTAACAGGTAGTGTAATAGGCAATATATTCCAAGCTCAGACACTCAGTGTCACAGGCAATGCTCAAATAGGTAATATTACGACTGGTAATTTATCGCTTACCGGTAATGTAAAAACTAACTTAAATGTAACGGCCGATGTAAATGCTGGAAACATAGTTTCTTATGGATTGTTAAGCGCAGTTGGTAATGTTTACGGCGGTAATATTAGTTCTGCTAATATCTACGATACAAACGTTGGCGCAGGTCAAATTGTATTTGGTAATGCTGATAGCACTGGTAGATTATCTAGTACTTCAACATTCACTACTGACGGTAATAACGTTAGTGCTGGCGGCAATGTTAGCGCAGGCGGCAATGTAACAGCGGCTAATTTTGCTACTTCAGGATCAGGCGGCAATATTTCCGGAGCTAATGTAATTAGTGCAACAACATTAACAGCAACTGGCAATGTTTACGGTAATGTTGGATTGTTTGCTAATGTATCAGCCACTGGTAATGTTGGCGCAGGTCAGTACTTGTTTGGTGACGGCGCATATATTAGTAATATTAACGCTGCTAACGTAAGTTCTACTAAGATTAGTAATGGTGGAAGTTATGCTAACATTGCTAGCGCAGATGGTAATTTAGTTATTGCTGTTGGCGCAAGTTCAAATATAGCCGCAACATTCTACGACACAGGTGTTGACTTTGTTGGCAATCTCAGTACTACTGGCAATGTAATAGGCACATTCTTAACTGGCACATTAACTACTAATTCTCAACCAAATATAACTTCAGTTGGCACATTGACATCATTAAATTCTGGTACTATTAGTTCAAGTGGTAATGTTACTGGCGCCAATTTATTGACTGGTGGTAATGTTAGTGCTACTGGCAATATATTTGCTGGCATTGATATTAGTGCTACTGGCAATATATTTGCTGGCATTGATATTAGTGCCGTAGGTAATGCTACAGTTGGTAATGTATTAACAGTTGGTGATGTTAGTGCTACTGCTAATGTAATTGGCGGAAATATTTTAACTGGTGGTAATGTAAGCTCTACTGGCAATATCCAAGCTGGTACTACAATGCTTGTTGATGTTACAACAGGTACTGTAACACTTGGTGCTAACGTTACAGAAACAGCAGGCGCAACACTAGCAATTAACGCCACTGACAGTATGTTAATTCCAGTTGGTAGTACAGGAGATCGTCCTGGTACACCAGCAACTGGTATGTTACGTTATAACAGCACAATTTCACAATGTGAAATCTGGAATGGCGCAGCTTGGGTAGCAGTAGGCGGCTCTAGTTACACAGTTATTACTAACGAACAGTTTAATGGTGATGGTTCTACAGTAACATTTACACTGGGCTCAAGTCAAACAACTAATAGTTGTATTGTTACTATTAACGGTGTGGTACAAATCCCAACTACAGCATACTCTGTGAGTGGAACTTACCCAACTTGCGTGTTGACATTCACAGAAGCTCCAGAAATAGCTGATATTATTGATGTTCGTGAAATTACAACAACAACAAGTGTAACAGCTATTTCTAATAGTCCTGGTAATGCTATAGTTTCTGTATCGCAAACAGTAGGCCAAGTTAATACTACTGGTAACTTAGTAGCGCAACTTAATCCAGCAGCTCCAAGTTTAACTGCTAATTCAACTATGAGTTTCCAATTAGTTAATAACACGACTTTAGCTATATTAGTTCGTGGCACAGACGGCGTTACAAGAAGTGCAAACATTACATTATCTTAAAAAAATTAAGGTAAAGTAAGAAATGACGGGACCCAAGTGGTCCTGTTATTTTGACTAAATAATACTAATAACTTGGAAGAACAATGGGCCTAACACGAATCCGCGCAGAACAAATATCAGATATTGATTACAAACAAGCCACGCGAGTAATTTCGCTAGCTAATGTCACTTTATCAGGTGGCGCTCCTAAAATAGTCGACGGAGTCAGTCTCAATACTAATGACAGAGTCTTAGTAGCTGGTCAAGCTACTGCTAGTCAAAACGGACTGTACTATGTATCAGTAGCAGGTACGGGATCTAACGGCACTTGGATTAGAACTAATGACAGCAACACTACTGGCGAAATTAATGCTGGTATGATTGTCATGGTTACCGAAGGTACCGAGTATGCTGATACGTCTTGGAAATTAGTTACAGATGATCCTATTGATATAGGTGTTACAGGATTAATATTCTTACAAAATACTGGAAATTCTTTCAGTATTATTAATGTTGTAGGTAGCTCTAATGTTGTAGCCAATGGTGTAAGTACTCAAGTATCATTTATTAGCGGTAATAATATTTCTATCACTGGAAATAATGCCGCTGATACAATTACATTTGATGTTGTACAAAGTCCAAGTTTTACAGGCAATGTTACCAGCAATAACGTAATTGTTAATAATACTGTAAATTGGGCAAATAGCGGAAACGTAGCAGTATACCAAATATACAATTCATCGACTGGAAGTTTGGACACTATTTTTAATTAATTATGCCTACTTTAACTTCTAGACTTACCGCCGACGGAATACTACTAACCAATGCATATTTTGATGAAATCACAAAAACCTGGATTAGTATAGCTCCTGAAGCAATTTATGCTAAATTATTTGACGAAGTATTTTTATCTGCTGGCAGTATTACTTTTGCTGGCGCTGGAAATTATCTATCAGGTACTAGTACAGTTTTTAATATTGGCGCTAGCGGCACAGCGTGGACATTTGAAACTTGGGTATACCCACAGGCATCCGGCGCAATTTTTAGTATTGGCAACGGCACACAATATGGACAGAGCTTTGCTTTAGATTGGGGTTATACTGCCGCCGATAAATTTACAATCAAACAAGGCGACGGAACCAGCTATCCAGTGACTATAACTACAGGCTCAACTTATGCGGCTAATGCTTGGTATCATGTGGCCGTAAGTTGCACTGCCACTGGACTTAGGGCAATCTACATTAATGGTATTGGCGATGGTGGATATATGACCAGCAGTCCAATGAGTACATCTGATAATTGGGTGGTCAACGGATTTAACGATAACAACGGTATCGGTAATAACGGATCTACCAGTTATGTAAGTAATCTAAGAATAGTAGTAGGCACAGCATTATATACTACTAATTTTACTCCGCCCTATGCAGCGTTAGTACCCATAACCAACACACAATTATTGCTATGTATGAGCGACAATGGCGGGCTACTCATTGATTCTAGTCCAAATAATTTCAAAGTTCAGGTGGCAGGAACCCCTGGCGCTAGCGGTTCTAAGCCATTTACGGTAAATACAGTACAGAGACAATTAAGCACAGGAACTTTACAGGTTTCTGGGTATTTTGATGAAGAAACAGGTATAGTTTAAAAGGATAATAACAAATGGCAAAGCTGCTTTCAGGTACTTCGGTATACGGTAATATTAATATTCAGACATTCGCCAGTATCACTGGTAATGTTATTGGTGGCAATGTCACAACAACTGGTTTAATTAGTGCCACAGGTAATGCCCAGGCTGGCAACATTTTAACAGCTGGCTTGTTTAGCGCAACCGGTAATGCTACTGTTGGTAATTTGTTAACTTCTGGTTTAATCTCTGCGACTTCCACAATAACATCAGCGGCAAATATTAGCGGCGCCAATATTTTAACAGGTGGACTGGTAAGCGCCTCTGGTAATGTCTACGCACAAAATCTTAGCGTTACTGGTAACATCTATGGTAATATTTCTTTTGACACTACAGTAAGTGTAATTGGTAATATTATCAGCGGAAATGTACAAACAACTGGACTAGTAACTGCTACAGGCAATGTAACTGGTGGCAATATACTTACAGCTGGTATAGTAAGCGCCGCAGGTAATGTATACGGTAACTATTTCGTTGGTACATTTGCTGGTAGTATCAGCGGTAACATTACAGCTTCAGGCTCGAACACACAAGTACAATATAATAATAACGGTAATTTGGGTGCTAGTTCAGCATTCACATTTAACGCAGCAACAAATCTATTAAGTGTCACTGGCAACATAGCTGGCGGCAATTTATTAACTCCAGGTTTGATTAGTTCTACAGGCACTATCACATCAGCAAATACAATTAATGGCGGAAATTTAGCTACTGGTGGTACATTAAGTGCTACCGGTAATGCTATAGCTGGTAATATTAGTACTGCTGGCTTGATTACAGCAACAGGTAATGTTTACGCTGGTAATATAATCAACGCAGGTAGTAGCAGTAGTGCTGGTAATATCACTGGCGGTAACATTTTAACAGCTGGTTTAATTTCAGCGACATCAACTATAACGTCAGCAGCTAATATTTCTGGTGGAAATATTGTAACTGGTGGACTAGTAAGCGCTACTGGTAATGCTACAGCAGGCAACATTACGACAGCTGGATTAGTAAGTGTAACAGGTAATGCCTATGTTGGTAATTTAATTAATGCTGGCAGTAGTAGTAGTGTTGGTAATATCATTGGCGGAAATATTTTAACAGCTGGATTAATTTCGGCTACCGCAACAATTACATCAGCAACTACAATTACTGGTGGCAATTTAGCTACTGGTGGCACAATGAGTGCTACTGGTAATGCTCAAGTTGGAAATGTTTTAACAGCTGGTCTAGTAAGTGCCACAGGCAATGCTACATCTGGCAATGTTACAACAGCTGGCGTAGTTACAGCCACTGGTAATGTAACTGGCGGTAATATTTTAACTGCTGGGCAGTTGAGTGCTACTGGCGCATTAGCAGCAGCCAACACAACAATCACTGGATTTATCACAGCAACAAGTAATGTTAATGCTGGCAATGTTTTAACTGGTGGATTGATATCAGCAACTGGAAATATTACAACTAGTGGTATTGTTAACACAGCTAACATTTATGGTGCTAGTGGCGTAACTGTTGCCACAGGCGGCAATGCCCACATTAATTTATTCCCAGGTGGTACTGGTAACATTGTATTACCTTCTGGAAATGCTACTTACATTAATAATTTAGCATTAAACCCAGTAGCAAATAGTGACGCGGCTACCAAATATTATGTTGACACTATGGTGTCAACAGGAATCGCCTATCATACACCGGTATACGTGGCTACCACAGCAAACTTAGCTACAACCACAGGCGGTACTGTTACATATAATCAACCTAACGGTATTGGTAATGGTATTGGTGCGTATATTCAAACTACAGGCTCGTTCAATTTAATTGATACCGGTAATGTTCAAACCGTAGGTACTCGTATCTTAGTTAAAAACGAAGGCAATGCTGCGTTTAACGGTATATATACTTGGTCTAATTCTACAGCGATTGTTCGTTCAACTGACACAGATGAATATGGTCCAGATAGTGTTACTCAGTTAAGTCTTAACGATTATTTCTTCGTAACCAACGGTAATGTCAATGCTGGTAGTGCTTATATAGTTAATGGCCCAACAGGCACAATTACATTCGGCACAAGTAATATTACTTTTGCTCAATTTAGTAGTAGTCAAACATATACAAGTGGCAACGGTATTAGTATTGCTGGCACAGTAATTAATGCTAGAGTTGACAATGTTACAACAGCATTTGATGGCGGCGGCAATATTAGTGTCAAAGCTAGTGCTAATTTAACAACACCAAATATTGGTGCCGCTACTGGTACAAGTTTAAGTGTTACTGGCGCACTGCAAGCTGGAACATCCGTTAATGCTACAGGCAATGTAACAGGTGGTAATGTCACAACTGGCGGATTAATCAGTGCGACTGGTAATGTTTATTCTGGTAATATAATCAATGCTGGTACTAATAGTAGTACTGGCAATATTATTGGTGGAAACATCTTAACAGCTGGATTAATTAGTGCCACAAGCACAATTACATCAGCAACTACTATTACTGGTGGTAATTTAGCAACAGGTGGCACAATTAGTGCTACTGGTACAATTACAAGTGCTAATAGTATAACTGGTGGAAACATTTTAACAGCTGGATTGATCAGTGCTACCGGTAACGCGACAGCAGGTAATATTACTACAGTTGGATTAATATCAGCTACTGGCAATGCTACAGCAGGTAATATTGTAACAGCTGGATTAATCACAGCGACAGGTAATGTATATGCTAACACATTCATATCTACTGGCACTGGTGGCACATTATCTGGTTCAGGCAATATTATTGGTGGCAATTTATTAACCAGCGGCTATGTAACAGCTACAGGCAATGTTATTGGTGGCAATGTCACTACTATTGGACTAGTAAGTGCTACAGGCAATATTACTGGTAATTATATTTTAGGTAACGGTAGTCAGTTAACTGGTATTATTACATCAGTATCCAATGTAGTAAATGGCGGCAGTAATTTAAATATTGCGACAGCCAATGCTAATATTACCCTTTCTGTTAGTACAGTAGGCAATGTTGTAGTAGTAACACCAACCGGGTTAAGTGTACTAGGTACTATAGCCGCTAACGGCAATGTTAGTGGTGGTAATGTTACAACAGCTGGATTAATTAGTGCTACCGGTAACGCTACAGCAGGTAATATTACTACAGTTGGATTAATATCAGCTACCGGTAACGCTATAGCAGGTAATGTTACAACAGCTGGATTAATTAGTGCTACTGGTAACGCTATAGCAGGTAATCTTACAACAGCTGGATTAATTAGTGCTACTGGTACAGCTACAGTAGGCAATTTAGCAACAGGTGGCACAGTAAGTGCTACAGGCAACATTACATCGGTAGCTAACATTGCTGGTGGCAATATCACTACAGCTGGCATATTAAGTGCTGGCGGCAATATTTACGGTAACGCATTTATATTAGCTGGTAGCGGTGGCGGAGGCATATCTGCTTCAGGCAATATTCAGGCAGGAAATATTTTAACAAGTGGCTTTGTTAGTGCTACAGGTAATGTTACAGGTAATTATATTTTAGGTAATGGTAGTCAGTTAACTGGTATTATTACATCAGTATCCAATGTAGTAAATGGCGGCAGTAATTTAAACATTGCCGCGGCAAATGCCAATGTTACTATTAGTGTTAGTACCGTAGGTAACGTAGCGGTATTTACACCAACTGGGTTAAGCGTATTAGGTACTATAGCGGCTAATGGCAATGTAACAGGTGGCAATGTCACTACAGCTGGATTAATATCAGCTACAGGTAATGCTACCGCTGGAAATATCTTAACAGCTGGGTTGATGTCAAGTACTGGTAATGCTATACATGGCAACATTTTAACGGCTGGACTAATAAGTGCTACAGGTAATACAACTGCTGGTAATTTAATAACAGCAGGACAGGTAAGCGCAACTGGTAATATTGGAACTACTGCGTATTTGAATCTAGCCAATAGTAACGCGGCTGGTCCCGGCGGACATGTAACTTATAATTCTAGCTTGGTAAGTATTGACTTTACATTTGGTTAATAGGAGAAACTAATGGCATTTCTAGCTGCAAGACTTTTGAACACAGGTAATTTACTAATAGCCAACACTATTCAATTTGACGAGGTTACTTACAGTAACGCATCCATCGCTCAATCGGCGGTTTACGCAGGTCTGTTCGACGAAGTCACAGGCCCAAGTGTTCCTTTACGCATTACTAATACTGGAACTATGTTAGTACAAGGGATATTTGACGAAGTCACTGGCATAAGTTAAATAGGGTACTATGGCTAAGTTACTAAGTGGCACAACGATATATGGTAATGCCAATGTCAATACATTCTTAACAGCAGGAACTTATGTTTCAGCCGTAGGTAATGTCTATGCCGGTACCGGCAATTATTTTATTGGTAATGGCTCATTATTAACCGGCATTACAACAAGTGCTGGATCAGCGATTCTTAATGGAAATAGTAATGTTAGTATCGCGGCAGCTAATGCCAATATCACTCTTTCTGTTAGCACAATAGGCAATGTTGTAGTAGTAACACCAACTGGATTAAGTGTACTAGGTACTGTAGCGGCCAACGGTAATATTACTGGCGGAAATGTATTGACTGCTGGATTTGTTAGTGCTAGTGGTAATGTATATGCTAACTCCATTATAAGCGCAGGAGGTTCTGGAGGTAACATCACTGGTGCTAATCTCGTATCTGCTAATATATTCAGCGCCACAGGCAATGTATATGCGGGTAATGTAACTGCTACAGGAAATGTTCAAGGTAATTATATTCTTGGTAACGGCGCACTATTAACTGGCGTTACCACATCAAGTAATACAATATTCAATGGCAATAGTAACGTTGCCATAGCTAGTGCCAATGCCAATGTTACTGTATCGGTAAGCACAGTAGGTAATGTAGCAGTATTCACTCCAACTGGATTAAGTGTTACAAGTAATGTAACTGGCGGTAATATTTTAACTAGTGGCCTAGTAAGTGCTAGTGGCAATGTATATGGCGGCAATATTGTTAGTGGCGGCGGTACTGGTGGTAATATTACTGGTGCCAACATTATTTCAGCTAATACATTTAACGCTGTTACAGTAAGTGCTAGTGGAAATATCACATCAGCTGCTAATATTTCAGGCGGCAATTTATTATCTAGCGGATTTATTTCATCTGTTGGAAATGTCTATGCTCCAGCTGGTATTTTTGGTACTCCTGGTACCACTACAGTAATTAATCAAAGTGGTGTTGTAAGTGCTTATGGTAATATAGTTTCTGGCGGCAATATTATAGCCAGTGGATATGCTACCATTGTTGGAACTGTAACCGGTGGCAATTTATTAACTTCAGGTAATGTAAGTGCTACTGGTAATGCTATTGCTGGAAATATCTTAACGTCAGGTTTAATAAGCGCCACTGGCAATGTAACTGGTAATAATATTTCTGGTAATTTACTAGCTACTACCGCCAGCATCTCTGGTAATGCTACTATAGGAAATGTAACATCTAACGGTACAATTTCAGTTGGTGGTATTGTATTAAGTGGAAATTTAATTGTTGGCGCTGGACCGACATTAACTATTGATCCAAATGGATCAGGCGGCACAGATGGTAACGTGGTTATTACAGGTAACTTGACAGTTCAAGGTACTACAACTACAATTAATTCAAACATTGTTACTACAAACGATTTACAAATTAACATGGCCAATAACGCGGCCAATGCTACTGCGGCTAATAACGGCGGTATTGGTGTTGGTCCTCTTGGAGCAGAATACGCAACATTGTTGTATAATACAGCATCCAATGTTTGGGTAGCTAGTTTAGGTATTAGTAGTGTTGGTAATTTATCAACCGGCAGCAATGTAATTGCCACAGGTAATGTATCTGGCGGCAATATTATAACAAGTAATAATATCAGTGCTGGTGGTAATGTATTAACTGGCGGATTAATTAGTGCTACTAGCAATATAACTGGCGGTAATATTACAACAGCTGGGCTAATTAGTTCTACAGGCACAGCCACTGTTGGTAATTTAGTTACTGGCGGACTAGTATCTGGCTCAGGTAATATTACAGGCGGAAATATCTTAACCAGTGGACAAGTAAGTGCCGCTGGCAATGTCTATGCTAGCGGTGCTGTTATTGCCGGAACTGGTTCAGGCGGCAACTTATCTGGCGCCAATGTTATTTCGGCCAACACATTTAACGCTGCTTCCACAGTAAGTTCTGTTGGTAACATTATTGGCGGTAATTTATTAACCGGTGGTGTTGTTAGTGCTACAGGCAATGTAACTGGTAATTATTTTATTGGTAACGGTAGTCAGTTGACTGGTATTATCACTAGTGTATCTAATGTTGTAAATGGAAATAGTAATCTAAATATTGGATCAGCAAACGCCAATGTAACAATTTCAGTTAGTACTGTAGGAAATATAGCGGTATTTACCCCAACTGGTTTAAGTGTATTAGGTACTATCGCTGCCAACGGCAATGTAACCGGCGGCAATATTTTAACTAGCGGATTAATCAGTGCTACTGGCAATGCTCAAGTAGGTAATATTTTAACAGCTGGTTTAGTAAGTGCTACAGGTAATGCTATCGCTGGCAATGTCACAACAGCTGGTTTAGTAAGTGCTACAGGTAATGCTATCGCTGGCAATGTCACAACAGCTGGCTTAGTAAGTGCCGCTGGTAATATTACAACTAGCGCCAATATTGTCCAAACAGGCCTAGGTAATATCAATGGCTATAACGGGTACTTCAGCAATAATTTAACTGTAATTGGAACATTCCAAAGTACAAGTAATATTACAGCCAATGGTGCTGGTATATTCTACGGTAATAGTGTTTCAGGTAATAGTGCGTTATACGCAGGTGTACCTGGATTTACACCATTAGGTTCAAATGTTGTTGTTCAGTTTGCTGGCAATGCTAATTCATATTCACAGGTTAACTTCCAAAATATTAATAGCGGTACTGCGGCGACCACAGAAATAATTGTTACAGCTAACAACGGTAATGACGTAGCGTACTTTGGTGACTTTGGTGTTGCTGGAAATAATTATTCCAATGTAAATCCTTACAATAGTCTAGGCACTAGTGTAGCACCCAATGATACATATTTGTACTCTCAAGGCAATGCCAACGGTGGTGGCGGTAATTTAATTCTTGGTAGTAATGAACGCAATGGCGTTGTAAGAATTATTGCTAATGGCAGTAACACAGCTAATATTGTTGCTACTTTTTCTAATACTGGAGTTAATGTAACTGGTGTAGTAAGTGCCACTGGTAACATCACTGGTAATTATATCTATGGTAACGGAGCGTTCTTAACTGGCATCTCTGGCGGAAACGGTGGCGGCGCTAGTAATATTATCTACAGCGGTCAAAGTAATGTAAACATAGCCGGAGCCAATGCTAATATAACAATGGATGTAAGTGGAGTCGGAAATGTAGTCGTAGTGTCTCCAACTGGTTTAAGCGTAACGGGCAATGTATATGGTAATGCCTTTATATACAGTGGATCGGGTGGTGGCATATCTGCTCCAGGTAATATTATCGGCGGAAATATCCTTACGAGTGGTTATGTAACGGCCACGGGCAATGTACTTGGTAATTATTTTATTGGTAACGGTAGCCAATTAGTCGGTGTTTTAGCAAATGTAGGTACTTTTAGTAATGGCTCAAGCAATATATCCATTGCTAGTCAAAATGCCAATGTTACTGTTTCAGTAAGCGGAGTAGGCAATGTAGCAGTATTTACACCAACTAATATTGCTATAACCGGCAATATCACTGCTACTGGTAATATTGTAGCCGGCGGCGTTCGATCTACATCTAGTGCTAGTGCTCCAACAAATCCTACTACTGGTGATTTTTGGTATGATACCAGCACTAATATACAATATAGATTTACTTTTGACGGTACAAACTATTATTGGATAGATGATTTCGGAGCTACAGTAACAACGCAACCGTTGTTTACAGGCCCAGTGGTATTTAACGATGTTTCAACTCAAACTAATGGCAAAACAGGTGTATTTGCGTTAAAAAATAATCAGGCCAATGTTGCTGGTATCGCTAACAGTAAACAGTTACAGGTAGCACTAAACGGGGCAATACAGACCCCATTTGTTAAAACTTGGGTATGGCCTTTCTGGTGTGTGGATGTCAGTTTTAAAGGGTTCAAAGTAACAACTTTGGGTTATAGTGCTACAGCCAATTCCGTAGTTCTTTACAGACCTCCTGCCAAAGGCACTCAAGTGAACATAACTCAGGTAAATACAGCTACAGATTCGCAGCTGTTGAGATACCCATATTCAGCAACTACTATAGCGATTTCAGATTAAGGAAAAAAGATGCGACACGTAATTATAGAAAACTACACATTTACCCCAAGTACTAATACAGTATTTGTAAATGGAAAAAATCTTCGCCCAGAGCAACTATTGTTGATCACAGATGTAACAACAGGCGTAGTACTTTATAATTTTAGCGATCCTAGTCTAGGAGCAAATATTACCAACTCAGTGTCCACAAGCACTGGTTTGGAGACCTGTAACGTTGTATTAAGTTATAACTGCTCAGGCCTTAACTCAACTGACAAAATCTCTATCCTATACGAAGAATCTTATGATTTAATCACTCCAAATGAAACAATGCGCGATCCGGTGGATAAATTGCGTGTTTCTACTCCGCAGGGTTTGATTGATACTGACTTTGAATATGGTACACAACCAGGTAAATGGGAAAATCTTTGTTTATTAAACAATCGTCCTAGTATGTTTTATAATGTAGCAAGTCCTATTAGTAATACAGCAACTACTTTAAGCTTCTGGGCCAATGGTGGTAATTCCCAGGGATCATCATATACATTATCCAATGTGGCGGCTTCAGGTAATCTTGTAACCGTTAGTCTAAATAATACCACTGGTATTGCCAACGGCACACCAATCTTTATTCAAGGTACATTGGACATGGGTAATGCCGACGGTTTCTGGTTGGCAAACAACGTGGTAGCAAATACCAGTTTCCAATATATTACAACTAGTACTCCGGCTACTACACTATTCAATCCTAATAAAACTTATATCTATCCTGGTTATTGGTTTAGTGGTTCGGCTATTCCTATAGCAGGTAGTGCCGGCGGTAATATGACAGTGGCCGCCAATGCTGTTGTTACAGTAACAACAACTAACGATCACGGATTACGAGTTGGATCTGGCATCTATGTCACTGGTACCACAGGAGCAACTGGTGGATCAGTTAATGGATCTTGGATTGTATCAACGACTCCAACTAGTAATACATTTACATATACTTCCACTGCTACTGGCGGAACTATAACTACTGCAGCAAACGTCACATTGTATCCGCGTCAACTAGGTTATGTAGAAAGTCGTCCACAGCTTGGTGGAATAGCATTTAGTAATCAAACTGCTTCACATGGTTATCAAACTATTCGTCAGACACGACGCAATTTCCGTTACCAAGCTGGTAAAGGAATTCAGTTCTCAACTGGTAGTAGTATGAAACCAATAATCTATGTTAATAACATTACAAGTAGTGGTACTACTTGCACAGTGAACACACTATTCCCACATGGATTAAATCCAGGCGCAGTAGTTACTATTGCTGGCGCTACACTAAGTGCTTATAATGGAAATTTCACAGTTGTTACTGCTCCGTCAGTGACTACATTTACATATACAGCATTGTCCGCTCCAGCTACTAGTCCAGCTGTAGGATCTCCAACAATAACAGCCAATCCATACAGCTGGTATGGTGCCAAGAATCGTATTGGTATGTTCAGTGATCAAAATGGTATGTTCTTTGAATATGACGGTCAAACATTATATGCGGTCAAGAGATCAGCTACTACTTATGCTTCTGGAACTATTGCAGTAACCGCTGGCAGTCAAACAGTAACAGGAACTAATACTACTTTTAGTAATCAAGTAACACCAGGGCAATATATTGTACTTGCTGGTCAGACTTATCTTGTACAACAAATTACCAGTAATACAACAATGTATATCTACCCCGAATATCGCGGCGCAAATAACATTGTCAGCGATTTTTTATCAGTAGTAGTTGATACAAAGTACGCACAAAGTACATGGAATATTGATCCATGTAACGGAACAGGTGCTAGTTTATTTAATGTGGACTTGACTAAGATGCAGATGTTCTACATGGACTATAGCTGGTATGGTGCTGGCGCTATACGATTTGGATTTAAAAATAATCGCGGTGAAGTTATCTACTGTCATCGTGTACCTAACAATAACTTAAACCAAGTGGCTTTCATGCGTTCAGGTAACCAACCTGGTAGATATGAAACTAATACTCAACCTCCAATAACTCAACTAGCAGCTACACTATCTAGCTCAGCCACTACTGGCGCTAGTATTTCAGTAGCTAGCACATCAGGATTCCCAAGTTCAGGAACTGTGGTAATAACTCAGTCAGCAGCCACTGCGGCCGCTATCGAATATATTTCATATAGTGCTATAGTCGGAAATACATTTACTATTACTAGTCGTGCTCAGACAGGCGGCAATGCTTCAGCACAAACATTTACATATTCAGCAACTGCTCCAATTAAAGTTGAATTATACAGCCCACAGGCAAGTAGTACCTTAAATCACTGGGGTACTAGTGTAATCATCGACGGTGGACAATCTGATGACAACCAATATGTATTCAGTGCTGGTATGGCAACTACCTTAACCAATCAAGCAGGTAATGTGCGTAGTGCTCTACTAAGTATGCGTTTAGCACCAAGTACTGATAGTGGCGTTACTGGAATATTAGGTGTTAGAGAGATTATAACTCGTATGCAGGTACAGCCAGTACAGATTGACGCTTTCACAACAGGTAACACTTCGTTCCGTATCGACTTGGTATTGAACGGTGTACCGAGTGGTGGAACATTTGCTCCAGTTGGTGGATCTAGTTTAACTCAATTGAGTTTACATGGTGCGAATACTACTATATTTGGCGGCGAGACTATATATAGCTTCTTTACTAGTCCGAACAGCGCAACATCACAGCCGTTGAACCAGATTAGAGATATTGGAACTAGTATATTGAGTGGCGGTACTTCATACAACGTTCCAACTAACCCTACTAATTTGTATCCAGACGGGCCTGACATTTTAACTGTATGTGCCACGCCGTTGAATGGTACAAATTCAGTTAATGCTCGTTTCAGTTGGACTGAGAACCAGTCTTAATAGCGGTTTATGCTAGTAGTGTGATAGCCCTGCCACAACAGCAGATAATTGTCTTTTTGGGTATTATGACATGATTATACTTACTAGCATAAACTAATAAATATATATTATGTCATTCCCTAGCACACCAACAAACGGCCAACAAACTACAATAAATGGTATAACTTATCAGTATGCCAGTGCTAGCAATGCTTGGTCTAGAGTAATATTACCATTTGCTAATATTACAGCCAATGGATATATTACTGCTACTAGTTACATTTCTTCCGCAGGCAATATCTATGCTCCTAATATAATTGGCGGCAATGTTAGCGGTAATATTTTAACTAGTGGAAATATATCTACTAGCGGTAATATCTATAGTAACAATAGTATTATTAGCGGTAATGAATCAGTAACCGGGACTATCACTGCTGGCAATATTGCGACAACTGGCACTTTTAGTGTATCTGGCAATATCACAACCAGTAATTATTTTATTGGTAACGGAGCATTACTTACTGGGTTAAGCACTACGCCCACTACTATCGCCAATGGGCAAAGCAACATAGTCATAGCTACAGCCAATGCCAATGTAACAGTTGGTGTAAGCGGCACAGGTAATGTAGCAGTATTCACTCCCACAGGATTAAATGTCACTGGTGCTATAAGTGCCAGCGGTAATGTAACAGGTTTAGGATTCGCAAGTACAGGTGGTACTGGAGTAATTTCTGGAACTGGTAATATCTATGCTGGCAATTTTTTATCGACCGGTAATATTAGTGTTGCTGGTAATGTAACAGGTATAGGACTTATAAGTACAGGCGGTACTGGCGTTATCAGTGCCACTGGTAATATCTATGCTGGTAACTCAATATCAACTACAGGTTCTGGTGGCAATATTTCTGGTACCGGTAACATCATTGCTGGGGCATTAATTACTACAGGTACTGGCGGCATACTATCTGGCACTGGTAATATCTTTGCTGGCAATCTAAGTGCCAGCGGTAATATTACAGGTAATAATTTTACTACGGTGGGAATAACTGGCGGTAATATTACTGGTGCCAATGTTATCTCGGCTAATACTTTTCTTGCTGCTAACCTCTTCAGCACTAGCGGTAATATATTCAGCGCCAACATTAGTACAGGTAATTTTTCTGCTACATCGAGTTTTAGTACCACTGGTAATGTAACAGGCGCCAATGTATTCACTTCGGGTACTGGTGGTAATATTTCTGGTTCTGGCAATATTATCGCTGGTGCGTTAATAACTATTGGCGCTGGCGGCATATTTTCTGGCACAGGTAATGTCTATGCTGGTAACATAAGTTCTACTGGTAATATTACTGGTGTTAATTTTATAACAGGCACAGGTACTGGCGGTAATATTACTGGCGCCAATGTAATATTTGCCAATATTTTTAGTGCTAATGGCAACATCACAGCTAGTTATTATTTTGGTAATGGTAGTCAGTTATCTGGTTTACCGCCCACTATTACTATTGTGGACCAACTATCATCTGCTAATACATTTTATCCATTACTAGGTAATACAACATCTGGGTCATTTGCCAATGTGAATACTAGTAGTACCAAATTAAACTATGTGCCCAGCACCGGTACACTAAGCTCTACAGTATTTAATACTACATCCGATGCTGAAAAGAAATCAAATATTGAAATTATAGCCAACGCATTGGCTATCATCGAAAACCTACGCGGTGTAACATTTGAATTCACCGACACCGGAGCACAATCGGCTGGTCTCATAGCACAGGATGTCGAACGATATTTGCCCCAACTGGTAACAGACTCAGACAACGGCAAGGCATTAAACTACAATGGAGTGATTGGCATACTAGTTGAGGCAGTAAAAACGCTGTCTGAACAAGTTAAAAAACTGGAGAACAAGTAATGCCGTTTATCCAGGATAGTCAAGATGCTACCGCAAACTTTGCTAAAATAAGTAATTATAGCGGCTGGGCCAATTTTCCTAGTGCCCAAGCATTTGGCAACAACAGCTACGGCCAGTTAGGCGTTAACACTCTTAACGCTGGATATTCTAGTCCAGTAGCATTAACTAATCAATTAGCCTATCCTGCTTGGATTGATGCGGCATATCTTAGAAATGGCCTTGGGCTAGCTTTTGTCAATCAGAATAATCAACCATTTTTTGCTGGTCAAGCGGTAGCGGACACAACCGGTAGAAGCAGTCCTGTACAAGTAGGTGGGCTGAGTATTTGGACTAGCCTACTCAGTAATGATAGTAGCAGTAATAGTTGGATGGCGGCCATAAAAAATAATAACACATTGTGGACTTGGGGATTAAATTCATTTGGTCAATTAGGTCTCGGTGATATAGTAAATCGTTCTAGCCCAATTCAAGTCGGCACATTGAGCGCATGGACTAGTGTTTCTGGGGGCTACGAGTACACGTTGGCATTACAAAGCCCAGGCACACTATGGGCTTGGGGCAACAATAGTTTTGGTCAGCTTGGCACAAACACTTCAACATTAAGTAATGTCATAAGCCCAGTACAAATAGGTGCTTTAAGTACATGGGTGACTATTTCAGGTGGCGCTTATTTCTCTCTAGCTATTCTAAGCAATGGCACACTATGGTCTTGGGGCAGTAACAGTTATGGTCAACTAGGCCTTAATACTAGCACTAATTATTCTAGTCCTGTACAAGTAGGCGCTCTTAGTTCATGGAGTCAAGTTTTTCCTGGATTTGGTCATTCAGTGGCATTACAAAGTAATGGCACACTATGGACCTGGGGGTTAAACAGTTTTGGTCAACTGGGACAAAATAATCAAACAAATTATTCTAGTCCAGTACAAGTAGGCGCTTTAACTACTTGGACTAAAATTTCTGCTGGTGTTCATGCTACTTTTGCCCTACAAAGCAATGGCACACTATGGTCATGCGGTCGTAACGCAGGCGGACAGCTAGGGCTTGGTGATCTAACAGATAGATCAAGTCTTACGCAAGTAGGTTCGTTAAGCTCATGGAGCCAAGTAACTTCTTCATACGAAGGTGCTTTTGCTATACAAAGCCCTGGCACACTATGGGCTTGGGGTTTAAACAATGTCGGACAAGTAGGTATTAACACTTCTACTTTTATCATATCAAGTCCGGTTCAAGTTGGCACATTGAGCGCATGGACTCAAATATCAGGAGTCGTGAATTTTGTTTCGGCTATACAAAACAATGGCACATTATGGGCCTGGGGATCAAATAGTTTTGGCCAATTGGGACAATATAACCCAGCGGCATATTCACTTACCAATTATCCCAGTCAGTTTAACACAGCAAACTATAATAAAGTCGCGGCCAGTAACAGTCAAAGTTATTTTAGACGAACAGCGGATAACACTCTAGTACAGACTAGTACTGTAGATATTCCCACTATAGACACAACTAATAGTATTGCTTGGACAAGTTATGACACTGGCCAATATCATTTCGTTGGAGTACAGACCAACGGTACTGCTTGGAGTATAGGCAATAATAGCTATGGGCAGTTGGGACTTAATACTACAACTAGTTCGTACTCATCATTAACACAAATTGGTTCAGGCACTAATTGGTCAAGAGCTGTGGCCGCTGACTACGGAAGTATGTTAATTGACAACAGCAACAATGCTTGGGTATTTGGTAAAAACAATCAATACCAACTAGGGTTAAGTGATACGACAAATAGATCAAGCCCAGTACAGATAACCTATGCCACTGGTATTCAAAATGCCGCCATGGACGACTATGACATTTGGTTAGTTGACGGAAGTAATAATTTGTGGGGCGGCGGAGTCGGTAATAAAGTCAGTGCCAACACTACCACAAACTTTACATACCCAACACAGAAATTTGTCAGTAATTTTTGGAACAATGTGGCTACCAATCAAGACACCACATTATTAGTCAGCGTGAACAGCACAGTATATGGATTTGGTAACAACACCTATGGTCAGTTGGGTATCAGTGCCAATACCAACACATATCAATACAGCCCAGTACAGATTGGGTCAATAAATACTACAACAAAGGTAGAAACCAAAGCTGGCTCTTCTATAATATTATTTAAATGACCTCTAGTAATTATCAAACCAATGCCGTTGATCTAGACAGCACATATATACCAGGTAATGATCCTAACTATCAAGGCATCCAAGCGGCTGTTACTAATAGAAAGACTGTGGTATTTGGTCAACAGTTATTGACGCAGACCTATCCTGTTGGTAATTTAAATGGGGCTATTAACTATGCTCAATCTTTACCAGGCATACAAGTTGATCAAGACTCTACTACAATCACTGGTGTTGGGCCTACTGCAGTATTTTATCAAAGTCGTGCCAATGCTCAAAGTTTAATAAGAGCAAACTTTCTTTTGGCAGAAAACTATCCACAGACTACAGATTGGCAAGTTGGTGTCACTGCTAGATCAAGCCCAGTACAAGTAGGAACATCAAGTAACTGGACTGCCGTATCAACTGGGTCTTATAATACTGGAGCTATTCAAAATCCCACTAATAGTAATTTATGGATGTGGGGCCTTAATGATCTTGGACAATTAGGTCAAAGCAATACAACCAATAGATCAAGTCCAGTACAAGTTAATGGTATATTATGGGGATGGTCACAACTTACTGTGGGACAAGGTGTAACATTAGCTTTACTTAGTAATGGTAGTTTATGGACATGGGGTGGAAACACTTATGGTCAATTAGGTGTTGGCTCAATTGGAACAAATATTCTAAGTCCAGTTCAAATAGGCGCACTGAGTACATGGACTCGAATATCTGCCGGCAATTATTTTGCTTTTGCTTTAAAAAATGATGGTACGTTGTGGTCGTGGGGAAATAATAGCAACGGACAATTAGGTATCAATACTTCGACACTCAGTGCTATTTCAAATCCAGTACAATCAGGCACAGTAAGTACATGGACGCAAGTATCTTGCGGATATAATTTTACTATGGCTATTCAGTCCAACGGTACCCTGTGGGCATGGGGTAGAAACAATGCTAGTCAGTTGGGTCTTGGTGATATAACAGATAGAAGTAGTCCAGCACAAATTGGAGCACTAAGCACGTGGTCTAGAATTTCTTCAGGAAATACTTTTACCGCAGCTATCCAAAGTAACGGAACATTATGGACATGGGGAAATAATCTAAATGGGCAATTAGGTGTTAATACTAATATAGTTAGAATATCTAGTCCAGTACAAGTGGGTGCGTTGAGTACATGGACTCAAGTTGCTTGTGGATATAGCATACTTGCTTTACAAACTCCAGGCACACTTTGGTCATGGGGATATAATGTATGGGGTCAATTAGGCCAAAGTGATACAACTAATAGATCAAGTCCAGTACAAGTGGGTGCATTGAGTACATGGACTAAAATTTCTGCTGGAAATCTCTATTCAACAGCCATACAAAGCAATGGCACATTATGGTCGTGGGGCAATAATAGTTTTGGTCAATTAGGATTGAATCCCAGCGGAATTCCCGTAAATAAACAAGCATACGGACTTTAATTAAATGGCAGATTTCGCGTACGGCTTTAGACAAAATACCAACTATGTTATTACAAGTAACACTATGTATGAGATTGGCCGCAATTATAGATTTAGCACCTCGGCTCCAAATCAAACAGCAGGATCTAATAACCAATGGGTAGCAGTTTCTGCCAGTCAAGCCGGTAGCTCTGGCGGCCAATCTAGTCTAGCTTTACAAAGCAATGGTACATTATGGTCATGGGGTAACAATAGTTATGGCCAGTTAGGTAATAATAGTGCTACTAATATTTCTAGTCCAATACAAGTAGGTGCACTAAGTTTATGGAGCCAAATTAGCAGCGGATATTATTCAACTTTGGCTATTCAAAGCAACGGCACACTATGGGCCTGGGGTAATAATGCTTTTGGTCAATTAGGACTAAACACTTCAACTTATTATTCAAGTCCAGTACAAGTAGGTGCGTTAAGTAATTGGGCAACGGTATTAATTTCAAGTTTTAGTGGTTTAAGTATAGTATCTAACGGCTCACTGTATGCTTGGGGAACTAATGGGTTTGGTCAGTTAGGTCAAAATAATACTACTAACTATTCCAGTCCAGTTCAAGTTGTCGCTGCTCCTCTTGCTGTGTACACTCAAATTGGTGTAGGTCTAGGTAACGGATATGCTATAAAAAATGATGGCACACTATGGGCGATTGGTCGGGGAGTGTTTGGTACATTAGGAACTGGTAGTACAACTGATGCATCAAGTCTAGTACAAGTAGGCTCATCTTCTCTGTGGACTAATGTTTCTGGATCTCGACTAGGTGTGCTGGCTATACAAACACCAGGCACACTATGGGCATGGGGCAATAATGCAAGTGGTAGTCTTGGCCTTAATACCTCGGGCGGAACCTTTTCCACCCCAGTACAAGTGGGCGCATTGAGTAATTGGAATCGAGTAGCAGGCGGCAATGATTTTAGTTTAGCTATAAAAAATGATGGCACACTATGGTCTTGGGGAACAAACGGCAATGGACAATTAGGACTTAATACTAATGGTGGAACCTTTTCCACCCCAGTGCAAGTGGGCGCATTAACTACCTGGACTCGTATTTCGGCAGGGCATGCCCACTCAGGCTTCATTCAATCCAATGGTACCTTATGGATGTGTGGTTATAATGTAACTGGGCAATTAGGTGTTAATACTAGTACAACTAGAATATCTAGTCCAGTACAAGTGGGCACATTGAGTGTATGGACTCAAATTTCATGCGCCTCGGCGCCAGGTAATTTATACGGATTTTCAATGGCTGTACAAAGCAATGGTACATTGTGGGCATGGGGTAATGATGGATACGGGCAATTAGGACTTAACACTTCAACAAGTTATTCTAGTCCTGTACAAGTAGGAACATTGAGTACATGGACTAATGTTTTTTGCGGATATTATAATGCTCTAGCTGTTCAAAGCAATGGCACATTATGGACTTGGGGTTCAAATAGTTATGGTCAATTAGGAAATAATACTACAACATTAAGTAATTTTTCAAGTCCAGTACAAGTTGGAAGTTTAGGAAATTGGGCGTTACCTACTACAGGATATATTACCCAATGGTCATGGGCGTCATCTAGCAATCAATTATATGCTTGGGGTAGAAATCTATTTGGTCAACTGGGACAAAACTCCACATCGGTGCCGAGCGCAAGTAGTCCACTACAAATTGGCGGCGCATTACCGACTGTTACCGCGACTAAAATAGCGTCAAGTTATTATTCCAATTATGCTATTCAAAGTCCTGGAACACTATGGGCCTGGGGCAATAATAGTATTGGTCAGTTAGGTTTAAACACCACAACACTATCTAGTGTATTAGGCGCAGTACAAGTAGGAGCATTAAATTATTGGACACAAATTTCAGCTGGGGGGCAAATTGGTCAGGCAGCCGGCATACAAAGTCCTGGCACATTATGGACTTGGGGTCTCAATCTCAATGGCCAGTTAGGACTTAATACTACCACCACATCTTATTCATCGCCAGTACAAGTGGGCGCACTAAGTTTATGGACTCAAGTTGCTTGCGGATACTCGCACACTGCAGCTATACAAACACCTGGCACACTATGGGCCTGGGGAACAAATAGTTATGGGCAATTGGGCAATAATTCAGCAAGCTCAAATGTATTATCACCAGTACAAGTAGGCACAGCCAGTAACTGGTCAAGAGTTTCTTGCGGATATAACTACACCCTTGCTGTACAAAGCAATGGCACATTGTGGACATGGGGATTGAATAGTTTTGGCCAACTTGGGTATAATACAACATCATATAGAAGTTCAGCTACACAAATAGGCACCGTGGGTGTATGGACTGGATTTCCCGCAGGTTCGCAGAATAGTTTCTGGGGTGCGGCAATAAATTCTAATAACAATTTATATGTATGGGGTGGCAATTCAAATAGAATATTAAATTCTAATTATTATATTTTTGATACCACAGATACTCTAGCTTCATGCGCGATTATCGCAAACCCAGTGCCGTTGGATCCTACACTAAGCACACCCGTAAAATCAGCAAGCGTGGGTGATCAGTTTGGTGTCTATGTACAAAGCAATGGCACACTATGGTCTTGGGGAAATAATAGTTTCGGGCAGACTACTAATTTTTCTCTTTCGACTGGTAATCAGTTAGTACCAAGTGCCACATACATGAATACTTGGAAACAGATAGCATGTGGTTATGCTTTTTGTCTTGGTTTACAAAGCAATGGTACTATATGGAGTTTTGGGGAAAATAGTTATGGCCAATTGGGCAACAATCCAACATCATTGTTAGCGGTATCAAGCCCTAATCAGATAGGTTCAAGAAATACATGGACTCAAGTCGCTTGCGGAAATCGGACCGCTGCTGCTATACAAAGCCCCGGTACACTATGGGCTTGGGGAGATGATGCTTATGGCCAACTAGCACAAAACAATACACTACAATATTCTAGTCCTGTACAAATAGGAGCATTGAGTATTTGGACTCGGGTATCTGTGGGAACCCGGCACATGTTAGCATTACAAAGCAACGGTACACTATGGGCATGGGGGTCTAATGGTCAATTTCAATTAGGAAATAACAGTACAACTTCTGTTTCTAGTCCAATACAAATTGGGGCACTAACTAGTTGGGCTAAAATTTCTGCTGGGTTTTTTAATAGTTATGCTATACAAAGCAATGGAACATTATGGGCTTGGGGGTCAGGACAATCTGGCGCATTAGGTCTATCTGATGTTACAAATAGAAGCAGTCCAGTACAAGTAGGTACATTAAGCACCTGGACTCAAGTCTACGGAGGATATTTTTACGCTTTGGCAATACAAAGTAATGGCACATTATGGTCATGGGGTCAGGACACAGTTGGAGCATTAGGTCTAGGTGATACAACAAATCGTTCTAGTCCTGTACAAGTTGGCGCATTGTCTGGATGGACATCAATTTCTGCCAGTGTCTATACCAGTTCAGCTATACAAAATGGCGTACTATATATGATGGGGTATAATAACACTGGGCAGTTGGGTCGAGGTAATACAAGTGATAGTGCCAGTCCGGTACAAGTAGGTACTGCTAGTAATTGGGTTCAATCTGCAGGAGGTTATTTCTTTTCATCAGGATTACAAAGTACTAGTGTATGGTCTACCTGGGGACAAAACAGCTCTGGTCAATTAGGTTATCTAGCTACAGTTTCTCCTTTACAGATCTCCACACAATCAAATTGGTCACAAGTGTGTTGCGGATTAAATTATGCCATGGCTGTACAAAACACAGGAGTATTATATGCCTGGGGCAATAATTCCTATGGCCAATTGGGTCTCGGCGATTTAACTCATCGAAGTAGTTTGGTACAAGTAGGCCTAGGCACAAACTGGAGTCGTGTAGCCTGCGGGTATAGTCATACTGCGGCACTACAAAGTAATGGCACACTATGGACATGGGGAACAAACAGTTATGGTCAACTGGGCCAAGGTAATTTTACAAACACATCAACACCTGTACAAGTGGGAACACTAAGTAAGTATATGACAGTATATGCTATGAACTTTACTACCTTGGCAGAAATACAATGACCTTTAATGTAACCAATCAACTGCTTGCCAATAGATATTTTAATACAGCTGGCTTTTCCAACAACAACACATTATATGCCTGGGGCAATAATAGTATTGGTCAACTAGGTCAAGGTAATACTACTAATTATAGTAGTCCAGTTCAAGTTGGACCAGATACTACAGCCGTATATTGGTCTACCAGTTCTGCCGGCGGTGGCCAATCTGCTGCGCTTCGTTTAAATGGCACCTTATGGACATGGGGTAATAATGCGCTTGGTCAATTGGGACTTGGCGATAGAACCAATAGGTCAAGTCCTGTACAAGTTGGTGCATTGAGTTATTGGACCCAAGTTGCCTGCGGATTAGATTTTACAACAGCTATACAAAGTCCAGGCACACTATGGGCATGGGGCACGGATGGATACGGCCAACTGGGACTTAACACTACAACACTTTATTCCAGTCCAGTACAAGTGGGGGCATTGAGCTTGTGGACTCAAGTTGCTTGCGGTAAACAATTTACCCTTGCTGTACAAAGCAATGGCACATTATGGTCTTGGGGGCAAAATAATGTAGGACAGTTAGGACTTAGCAACACAACTGATCGTTCCAGTCCAGTTCAAGTGGGCGCATTGAGCTTGTGGACTCGAGTCGCTTGCGGATATAGCTTTACCCTTGCTATACAAACACCTGGCACACTATGGTCTTGGGGGCAGGCCGTCTTTGGACAATTAGGCCTCAGCAACACAACCATTAGAAGCAGTCCGGTACAAGTGGGCGCATTGAACTCATGGACACAAATTGCTTGCGGCGCTTATCACTCAGTAGCCATACAAAGCAATGGCACATTATGGTCTTGGGGATATAATGGCCAAGGGCAACTGGGACTCAACACTGCAACAAATTATTCTAGTCCAGTACAAGTGGGCGCATTAAGTATATGGAATCAACTTGCCTGCGGTAATTATTACACAACTTCTGTAACAACCAATGGAGCATTATGGGCATGGGGACAAAATTCATCTGGCCAATTGGGGCTCGGTGACACAACTGATCGTTCCAGTCCAGTTCAAGTGGCTGCCTCCTGGACTCGAGTCGCTTGCGGGGCATCTTGGACAGTAGCATTGCAAACTCTCGGTACGCTATATTCATGGGGCTCTAATTTTTATGGTAATTTAGGACTCAGCGACACAACCAATCGCTCCAGTCCAGTTCAAGTAGCGGTCATACCTACATTGTTTACACAAATATCTTGCGGATATAATTATTTCTCATTAGGCATACAAAGTCCAGGCACATTGTGGTCGTGGGGCAGCAATTCATATGGCCAGTTGGGTGTTAATACTAGTGGCACTAATAATACTTCCAGTCCAGTACAAGTACCATTTCCCATTTATCAAGGGTGGAGGCAGATAATTATTCCTGCGTTTAACCAACCTGTCAATGGCATTTCTTGGTTAGGCATACAAAATGATGGCACACTATGGGCATGGGGCTCCAACACCTTTGGCCAATTGGGCCTTAACACTACCACAACAAGCACTAATAGCCCAGCACAAGTGGGCACATCAAATACCTGGACTTCTCTAGCAACAGGCACAACATATCCTTATGTTTTAGCTATCCAAAGTCCTGGCACGCTATGGGCATGGGGTAACAATGCTTTTGGTCAATTAGGACAGAGCAATTCGACCGATAGAAGTAGCCCGACACAGATAGGTACATCAAGCAATTGGACACAGATAGCAGCTGGCAATTTTTCTAGTTTTGGCATACAAGATAACGGCGCATTATATGTTTGGGGAGCTGATAGTAATGGCCAATTGGGATTAAACACCAATTCAGGAAATACTGTTTTATCTCCAATATTGATGCCCGGCGGATCAGTTTGGAAACAAATTGCATCTGGGGCAGGATTTACCATGGCCCTACAAAGTAATGGCACACTATGGGCTTGGGGGTTCAATGGTAGTGGTCAGCTGGGACTCGGAAACACCGTTGCTCGTTCAAGCCCAACCCAAGTGGGCGCATTGACCACTTGGTCACAAATTGTTTGCGGTTACGGTTCGACTTTTGCTTTGCAAACTCCAGGCACGCTATGGTCCTGGGGTAATAATAGTTATGGACAATTGGGTCTTAATGATTTAACAAATCGATCAAGTCCAGTACAAGTAGGTGCGTTAAATTATTGGACCCAAGTAGATTCTGGTCAACTGAGTACACTGGCTGTACAAAGCAATGGAACATTGTGGGCCTGGGGCAATAATACTAATGGAGTACTAGGCCTTAATACTAGCACAATACAATATTCTAGTCCTGTGCAGGTGGGCACTCAAAGTTATTATGTAAGAACTTCTGTAGCCGACGGATACAAATGTTTTGCTAGTGCTATTATTGCATCGCCTGCCACTAATAGTACTGGCACATTATTTTTAGTGGGAACAACAGGAACCAGTGGTATAAATAACACTAGTAGCCCGATTCAGTTAGTAGGGTCAACAACATTATATTCAATAAGTAACTGGACTCAATTGGCCGCTGGTAACTCTCATTGGTTAGCAGTACAAAGCCCTGGTAATTTATGGAGTTGTGGATACAATGGCTATGGTCAGTTAGGCAACAATACTTCCAGTACTAGTGTCGGTGCTTCGACTCCAGTACAAATTGGAGCATTAGCTACTTGGACACAAACAGCAGGCGGCAATTTTTCTAGTTATGCTTTACAAAATAATGGCACGCTATGGGCATGGGGATATAATGCTCAAGGACAGTTGGGTCAAAATAATACTACTAATTTCTCCAGTCCAGTGCAAGTAGGTGCGTTAAGTACGTGGACACGGATTTCTGTTAACTCCACATCTGCCAGCGCCTTAGCATTACAAAGCAATGGTAGTTTATGGGCATGGGGATATAATGTCTACGGACAGTTAGGTACTAGTAATATTAATGGTTATTCTAGCCCAGTACAAATAGGTGCACTAACTCTTTGGAAACAGATTGCTGCTGGCGGATATTCAAGTTATGCCATACAAAGTAATGGAACATTGTGGGCATGGGGGTTAAATAGCCAAGGACAATTAGGCCTTAACACTACAGTAGGCGTATCAAGTCCCGTACAAATAGGCACAGCCAGCACTTGGGTACAGATTGGCGCCGGCGCACTGCAGATGGCAGCCATACAAAATAATGGCACCCTATGGATGTGTGGCTATAATGCCCAAGGACAACAAGGCAATAACTCTACTACTAACATTTCTATACTCACCCAAGTTGGGTCACTAAATAATTGGAACTTTGCTACAGGTGCCCGTCAGATTTTGGCACAGCAAATTCTTTAATTTAGACAGGTGATTAATGAAACAACTTATTATTGACAGCGGGTTTTACAACGACCCCGAGCAAATGAAGACACTTTTTGTGAATCTTGACTTTGTAAAAAATGAAAATATGTTACAAGGTAAAATTTGCCCAATGCCTTTTGCCAATGATGACATGCTGAGACATATTCAAAACATCATTGGAGTACCAGAAGATATTTCAGCTTTTGAATTTGTACCTGGATCTGGAACATTTATTAGCAATCAAGCGGATGAACTGCCGGCTAGATCAGTATGTATCCAATACCCAGAACCTAACACACAATGGGTTGGTATTGTATCTCTAAACAAATCCGAGAATCCGCATTATTTAAAATTTTACAAACACAAACGCACTGGATGGGATCATGTTCCCATGGATCCAGAAGAGTTATCCAAAGAAAAATTATATTCCTACGAACACATCGAAGCTTTCATGTCCTTTGAAAATAATAATTGGGAAGATAAATGGGAAGAAACTAGCCGCATTGAATTAAAAACCAATGAATTGGTATTGTTCCGCCCTTGGGTGTTCCATTCATACAATGATGTGTTTGGTGACAGTCAACAAACGGCTAGACTGCTCCAGTTTTTCTTCTTAAAACCCACGCAAGACTTGACAATCCCCCAAGAACCAAGTACAATCTAATTAGCAGTATTAAAACGGAAAAATTATCATGGAAAATATTCATTTCATCTCTGGCCTACCACGTGCGGGCACAACACTATTATCGTCAATTCTAAAACAGAATCCAAAATTTAATAGTTCAATCTCGGGACCATTGGCTCGTTTTTATAGAGCTATTATCGAAGAGTCGCAGTCACAAGGCGGATATCGGTTTCAATGTCCTAAAGAAAAACGCAAAGAGTTAATCCACTCTGTTACTGACACCTATTACAAAGATAGTTCGCCAACAGTATTTGATACTAATCGCGGTTGGACATACTTAACACCATTACTGGCTGATTTGTATCCTAAAGCTAAAACTATTGTATGTATTCGTAGCATTCCTTGGATCATCGACAGCTTTGAAACATTGTTTGCCAAGAATCCTTATGATGTACCTAACATGTTTCCGCAAGGTGCTGGCGTGAGTGTTTACAGTCGCGCCAAATATTTAACAGACCCAAGTGCGTTTGTCGGCTTTGCCTACGACGGTGTCAAACAAGCTATGTTCGGACCAAATAAAGAAAACATCATGGTCGTACAATACGACCAACTTGCTAAGAATCCTAAATTGGTTATGAAGAAAATTTATGAATTCGTCGGCGAGCCATGGTATGAACATGACTTTGAAAATGTCCAAGGCGACTATGACGAGTTTGACGCTGACATGAACATCAATGGTTTACATCATGTCCGTCAGAAGGTACAGTTTAAAGAACGCCAGACAATATTACCTATGGATTTGTTTAATCATCTTGAGCAAATGGATTTCTGGAAACACCTTAAGTAACCGCTGATGTCAACGGATATTAAATTAAACATTGGTAGCGGCCCATCTAAATTTGATGGGTTTTTAAATGTCGATTATGATGACAATTTCAGTCCAGACTATGTGTTAGATATTGGTCGTGACGTTTGGCCCTGGGCCGATGATTCGGTCACTGAAGTTAAAGCACATCATGTATTAGAACATTTAGGAGATCCAGATTTTTTCCATTGCTTGAAAGAATTGTATCGTGTGTGCAAATCTGGAACTGAAATTGAAGTGTTAGTCCCGCATCACAGACACGATGTATTTTTAAATGACCCTACCCATAAGCGACCGATTACTATCGATGGTATGACTTTGTTTAGTAAAGAATATAATCGTCATTGCGATACTATTGGGGATCATAGTTCGCAGTTAGGTTATTATTATGGTGTAGATTTTAAAATTACTGATTATGCGTTTAATATTGATGCCGCATATCAACCAATTGTTCAAAAAATAAAACCTGGATCACCGGAAGAAAAAGAATTTCAAATGATGATTCGCGAACGAAATAACATGATAGTGGAAGTAAGATTTTTGTGGAAAGTCATTAAATGATAGGAAAACCCCGCAGAAATGTACTGGTTTCTGCTGAATGCGGTACCATGTTGGTTAACAGGTTTGATTATAATCCAGAAAATAATTTTGGAGTGGGGCAATTTATTTTAGACAAAGGAATCGACTGTATGGTTCCTGCTTATATTGTATCAAGATATTTTACTAATATTGCCAATCCTGTTGTTATAGATGTAGGTTCGAATATTGGTGTGTTTGCCATCCAAGCAGCAAAACATGTAGAACAATTTGGCGGTTTTGTCTACGCATTTGAACCACAGGAACAAACCTTTTATTTAAATTGCGCCAACTATGCGTTAAACAATATTGATAATGCTCGGGTAGAACGACTAGCAGTAGGCGATACAACTCAACCCATTACAATTCCCAAGTTAAATTATTATCAACCTTCCAGTTTTGGTAGTGTTGGATTGACTGGCGAGTTTGAAGGCGATGTAGGACAAGAATTAGATTTTGGCAACGGTGATCGAGTACCCCAGATTATTATTGATGAATATTTTAAAAATATAGATAATATTGTATTTGTCAAAGTAGATGTTGAAGGTATGGAAATGCATGTGTTAAAAGGCGCTGTTGCTACCATTAACAAGCATCGCCCTTTCTTATTTGTAGAATATACCAAGCAAGTAAATGGTGGAAATGATTTAAAAGAATTTATAGAGTCAATGGATTATACAATATATATTACGCATCAAGATTTTGTTTGTATTCCAAACGAAAGAGTTGATTCAAAAATACAAGAAATATTAAACGAACTATGATGACCGATCACGATGCTGTAAAACAAACTATAGAAATCTTCGCCCGTGTTGATTTATTAGACGAGATAGTTACTTTATTGGAAACTTTTGAAAAACATAAAGTAGTACCAAACGATTTGTTGGGCAACGATTTATACTGTTTTGGATATAACAAAGCCAAAAAATTCCTTAAATCTATAGAATACGGCGAGCAAGCATTGGAACAGGCCAAGTCTATTGAGGAAAAATTAGCAGTATCTGCTAACTTGGCTAAAGTATATCTATCAGCAAACAAACCAACTAAAGCAGTGGCGGCATTTAAGTTTATGTCTAACAATGTAGACATGGGTGCCGAAGGTATGTTGGACCTTTCAGCAGCATTATTTGCTTGTAATAGGAAAGATGAATCCTATGAAATATTAAAAAACATAGAAAAAGATCTATGGAAGTATGATGGTACCATGGCCGATTCTATCTTGTTCAATATGGGTGTACACTATATAGCTCAAGGTGATTTTAAAGCAGGTATGGAACATCTTTCCATTGGTCGTAAATTAAAAGTATTTGGTTCATATTCCAAAGTTACAGATGGACTGCCAGAATGGGATGGCAAACCGCGCCCAGGTAAGCATTTATTATTTGTAGCAGAAGGCGGCATTGGTGACGAGATTATCAATGTTAGATTTGTTAAAAACATATTAGCCATGGGTATGACTTGTTCTATTATGTCAGTACATGGCATTACCAGTGTTTATAGCCATCTTGGTTTTACCAAAATGATCAATACCAAAGAATATAATAAACGAGATTATGACTATTGGACTCCTATGATGGATTTGCCAAAGACTTTGGATCTTGACGCCGATCAATTATGGACTGGCCCTTACTTAGAAGCCAAACCAGAATATATCGAAAAACATAAAAATACTATAACCGGCGATTACAAAGTAGGGTTACGCTGGGCAGGCAACGCTAGATATGACCACGAATTACATCGCACACTCAATTTACAAAGCATGATTAATGCCATGCCAAAAGACAATGGGTGGTCCTTATACTCTATACAGCGTGATGTGGGCATGGAACAGTTAAAACAAAGCCCGCGAGTTAAAGACCTCAGTTTGGAACTTAAATCGTTTGACGACTTGTTGGGAATCATGTATAATCTAGACTTAATCGTGACAAGTTGTACATCAGTAGCACATGCCGCTTGTGCCATGGGCAAGAAAACTATTATTTTAGTGCCAATTATGGAATACTATACTTGGGCAGAAGGCAAACCAACAGCTTGTTGGTATGGTGACAATTTAAGATTGATTAGACAAGTAACTCCAGAAATTTGGAAAGAAGCATACACAGAATTAAAAGAAGTACTCAAGGACATCAAATGAAAAAAACTATAGGATTTGTAACATCAGGACTTAAATTTAACGGACATACTGTTAATGAAAAAGCACTAGGCGGTTCTGAATCGGCACTAATCTACATGGCCAGAGAGATGTTCAAACTGGGCAATGATGTGGTAGTTTATTGCGAATGCGATTCCCCCGGTTGGTACGATGGTGTAGAATATCGTACAGTGGATCAATATACTAACGACAACAAATCACAATTTGATACATTGATCGTAAGTAGATTTACAGATTTCCTGGCACTACCGGTTGATAGTAAGATGAATATTCTCTGGTGCCACGATATTGACACTAACAATTTTAGAGATGCTATAGGTTGTACTGATAGGGTATTCTGTTTAAGTGACTTCCACAAGGGTTTATTTGTTAAGAACTATGATATTGACCCAACAAATTATGTGTGGAAGACTTCTAACGGATATGACCAAGAGATTGTAACAGAGTATGTGCCATATGAGCAGAAGAAAAACAACTATATCTATGCTAGCCGTCCTGAGCGTGGATTAAAATTATTACTGGAAAAGATTTGGCCTGAGATTATTGAACGCAATCCTGATGCGACACTACACATCTGTACCTACGAGCATCCATTGACATTGCCGGACGATGTTAAAAAGATACACAAGGAAGTTGAAGACTTATTAGAATACAGTCGCAATATCAAACAGATTGGTCACTTGCCCAAGCGTGAATTTTATGAACTGTTATCCAAGTGTGCCTACATGGTATATCCAACAAACTTCCCAGAGATTTCTTGTATCAGTGCTATCGAAGCACAATACAATGGTTGTTTAGTTATTACCACAGATGAATTTGCCATGTCAGAAACTGTAAAATCTGATACTAAAGTCAAGGTTACAGACGACTACGGAACTGTAGATTATGTAACAAAGTTTTTAGCACATTTAGACAAATATCAAGATGATGTTTACGAAGCCGAAGTAACCAAAGCTAAGAAAGCTATACTACCATATGCTTGGGAGAGAGTAGCAAAATCTTGGAACTCTGAAATTGATTTTATGTTTAACAAAAGACATGAAAAATACAAAGACAAAATCATCGATCAATTAGTTTATAATTCTGATATTGTTGCCGCTTGGAAATTAACTGGCGATCAAAAGTATCGTGACATGTTGGATCAAGGCGAAAAGGATAACTTAACTATTTCTGATTTTACTCCTGTAGCTAAAGATGAAGATGCTTATCTAAGTGGCAGGGGTATGAAGTTAATTGAGCTTGTCCAGAATGAAATTGAGATGTTCCCCAACAAGAAGTTAAAAATCCTTGACTTGGGTAGTAACGATGGTATTCTTTCATTACCTTTGATGAAGAGATTTGCCAAAAACATTGAAGTACTGACTATGTATGATTCATCACAAGGTGTATTAGACTATGTTAAATCACAGTATAAAACGAAGTATCCGCAGATAAACTATATTGTCGACGATGTTAGAAATGTATTGACATATGACTTACAACCCGACATTGTACTTGTTGGAGAATTGCTAGAGCATATCGAAGATACACAACAATTCCTTGATTTCTTGATGAAACTTGCCAACAAAAATACATTGTTTTATTTTACTGTACCCATGGGTCCGTGGGAACATATGGTTAAACGGAAAAAATTAGAAATACATCATGTACATCACTTTGAATTAAACGATTTACACGCTATTTTTAAAAATGTTGATTTATCCATAGCTAAAAATACACATAGCACCAAGGGTCGCAGGGGCGAAATGTGCAGTAACTGGATGTTCTGGTTTACCGCCAGTAAAGATGACAACATTGAATTTGGTTATGTTGACTACGAAGACAAATGGCTCAAAACTAGACCGTACAAGACTATATCTACTTGTATGATTGTGTGTAACGAAGAAGATAATCTTAGTCGTTGTTTAAAAACTGTCACTGATTTCTCTGATGAGATTATAATTGTAGACACAGGGTCAACCGATGATACCAAACATATTGCCCGTAAATTCACAGATAAAGTTTATGATTTAGTGTGGGAAGAAGAGGACGGGCTTGGTAACTTTGCTAGAGCAAGAAATTATTCTATTAGCCTTGCCACCGGAGATTATATCTTTTGGATTGATGCTGACGAACAGCTTGAAAACAGCATGGCCTTGAACAAATATATTATTAGTGATTATTACGATGGTGTTTTGTTACGCCAAGTACAAGCCATGAGCAAAAAAGCACATGAAAATGGCGTTAATGTTGATGTTATGCATGATAGATTCTTTAGAAATAATATTGGCATACAATTTACTGGCGTCATACACGAATATCCCAGCAGAGATGATGAACATTTCCTAGGTAACAAAATGTTCTGGCAGGATCACATTTATGTAACACACTACGGACTGGCAAATCAGGAAACATTAAAGCGTAAGGCCATAGGAAGAAACGCTAATTTGATATATAAGAATGTAAGAACGTACCCTAAACGTGTATTTGCTAGACATTATATCATGGTAGATTATTGGAGTCAGTTTATTACAGGGCATCCTAACCCAGATATGACTTGGCTAGAAAAGGGTATGGATATTTGGCATAATGATTTGAAAAAGTGCGGCGATGATTGGACTATTAGATTGTCGTTGGGTGTATTACAACATTTTTATAGTTATTGTGCCCAAAATGGTATTGCCTTCAAGGGTAAATTACCCGAGAAGGTTGCTTTCCAGAATGGAGAAAACGGCGAAATGATAGATTTCTTTGTCGTTGATCCTGAAGAGGAAAGTGATTTTTTCTTAAAATATCTTGCTAATTTTAAGAGACCGTAGTATAATAAAACAAAGGAAATAAAATATGTATTATGCAAAAGTAGTCGAAGGACAATTTTTAGGTAGAGTAAATGTAGCTGATGAAACACCTGGTGTACATTTTGCCTCAGAACCTACTCCTGAGCAGTTAGCACCTTACAATGTAGTGATCGTTTTTGATCCACCTACATTACCAGCATATGATCCAGCAACACACGGATTATCTGATCTTCCTCCTACATTAGGTGGCGACGGCTATTGGTATGCCGCTTATGAAGTTGTTGAGCGAACACCAGATCCAACAGCTCCTACACCTGGAGTTTAAACTTTAAAGGAAAACAATGTCACAGCGTATATTAATCATGGGCTTACCTGGCTCAGGTAAAACTACCTTAGCAGGAGAACTTAAAACGTACTTAGAAAAACACGGTGATATGAGTTATGGTCGTGCGTTAAACGAACACATTGGCGATTTTAATTGCCAAGTAACTTGGTTTAATGCTGACGATATTCGCAGAAAATACAATGACTGGGACTTCAGTAATGATGGTCGTATTCGTCAAAGTATCCGTATGTTCCAGTTCTCTATGGAAGCCGGTGGTGATTATGTTATCTGTGACTTTGTTGCTCCTTTAGTTGAAATGCGTAATAACTTTAAAGCTGATTGGACTATTTGGGTAGACACTATCCGCGAAGGTCGGTACGCCGATACCAATGCGGCATTCGTTGAACCTGAACAATATGATTTTAGAATCACAGAACAAAACGCAGAAAAGTGGGCAGAGTTTATCGGCCAACACATTATTGACAATCGTCGCCGTCCTCGATTTGACTGGAAGAAAGAAACAGTGCAGATGATGGGAAGATGGCAACCTTGGCATGATGGCCACCGCGCCTTATTTGAAAGGTTAATTGCCCGTACTGGTCAAGTGGTCATACAAATTCGTGATGTGCAAGGATGGCAAGGTAGTAATCCATTTGAAGTAGAAAAAGTTAAAGCATTTATTCGGCGTGATTTAGATCCTGTATATCAAGGGCAATATGAAATACAAGTAGTGCCTAATATTGTACACATTGGATGGGGTCGTGGCGTGGGTTATACTAGCGGAGAAGAAACATTTGATGAAAGCATTACAGACATCAGTGCTACAAAGATTCGTAAAGAGCTGGGCCTTAAATAATAGCGAGACTGCCTGGCGCAGTCTTGTTAAAGCCTACAGCTATCGTTGTTGTGGTACACTAACGACAATAGTAATTTCTTATATAATCACTGGCGAATTTATTCTTAGTCTAGGCATAGGCGCTACAGAAATGATTGTTAAGCCTTTTATATATTGGTCGCATGAGCGAGTATGGTCCAGGGTAAGTTGGGGCAAAAACAATTAACTGGGTATATAATTAACTAAGTAAACGTTACTCCTGACTAGGTGGAGTCAAAAATCTAGCTGGTGGGTCGGTAAACTCGGTATAATAAAAACAATCAAGCACTCTAGGGTGCTTTTTTGTTGACTATGGGTATTCTACTAAATATACTATAAATCTATAGGATAGAACAATGGCATTAGAGATCACAGGCGGCATTACTTTTTCAGGCGGAGTTTCTATACAATTTGAGCCATCTGTTACAATACGATATCTAGTTGTGGGCGGTGGCGGAGCAGGCGGTGTTCGAATTGGGGGCGGTGGCGGTGGTGGCGGAGTTTTGTCGGGAAATATAACATCTCCTCTTTCAGCTGTGTATACCATCACAGTTGGTTCTGGCGGAACTGGAGCAACAGCAAGTCCACCGTATGGTTTTGGTCCTCCTGGAAATTCAGGAGCAAATAGTAGTATTTCGGGCTCAGGATTTACAACTGTAACTGCTGTAGGTGGTGGTGGTGGAGCTGGAACAGATGGGCTTAATGGTGTACCGGGCGGCTCTGGCGGTGGAGGTAGTAGACCAGGTGGCACATCAACAGGCGGATCAGGGAGTGGTTATCCAGGACCTACCCAACAAGGTTATCCAGGTGGCGGCGGTGGCGGCCAAATACCAACTGCGCCAAACGATAGATCAGGTGGTGGCGGTGGCGCAGGAGCTGCCGGTGCCCCAGGCTTAACTACAGGTAACGGCGGTGCTGGATATACTTGGACATATACTGGAAATACATACGCTGGTGGCGGCGGTGGCGGTGTATATGCTAACCCATCTTTAGGCCCAGGGGGTTTATCAGCAGGTAGTGGAGGACCTGGCGGTGGCGGCAATGCTACACCAGGTGCTAATGGATTGAGTGGAGCTGGAAATCCAGGTACACCCGGAACCGGTGGCGGCGGAGCAGGTGGCGGATATCAGTGCGGTAGTCCTTATGCCAACTATACTAACGGCGCCGGTGGTTCTGGTGTAGTTGCAATTGCTTATGCTAGCTCAACACAATTATTTGGCGGCGGAACTGTAACACCAGGAGCGAGTAATCCAGCGGCACCTGGATACTATGTACATACATTTACTAGCCCGGGCACATTGGCACCAGTTATCACAGCACAATATCTAGTTGTTGGAGGCGGTGGCTCTGGCGGTACTACCTCTCCTGGAGTTGATGAACGATCTGGCGGTGGTGGTGGTGGCGGATTATTAACTGGAGTAATTACATTATCTAGTGGCACAGTCTATACCATCACTGTTGGTGCTGGGTCAACTGTTGGAAGCAACGTTAATGGTGGAAATAGTATTATATCTGGAAATATAGTAGGTAATCTCGTAGCATTAGGTGGCGGATATGGAGCATCTGGTTTTACTGGCGGTAATCCAGGAGGATCAGGTGGAGGCGGCGGAGCACCTTCTTCAGGAGGGCCTCTTGGCCTTGGCGGGTCAGCTACACAACCTAGCAGCACCAGTGGCGGTTTAGGTTTTGCTGGTGGTAACGGTGGTACCGACAGCGCAACTTATAGAACTGGCGGTGGAGGTGGAGGTGCTGGTAGCATTGGATCTCCTGGAGCACCAGGCAGTGGAGGCGGCGCTGGCGGTACTGGATATACTTGGTCATACACTGGATTAACATACGCAGGTGGTGGTAGTGGAGGCATATCGGGTGGACCACAAACAGCTGGTGTAAACGGCCTTGGCTCTGGTGGATCAGGTGGTGGTGGCGGTTCAGCCCCCAATAGACTTGGGCTAGCTGGCGGATCTGGCACAGTTATCATAGCAGTACCAACTCCTAGTTATCCAGGAACAGCTCCAGGGGCAACTGTAACTACACCGCCAGCGGCCCCAGGCTATACCGTCTTGACTTATACAACACCAAGTCCTGGTACTCCAGCAACATTTACCTACACGGCATAATATGGAAGCTAGATACAGAAAAGATTATCCGGGCGAATTTGTTATCATTGAGTCCAAATGGTCCGGCGGTAAGAAACAAGAACAACGAGAGTGGATTGAAAATCCCATTGTAAATCAACATTTGAGTGGCCGCGCGGCTGTAATAGGTACTAGTGAAAGTCGAGATAGATTTAATTATAAACTATTAGAAGATCATCGCGGTGGCTTGTTAGGTTCACTAACACTACAGACTTATGGTACTGCTGCTATTGCTAGTGAAATGAGATTAGACTTTACTGTAGATACAGACTTAAATAATTTGTTGCCACTTATTGAAAACAAATATACAGAAAATAACATTGTCTATACTACCAGCAAAAATTGTGTCAAAAGACCAGGCGAGTTTTATTTAATACCCTACAACCCTTTGTTGTGTACTGCTGTACTACCTATCTATCTTGCGGCATTTGATGGACACAGTGAAATATTTATGCTGGGATATGACAAAGAATCCAACATTGGTCAAAATAATTGGATTTTTCAAGTGACTAAAATAATTAAGGCCTACTCTGGCACTAAGTTTATCATGGTAGGCAATGAACTTAACATGCCCGACGAATGGTTAAGTTGTCCTAATACTAAGTGTTTTAATTTTAGAGACTTTGTTACTTACTGCGATGTTTGAAGTTGTTGTTGTATAATAGAAATTTTACTTTGTACTGCTTGAAAATTTATAGTTGACCATAGTCCTGGATGAAGTGGTTTAGGCCAAGTGCCTGAATCAATCCAAGCATATCCCGAATGCTCGTTATTCAGTCTGGGACTAAATTCATTTTCTACCACACAGAAAAAAGTGTTATAAGCGAACCCACCGTCACTGCTAGTAAATTTCTCTAACGGCATGAGTTTAACGTAGTCGGGCATACTGCCAATTTCTTCTTCGCACTCGCGAACCATGGCCGCCATAATACTTTCACCTGGCTCCATTTTGCCACCAGGTAAACCCCAGGAGTCTGGATGTTTTGGATCATTGCGAACCAAATACAAATATCGATTAGTTGATTGACTGTAAAACCAAATGCCAACAGCGTTGACTATTTTTAAATTATTAGTGCCCATTGGCCGCCTGGGTAGAGACCTTGATATGATTTAACCCAATTATGGCCAGTCCATTTGTATTGAATTTCGGTTGTAATATTGGTGACATATTGTGTATTTACAGGACTAGACTCAGCACTGAAAGAAATTACCCATTGATTCCCATCGTACTCGATAATATCGTTAGGATGTGCGACTAATATTTGTCCAGTAGTACCAGCCCAGGCTTGAGCATAACCATTATCACTACCAGTACCTTCAGTTAACAAATATCTCTGCCCTGTACTTGCTGCCGGCAAACCTTGTCCTGGACCACTTGCCAAGGGATTAATAACTGAACTTACAGGCGATAATGTGTTAGGGGGAATCGATTCTTCGATGACAGTAAACAATAGAAATTGATCATTTGTCGGGTCAAACGCCACGGTACCAAATACTTTTGAGCCATCTTCCTGTGTAAGGGCAATCATACTAATACCTGGACGCAATGTTCCATACATGTTGACCACAGGAGTCCAATTTAGATTACTTGGCTCCACTGGATCTGGTGGCGGCAATTCGTTGTTTGCTTCATCAACTACAGCTGACCGAGCTAAAATTTGTAATTTGTTTCCAATTAATACAACTTGATAACCGTATGGCGTAATATATTGTCGTGTACCTAACAACAAATCATTATTACGAATAGCGTTGACCATGTCGCCTTTGCCGTCATAGATGCTAGCAATAATAGTCTCCACAACACCAAGTTTTTTAACTTTAGCAGGCAATGATAACCATATGGGCAAGACAAATTTAAGTGTAGAAATATCAATAGGATCTTCGGTACCTTGCGGAACACCACGACTACTCCACCCTGTAGATACTAACTCTACAATACTTAAACTAGTCCAATCCATAAAACTATCTGTACTTTGTATTTCCAAACTTGGATTGAACAATGGCAATATTTGCTCCAGTAACTGCATTTTTTGATTAGTATTACTAGTCCAGATATCTAAATTGATACTTAATTTATAAGGAGCCGGCATAAAACGCTCTACTTGGAAAGCATTACCTTGGGTAGTTTCATAAGTTCCTGTAGCTGAATCGTATTCACGCTGACGGATACTCTTGTTATCAACATAAGTTGGATTCTGCATGCGTGGCCGATCAAAATCTAGAGCAGTAACATAAAATGTCATCAAGGGAGTTGACGGCATATTACTAGCACTATTTTCTTGTAGGATAACTTGTGCTTGCCGACTAGCATCTCCATAACGCACGGGTACACGATATAATGTATCGCCAGTTCCAGCAGCACCTGCTTCGTTGCGTCCAAACTCTACTTGGAAGCCTGAAAACATACGAGCAAATTGAATTAGATAGCGACGGAGTTGTTCGTCGAAAAAATATTGTTGCATTATCGTCCTGGGGGTCTTGGTTTAGGCGGTTTGTTGCCACCTTGATTGCCGTTATCAGCTTCTGGTTTAAGTAATTCAGACAACGACTGACGGCTTGGTATATTACCTTGATCTGATGTAGATACTGTATATGGATTATTAACAAACGAACTACGCTGAGTTTTATTATCAAAGCCCCAGTCTAAATCAGTACGCACATCATCGGATATAGCTGTCCACATCGCTCCATTGTAACGGAATAAACGATTTGGAAAATAATCTAGTCGCAAACAATAATCTCCTGTCGATGGACCCATGGGAAAACTAACGCCCGGTGTAACTGGCAATCCATTTGGTGCCATCTTATCGCCAGTCAAATAACCCATGGTGTATCCAAAACTCTTGGGAGTTTCGCCCTCGCCTTGTTGTGTTCCATCTACTGTAACATTTTTATCGCCGGCAAATAATCCTCCACTGCTAGGCTCGCCAGCAGGCGTGGTTGGCAATATATAAAAGCTAACATTGTCATAACCCGACAGCGGAACATCAGCATTAGCTTGTATAATTAAAGTATCATTGATAGCTAAATCTTTATTGCGAGTACTATCAGCATCACCTAATGTAGTTGGTTTTTCAATCAATGCCCAATAATTAGGATCGGTAATAGGAGTTCCTGGCGGCACATTAGCCGTGGCTTCGTAATATTTTCCGCCGTCATTGACAACATCACCGCGAGGATAAAAATTACCATCGTCCCAAATATTATCGGGCATAAATGGTTGATCCATAATCTGTTTATACTCTTGAGCATTGACCATTGGCGTAGCTTTAACACGCCAAGTATGTGGAAGCCAAGTTTGACTAAAACCTTCTGAAGCATAACTAGCGTCCTGAATTACATAATATTTAGGTAATGCTCTAGTAATGTTACTATTCAATGGATAGTAATCTTTGAGATTGGGTAATTCAAGAACATCGCCGGCCATTAATTTACGGCCATAAGTGTCAATCATATCATTGTAGTGAAATGTAATGTACAATGTATCGTTGTTTAAAAATAAACCAAATTGTGTTAAATCAAAATTAATATCGTTCTGGGTATAAACACCACGCATGATATAAATGTTAGGATCGTAAGCACGATCGCGATTTTCTAGTAACAGTAAATCTTCGATGAATAGTGGATTTTCTGAAGTATAAACAGGTAAGGTAGCATCTTTATTTCCAGGGTTATCTGTAGTGTCTACTATAGGACCAAGATATTTGTGAACAAAGACATCGAGGCCGCCAACAGTATAACGTTCGGAAATTGTGCGATCCAAAAATTGGTAATCTGAGGTTCTATTGGGTCTATATAAGGACAATCTAGGCATAATAAGTATTTAGCTTTTTGTAGGTTGACTAGTAATTCCCAATACTATATAATTACTGTTATGGATGATATTTTAGACAGGGTAAATCACGCAGAAAAGCAAATATCTGCTGTAAAAAACAAGGTAGCTTATCGTGATTTACGCAAAATGTTAGCCAGCGTAGATCGAACGATTACTGCCCTAAGTCAGGAATCTGTAGAGTGTCGTAGACTTAAACGAGAAACATCAAAATTTATTGAATTGAAAAAACAAGTAAACGGATTATTGGATAATTTGGAACAACACATTACCTTTGCGGCATTGATAGGTTGACATTTACCACCACAGACATTACACTATTAAAACTATGGCAAAAAACGAAACTACAATTAAAAGATTAAACCCCAAGGGTGCCGAAACCAAATATGTTGGCTTTGAACCAGAGTGGCGAATTCAACCAGACGAAACTAATCGTATTAGTTCCTTTGCTAATGCATTCCAATGGTACAATTATCACTATGGCAAAAAAGATGCCAAAGATATGATTGCTATGTATTTGGAAATTAATCATCGCAAAGCTGATGCTCGACTAATACGTGGCATTCCTGACAGTCAAATTCGTGTGACACCAGCTTGGGTATGTCGTATGAGTGTAATGGGATTAATACTTAACGAGCACGAACAATGTGTTTTAGATGAGCAGATTTCGTTGATGCTTAAATCTAAACAAGAAATCAAAAAAGTCGCGGCCACCGACGAGGAAACAGCCCAAGTAAAACTAACTATTCAAGATCATCTTCGCGAAAAGGCAAGTGAGTGTGCTGGAGAGCTCGAGGGAATGTTTGATGATTTTATTGTGGCTGGCGCAAAGATGTCAGCTGACTTTAAACCTATCGCACTAATTCGCGGCATGAATATTAGTCCGCAGATGATTCCTAACATTACTCGAGTATGGGATTTGCGCCTACAAGAATTTAATGAAGTGTTAGAAGGCACCGACGAACAACTAGTAGAAGGCTATAGTCATTTGTCCAAAGCACAACTAAAGCAATGCGTAAAATTCTGTGAAACTGTACTAGCAGACTGCTCGTCTTACATTAGTATTAAGAAAGTAGAACGCAAGCCTCGTGCTAAGAAAGCAGTAAGTCCAGAAAGACAGTCAAGCAAATTTAAGTACCTTAAAGAATTTGCAGAGTTTAATCTCAAGTCTGAAAACCCAGCAAAACTTGTGAACGCAAGCGAAGCTTGGTTGTACGATACAGCAAAACGCAAATTAATCCATGTCATGGCCGACGCACACTTAGGTACATTTACGGTCAAGGGTTCTGCCATTATTGCTTTTGATGCTATGACAACTGTACAGAAAACTTTACGCAAACCAGCCGAACAAATTAAAGCAGTTATGTCGGGCGGAAAGCCAGCAATGCGTAAATCGTTTGGAGATATTAAAGCTACGGAAACTAAGTTTACAGGGCGCGGTAACGAGAATACAATCATTCTAAAAGCCTGGTAAAAATGCTAAATATATGGACATGGAGTCCATATGGCATTGCAATCTGAATCTACATTAGAAACCCTTAAACAACAACTAATTGAATATGTTCGACTTCAATTAGCCGACGAAATCGTTGATATTGAGCTAGACGCCGGTCATTTTGAAGCGGCTTATCGTGCTACAATAGGCACTTATCGTCAGCGGGCACAAAACGCTTATGAAGAAAGTTATACCTTTATGGAGCTCGTAACCAATGTAAACATCTACGATTTACCTGAAGAAGTTATCCAAGTTCGTCAGATATTCCGTAGAACATTTGGTGATTCAACCGGCCCATATGCCTCCAACTTTGACCCATTTAGTCAGGCAACATTGAATGTTTACTTGATGAATTTTAATGTGGCAGGTGGACTTGCTACCTACGATTTCTACTCACAATATGTTGAACTTGCTGGTCGTATGTTTGGTGCTTACATGAACTATACATGGAACCCAGTTACCAAAAAATTACAATTAATTCGCGATCCCAAGGGTGTTGGTGAGAATGTTTTACTATGGACTTACAACTTAAAACCAGAAGTAAATCTACTTTCTGATTTCCAAATTCGTCAATGGATCCGTGACTATATGTACGGAAACTGTAAATTAATTATTGGCGAAGCTCGCGAAAAGTTTGGCACCATATCTGGCCCACAGGGCGGCACAACCTTAAATGGAGCCGCAATGAAAGCTGAAGGCATGGCTGTTATGGCAAAATGTATCGAAGATTTGAAAAACTATGTTGATGGCAGTCAGCCACTTACATGGGTAATTGGCTAAAAATTACTTGTAATTAATTTTAAATCGTGTTATACTTACAGTATGGCACAACACATAATGATCGACATAGAAGGTTTGGCAACTACGCCAGATGCTACTATTTTAACAATCGCAGCACAATCTTTTGATCCATTTGGCATGGGGTATGGATTAAATCATTTCTATGCTCGAGTCACTTTAGAAAGTCAAGAAGGTCGTGCTATTACCGACGATACTATAAATTGGTGGGCCACCCAACCCGAAGCAAGTGCAGAAGCATTTAACGAGGAAGGCAGGATTTCTCTAAGTGATGCTCTAGACGGCCTACACAAACTAACATGGCATGCCGACTTTGTATGGGCTAACGGTCCAACTTACGACATGAATATCCTTGAACACGCATATAAATCTTTAGGTAGAGTACAACCTTGGCAGTTCTATAAAGTACGCGACGCAAGAACTATATATTCCCTATGGCCCAACTGTCCTCGTCCGCCCACTTCACATCACGCACTGGAGGACTGTAAGCGTCAGATCGATATGTTACAAGCGACATTTAGACACTTGAACATCAAAGAAATTAAGTAATTTTAAAAAAAGGACGAATTATGATTATTGGAATTTGTGGATTGATCGGGTCAGGCAAAGATACTATTGCTGACTACTTACAAAATATACACCAATTCCGACGAGAATCATTTGCCCATACACTTAAAGATGCTGTATCATCAGTATTTGGGTGGGACAGAGAATTATTAGAAGGCCGTACTCGCGAAAGTAGAGAATGGCGTGAACAAGTGGACCCTTGGTGGGCAGAACGATTAAGTATGCCCAACCTTACTCCACGCTGGGTATTACAGTTTTGGGGTACAGAGGTGGCTAGAAAGAGCTTTCACGACGACATCTGGATTGCTAGTTTAGAAAACAAATTACGCAAGACACATGACGACGTTGTAATATCAGATTGTCGTTTTCCTAACGAAATTCGAGCGATAAAGAATGCTGGCGGTATTGTGATCCGTGTTGTCCGTGGCCCTGAACCCGAGTGGTTTGAGCTGGCTCAAAGTGTAAACGAAGGCCCTAAAAATCTTAATTGGAGTAGGGCCAAAACTCTACTGGAAAACTACAATATTCATGCCAGCGAGACTGCTTGGATTGGGACTGAGTTTGATTATGTAGTAGATAATAATGCAGACGGGTTAGACAATTTATACGCTCAAGTTAAGAATCTGGTGACAAATCTCCAGCCCTCCACGGTAAATCAGCTTTCTTAACATCTATCACACAGTTTTGGCATATAGTTTTTAAATTACGAACTCCGTTGTTGTTTAGATTTCCATCTATATGAAATACTAGTAGTTGGGCCGCCCATCTAGATCTAAACCCGCAACGATCACAAACTGTTTTCTTTTTATAGCCTTTTAACTCCCATAGCGGAGTTTGGACTTTTTCTTTTCTTTTTTTGCGAATACACATTGTACATCTGCTACGATAATAAATTTTATCGTTTCTATGATAAGCTATAGCCCTAGGGCGTTGATTACAAGCAGGACATATGGGGCGCATACGGGTATTTATGCGGGCGAACCTACTATATAGGCCGCGATTATTGGAGTCTTTTTGATTAAAATGCTAAATATTAATAATTAATAAAAAGGATTTTTGCTATGGCAAACACATTAGTATCTCCAGGCGTACAAGTCACAGTAGTTGATGAAAGTCAATACTTACCAGCCGCTACAAATTCAGTCCCACTTATAGTTATAGCTACAGCTAGTAACAAACTATCAGCAGCAGGCACAGGAATTGCTCCAGGCACATTAAATGCTAATGCGGATCAATTGTTCTTGGCTACTAGTCAAAGAGCTTTACTTGCTCAGTACGGCAATCCGTTCTTTTATACTACTACAAATGGCACTCCGATCAATGGTTACGAATTAAACGAATACGGTTTATTAGCTGCTTATTCCGCATTAGGTATTACTAATCAGTGCTATGTACTCCGTGCTAATGTTGATTTAGCTGCGCTTTCAGCTTCATTGACACGCCCAACAGGAAATCCTCCTAACGGGACATATTGGTTAGATACTGATAACACACAATGGGGATTATTCCAATGGAATCAAACTACTGGCGCATTTACTAATCAGATTCCATTGAATATTACTAATTCTGAATATTTAAATGCAAATACGAGTGTGCCATTACAGAGCTATGGTAGTATCGGGCAATATGCTGTTACAACCACATATACAAGTAATCCAATTTATTTCAAAGCTGGCGGAGCAACAACTGGTCAGACTACTGACACAACACTAATCAACAATTATAATACTTGGGTACAAGTTGGTAGTGGTGATTGGCAATTAGCGTGGCCTACGGTAGAAGGTAGTTATACACCAACATCGTTGACTGCTAGTAATACATTTACAGTTAACGGGTCTTTAATTACAGTTCCGTCTGGCGGTAATGCCACAGTAACTGGTGTAGTTAATGCTATCACTACAGCCTCTATCCCTGGTGTACATGCTGCCAATATCGGCGGATCATTATATCTATATGCTAACTCTACAGCTACTGGTACTAGTATTTCTATTACTGGTATTGTAGGTAACGGCACATCTGCTGTGGCTTCTTTCAGTACACAAGGTAGTGTTCCGTTTGCGGTTGGTAGTAAGATAACTGTTGATGGGGCTAATAATTCTAGTTTTAACGGCACATATTCTGTTGCCAATGCTACAACATCTAGTGTGACTTTTGCTAGTACAGCAAATGTTACAGCTGGTGCTGGCGGTAATGTTTCGTCTGGAGCAGGTACAGTAGTTCTTGCTAACGGTACAGGTACACCATTAACAACATTAGGTATCACACCAGGAACATACTATCCACCAGCATATCAGAATAGCCCAAGTTATACAGTTCCACAATGGAATACATTTAGTCCTCGACCAGCAGCTACAGGTTCTATATGGCAGAAATCTAACAGTATTAATCTTGGTACAACATTGGTAATGAAGCAATATAATTCCATATTAGGCGCTTATGTTATTAAATCTGTTCCAGTATATACTAGTGATGCTACGGCAATCTATGGTTATGATCCAAGTACAGGTGGAACAGCTATTCCAGCTGGGTCTTTGTATGCACAAAGTTATCCATTCAGCGATGGCAAGTCTGGTTATTTAATCCTAAGTCGGTATGTCACAGGAGCAACAGTTGTTACAGGTACAACTACCACACAAACTTTTGTAAATGGTAATGAGTTTACTGTTGGCGCTACACAGCCTGGTACAGCAAGTATTACATCTGTTACTGTAACTATTAACGGCACGACAGCTACAGACTTTATAGAAGCAGTAAGTAGTGCTAATATTCCTTATGTAAGTGCTAGCATAGCAAGTACTGGTGCTATTGTGTTGACACATAGCGCAGGCGGTGATATCTACTTGACAAATGTCACTGGCACCCCACTTACAACAGCTGGATTTATTGCACAAACTTCATCAAGCGGTACTTTCTTGGTACGCAACAATTATGTAAATGGCTCCGCAACAGGTGTTATTTTAAGTAATTGGGTAGGTAGCCCAACATTTAGTTACACAGCTAGTGAAACTACACCAGGCGAAAATCCAACAAGTGGAACATATTGGTATTACAGTGATCCTACACAAGTAGATATCATGATACAAAATAACGGAGTATGGCAAGGTTATCAAACGGTCACATCTGATTCTCGCGGTTACGATTTATCTATGACAAATGCTACTGGTCCTATTATTAGCGCCACAGCACCACTAACACAAAATGATGCGTCCTCTAGTCCATTGGTATATGGTGATCTATGGGTTAATACTAGTGATTTAGAAGATTATCCTTTGATATATCGTTGGCAAGCTGTTGACGGAGTTGATCAGTGGGTACAGATTGTAAATTCAGATCAAACACAGTCAAGCGGAATTCTTTTCGCCGATGCTCGTTGGGCACCAAATGGTACAACTGATCCTGTGGCCGATGCTCTACCAACAATCGAAAGTTTGTTGACTAGCAACTATTTAGACCCAGATGCTCCTATGGCAGAACTATATCCAACAGGTATCTTGTTATGGAATACTCGTCGTTCTGGATTCAATGTTAAGCAGTTTGAGTTAAATTATTTCAATAATCAAAGTTTCCCAACATATGATTGGGATTCTACTACATCATACACTATTGGCGAATATGTACAGTATAATAGTCTAGTTTATGCTTGTATTGAAAATAATTCAAATGAACAGCCGGATACTAATGCGTCTTATTGGGCATTACAAGATGTGTTTAATACATGGGTAAGTGCTACTGGTAGTCGTCCAGATGGCAGTCCATACATGGGCCGTCAATCACAGCGTCAGATTATTGTCGAAGCTTTAAGAGTTGCTATCGATACTAACGCACAAATCCGTGAAGAGCAAAATAACTATAACTTAATTGCGGTAACTGGTTATCCAGAATTAGCTCCTAATATGGAAGCATTAAACAATGAAATCAATAATGTAGCATTTAGCATTATTGATACACCATTGCGTTTGACTCCAGAAAATGTAGCTACATGGGCTAGCAATAATAATGGATTAGGTTTAGCAACAGCAGACGGTAATTTAGCAGCTGGCGATGCTTATGGCGCAACATTCTATCCAAGTTGTCGCACAACCGACTTAACTGGAAACTTCGTTGTAACTTATCCGAGCCACATGATGATTCGTACTATTATTCGCAGTGACGAAGTAGCTTTCCCTTGGTTAGCTCCGGCTGGTACACGCCGTGGATTAGTCGACAACGCACAACAATTAGGCTACTTAAATGGTATCACTGGTATATTTGAAACATTAAGTGTTGGCCAATCCTTGCGCGATGTATTGTACTCAAACCAGATTAATCCAATTACTTATATCCCAGGTGTAGGTATTACTAACTTTGGTAATAAGACATTACAAGCAACAGCAACCGCATTGGATCGTATTAACGTGGCTCGTTTAGTGTGCTTTGTTCGTGCTAGACTTAATCAAATTGGTAAGCAATACTTGTTTGAACCAAACGATCAAATTACCCGTACAGAAATTAGTAACTCAGTCGTAAGTCTAATGATTGACTTGGTAGCTAAACGCGGTATCTATGACTACTTGGTTGTATGTGATAGTTCAAACAATACACCAACAACAATCGATCAGAATCAGTTATGGGTTGATATTGCGATTGAACCAGTAAAAGCAGTAGAATTCATTTATATTCCATTGCGTATTGAAAATACTGGAGCGATTGCGGCGCAGGCGGCTGCCTAATATAAGTTGGGCATTTTTGCCCAACTTTATTAACTAAATAAAGTATATCGGAGATTAACAAATGGCAACATCCTCATTAACTAACATGACAGTCCCACTAGGGGCAGACGGTCAAAGCGCATCAACACAGGGCTTATTAATGCCTAAATTGGCATATCGCTTCCGTGTTTTCTTTAATAATTTTGGCGTAAGCACACCTACTACAGAGCTTACAAAACAAGTTATGAAGTTTGATCGCCCGCATGTACAGTTTGAAGAAATCAAATTACCAATTTACAATAGTACTGTTAAACTTGCTGGTAAGCACTCCTGGACTGATATTACATGCGATCTGCGCGATGATGCTCAAGGCAATGTAAGTAGATTAGTTGGTGAACAATTACAAAAACAATTAGACTTTATGGAGCAAAGTTCTGGAGCTTCAGGAATTGATTATAAATTCTCAATTGGCTTCCAAGTACTCGATGGTGGTAATGGTACTAACGAACCTACAGTATTAGAAGAATGGAATATCCTTGGCGCTTACTTAAAAGATGTTAATTATAACACAATGGATTATGCTACATCAGAAGCAGTTAAAGTTAGTTTAACAATTACATACGATAACGCAATCCAAGTTAATGGCGCTGGAACCCCAACAGGTGTAGGTCAAGCTATTGCTTACACAGTTGGAACTGTGGCTACTGGCGCAGCTTCCGTCAATACTAATACGGTTTAAAATCTATGGGAACCGGCTATTTCGGCCAGGGCGGTAGTTTACTACAATCATTCGGTCAAGGCATCGCAGCTTTACCTGGCGTTAAGGATTACGAACACGCCGCCTATACTTTTGAGACCAACGGTTATCAGCTAAGTCCTCGTCTTAAATTCCTATACCACACATTTTTTAATATTAATACTGGGCAGATCCCACAGCTACAAGCTGCTTACGGATCAGGATCAGTAGAAAGTATTGGCTTAATGGTTAAAAGTATTGAGTTACCTAAGTTTAAAATCGATACTACTGTTATGAATCAATATAATCGTAAAAGATTAGTACAGACTAAAATGAGATATGAGCCTTGTCGCATTACTTTTCATGACGACCAAGCTGATTTAATTCGTAATATGTGGTATAATTATTTTACATATTATTACAAAGATCCAAGTCAAAAATATCAAAATGTTCCTAATAGATCTGGTACACTAGGCCAATTACAATCATTATTTGGCGGATTTAATTACAATACCAATGATATCTATAGCCAGACATTACAAAGTGCCGACTGGGGGTTTGTAGGCGAAAGTTATTCTGACGGAACTAATCTTGGAACTAATAGTACTGGCAAACCACAATTTTTCCGTGATATAACTATCTATGGTATGAGTCAAAAGAAATATGCGGCTTGGACTTTAATTAATCCTATTATTACTCAATGGAATCATGATACTTACGATTATTCAGAAGGCAATGGCACAATGAAGAATGAAGTTACTATCGAATATGAAACTGTAAAATATTATTCGGGCGCCATTGGAAGTCAACAACCATCAATTAGAGTGCCTGGGTTTGCTGATCCAGCACACTATGATAGAGTACCATCTGGTATTACTCGCCCAGGCGGAACACGATCAGTATTTGGCCAAGGTGGCCTAGTGGATGCTGCTGCCGGTACTATAGAAGATTTACAAGCCCTTGCCAGCGGACAAGGTGGATTACAGAATGTGCTTGGTGCCGTACAAACAGCTATGACTACATATAACACATTCCGTGGTAGAAATCCTCTTGCTGGACTTCCCGATGAATTAAAAAATGCTAGTCAAAAACAACTTAGACAATTATCCCGCGGCGGATTTAATTTTCCAGGATTATAATCGTGTCTAATATCAATAATTTTAATACTAAAACAGATTTAACAGTACAAATATTTGATGGATTTTATGATTATCAACAAGCAGTATCTGGTCCAGAGTATGATGCTGTTTATAGTTATCTGTTGAGTGTGTTCGAAACACCTACCCAAGCTGGCAATTTTACTGTGACAATGTTCCGTATGGCTGCCGCTTCGGGAATACCAGTTACAGAATTGTTACAAAATCTCCAGGGAATGTCTAAACCACAGATTACTGTGACGTTTGCTTTTTATCTGAACACATTCCAAAGCCCTGCCACTAAATTAGGAGTAATACAACCAACTACTCCCAATTATTACGTAGCACATAACATCAAACAGTAACCATCATGGCAAATTTCCGCCAAGGCTTCTACGAAGTAAAAAATTCACAAAAATATGTAGGCAACGGTAAACCAAAGTTTCGCTCTGGTTGGGAAATGACTTTTATGATGTTCCTTGACTCCAATGATAATGTCATTAGTTGGGCTAGCGAACCAGTCCGTATTCCTTATCGCAATCCGTTAACCGGCAAAACAACAATGTATGTTCCAGATTTTATCGTAACTTATCGCGGTCCAAGAGAAACAGTAAGAGCTGAATTGATTGAAATTAAACCCAAAAAACAAAGTTTAATTGAAAGTAAGATGAAAGATCGCGACAGAGCTATAGTAGCTCTTAACTATGCTAAATGGCACGCTGCTACATTATGGGCTAAACAAAATGGGCTTACTTTTAGAGTTATCACAGAAGAACAAATATTCCATCAAGGCAAGAAGTAATCTACCCCTGCCAAAATACTGTAAATAACAGTATGACTAAAAAGTTAGAAACCTTATTTGGATTTGATCAGCTTGAAGATCCACAAGATATTCCTGTTGTTGAAAATATGACCCAAGAAGAAACTCGTCATGCTATTGTAGAATTAGACCAAACTATAGATAAAATTGACCAGGCTTTGCCTGCTATTCGTGACTTGGCTGCCAGCGACCGAGAACTAGATGAACTAGCCGATTTAGCCAAACAAAGCTATCAAGATTTATCAGATTTGGGCATGAATGTAGACAGCAGATTTGCCGCAGAATTGTTTGCTGTAGCTGGTAATATGCTGGGACACGCACTGACCGCTAAAACTACTAAACTGAATAAGAAATTAAAAATGATTGACTTACAACTTAAAAAGTTAAAGTTAGATCAAGATGCTGCTAAAAAAACTGGGGATTTGAACAGTATTCCAACGGCCGAAGGACAAGTACTAACTCGCAATGACCTCTTAGAACGTTTACTTAGCGACAGAGCACAAAAAGACAATTAGTATAAATATAATATAGGAAACAATCATGAAAAATTTTAAAGATTACTTAGCAGAAAGCGAAAGAACCTACAACTATCGCATCAAAATAGTTGGTGATTTGCCCCAGGGATTTTATAATTCCCTCAAAGGTAAATTGGATCAGTTTGATCCATTAAAGATTGGTGCCGAAAAAAGCACTCCAATTCAAGCCAAGCCAGCTGACTTTCCAGCATGTGAAAACGAAAAAGTTACCAGCATTGATGTTGAACTTCGCTATCCTGCTATTGAGCCACAGATCAAACAAATTGCTCGTTTACTTGGCTTTGATGAAAATAAAATTATTATGCAGACATCTGTTTATGGGGATAATGAAGCTGATTATAAAGCAAAACTTGAAGCTCAAACAGATCCAGTTTTAACAGCACCATACCCAGCAGATGATGCTAAACAAAAAGAATTGATTAAAGATTATTCAGCCGATCCATATGACCATGCTGTATTAAAAAATTCTTATCGCAGTAACTTTACCGTTGCTGGTGGCAGTCCAAAGCCTGCTGAAACAACAAACGATTTACCCATGGGCGATGACAGTCCAATGACACACGCAGAGAAGCGTCCACGCAAGCCAGCAACTGGCGCACAACCATCAGGAAACTACAAATGAGCTTTTTTTACGACCTTAATAAAAAATTAAACAGTATTGGCAACGAGCAAGAACAAATTGCTAAAGAAGTAGCCAAGGCAGCTAACAAGTCACCAGTTCGTAAATCTCTTGAAGAGTCCTTACGCAGTGACATGAAGGCACTGATGGAAGGCCAAGTAAATGAAATTAGTCAATCTACTAAAGATAGTTATGCTAAAAAAGCAAAAACAGAAGTAGACATTTACAATCGTAACAAAAATAATCCAGGCGCTAGTTCTAAAGAAAAAGAGCTTTCAGCCAAGTCTGCTGCTAACCGTGAAAAAGGTTTAGCAAAAGTTAAAGAAGACGGCACAGGCGGAATGAACTTTAGTGGATCTGGTAGCTTAGAAGAAAAAACAGAAACAAAATATGGAGTTTGTATTGTTGGCCACAACGGCGGCAAACCAGTAAAAACTTTTGACACCGAAGCAGAAGCCAAAGCATACGCAGACAAAGGTATTCGTGTTGACGGTAAACTATTACAAGGTTCAGTTCGCACTATGGTTGGCGAAACTGATTACTCTGCTAAAAAAGCAGCCGCTGGCAAAGACATTGGTAAGCCTGGCAAGAATTTTTCTAAGATTGCTAAAGGCGCTGCTGAGCGTTATGGCAGTAAGGAAGCTGGCGAAAGAGTAGCTGGAGCAGTATTAAATAAATTACGTCATGCCAATGAAGACATGACCGACGAAGGCAATGAATTTTCAGGCGCATTGGCCAATGCCAAAAAAGATCATAAGAGTGAGTTCACGGTAGGTGGCAAAACTTTTCCAGTACAAGAAGATGGTATGGAAGAAAGTGCTTTACAGGCCTACTTAGGTAACAAAAAATATGGCAAGCAAGGCATGGATGCTCTACGCAAAGCTGGTCGCGAGCATGCCGGTAAAGACAAAATGGATCAGATTCGCAATCGCTATGACAAAATGGACGAAACTGAAATGGAATGTGATACACCAACTCCATCAAAAGGTATTCCAGGTAATATTCCTGTGCCAGGAAAAATGGATCGTTTAAAAGACAAGCGTGATTATTATGAAACTGATGATAGCGAAGAGGATATCATGGATTATCTAAATCGCAAATTAGCTCCGCACGATAAAGAACAAGCTAAAGAAGATGCTATTTCCAAACCATACAATGGTTCTGCTGGCGATGCTGATGCATATAATGGTATGGAGTTTGAAGGTAATGCGTTTACTGGAAAACTTAAATCAACACCTAAAGGTGAAAAATTTAATGTAGGCGGTAAAGAATATACAGATACAAGTGAACTTGATGAAACAATGACTCGTCAACACTTCCAACACACAGCAGATTTGTTAAAGCATATTGAAGATCCAGCTAAACGCATGGAACTTGCTAAACATCACGCAGGTGTTTTCAAAGCATCTAATCCAAGATTTGATCACGGCAAGTTTATGAAGGCTTGTAATTGCGACGAAGGTCTTGGTGGCGCTATGGTAGGCGGCATTGCAGGCGCGGCAGTTGGCGGCCCAGTTGGCGCAATTCGCGGTGCGATGGCTGGCAACGCAATCGGTAACGCTATTAGTCCCGATGAATCAGAAGTTGACGAAGGTTTTGCCGACATGGATCGTTGGTTAGCCCAGCGTGAAAAAGAAAAAGGTACTGGTAAGTTTGACAAGCGTAAAGTAAGCACAGGGACTGTATATACTCGCAGATTTGATGATGAACCAGAAGATGACGACACAGATGCTCCAATAAGCAAAGATGGCAAGCCATCAGTTAAGCGTGGTCGTGGCCGCCCAGCAGGTACAAAAGGTGCTACAGGTGCTCGTGGTCCTACAGGTAAGAGCAAACTAATGGCCAAAGATGCTATGCGCGAAGAAGAAGTAGATGAAGTATGTCATCATTGCGGGCAAGCAATTCAAGAAAAAGCAGTTAGTAAAAAACAACAACGATTTATGGGTATGGTTCACGCCGCACAAAAAGGTGAAAAACCAGCTAGTAAAGAAGTAGCTAAGGTTGCCAAAGGCATGAAGAAAAAAGATGCTGAAGATTTTGCTAGTACTAAGCACAAAGGTTTGCCAGAAAAAGTTAAATCTAAAAAAACTGAAGAAGGCAAAGGTGACGGTAATCTAGCCAACAATGCTAAACCATACGACAAAGTAACACAAGGTGATGTTGTTGCTGGTCGTCTTGGTAAAGATGAGGAAGGCGGCAAAAAGAAAGTCAAAAAAGAAGAAAAGGTTGATGAAACAACAACTTCTGGAAGTGTAGCAACTACTTCTGAAGCTCCTAAGTCCAGTAAAGGCGGTATGAAATTTGGCGGCGGTATTTATGATTCATGGAATCGCCAATATGAAACTTTATTAGCAGAAAATGTTAATGTTAATACAACAGCAACTAAAAACGACGACGGCCAAGATCACGAAAGTATTACAATTACTGTAGACGGTGATGATGTTAGTCGCTTTAAAGAATTATTGCAGTCAATGGGAGTAACATCAACCCATAGCCATGCCGGTGATACACATCCAGCAGAACCATGTGGTACATGCGGTGGTGTTCCTTGTCAATGCGATGAACTAGCTGAAGCCGATGCTCCTGTTTCACAAAATGAACCAGACTATCCTACTAATCAAGAAGAAACAGATGATGCTCTGCAATATAGTGGCGGGTTAAACCGTAAAAAATCAACTGGACAAACTACTATTCCAGTAGTTGCTAGTCAGGAAGATCGTTTACACACTATGGAAGAGTCCGTTGATTCATTCTTAAGTCTATATCAAGCATTTAAAACAAAATAAGGAATTAAAGTAAATGAGTCAAGCCAACGTCACAGCAGGAGCATTTAGTAATGCTACTTGGTACACAGACAAAGCAGAAATTGTAACAGGAACTAATGAGGTTACATATAATGTGTACGCGGTAGCATTACCTCCACTAAGTTTTACTACCACAGTAACAACAACCAATGGTAGTTATGTTGCTACAACAGCTGGTACTATTAATATTCCTACTGGAGCTGCTATCGCTGGCACAGGTATTGCTGGCGGTTCTACAGTAATAGCATATAATCCAGGTGTAAGTATTACACTTAGTGCTAATGCTACAGCTAACGGTACTGTAACAGCCACGGTAACTCCGGCTGCTGTTGGCAATTTATATTCTGCTAACCCACAAATTGCGGCTAATTCTAAACAACAAATTTATGTAGGCGCAGGAAACAAACTTACTATTATTGGTGGAAATTCAACTGCTCGCGAACTTGGCACAGCATCATCTGCTACTGCGGGTGTTAACGGCCAAGGCTAATCATGCGAGCTAAAGAGTTCGTCGCCGAGGATCGCGCTGGAAAAATCCCAGGTGGTGCCGAACATGCTATGCCAGGCGCTAGGCGTATGCGTGACAGTGGTGGATACGATAGAACTTACCATTTAAATCGAGTTATGATGGCCGCGGCCTGTCATGATGGCAAAGATAATAAACCAGTCAAGGATATGGATCCTGGAAGTTGGACAGAAAAATACAACACAGCACATCCATATACTAAAGAAGAAGATAACATGATCGTGGGCGCAATGAAAACTATTGGCGCAGAGTCTCATCATCCAGTTTCAGATCATCGCAGCACAGAACATCCAGACACACATAAAACAAGTCCAGTAACTGGATTCAAAGGCTACAAACGTCGATGAGAGCTAAAGAATTTATCACTGAAGAAAAAGTATTGCCGCCTGAGCAAGCTGATCCAATGCGTCAAACTTTTATACTTCCTGGATTAACTTCCAGCGATCCATATCTAACTTATAGATTTGGTGTGGCTATGGCCCGTGCTAGAAGCGATGCTGTTAAAGATGACGTTAATCCTTACATATTACCGTGGGACGCAGAAGAAGTGTTTGGCGAATATGCTGTAGTAGCCGGTATGAACGGAACTGTAGATCCAATTATCGACAAGGCATTAGCAATGACTGGTATTGGCGGTGGCAAAAAAGCCATTGGAACTTTAACAAGCCAAGAGCCGCCGTTAATAGATAAAACAAGTCCAGTAAAAGCATTTAAAGGTTACCCAAGATGAAAAAATTATTAATAGTATTATTGTTTGTACCGCTAACAACTTTAGCACAAATAGCAAAAGAATGCCCACAGTTTACAGTCAACGGCACTCCATTATATCCAGCTAAGTTAGGAGATCAGGAAATTTGTCACACCAACTATGCTGTCATACACAAATGTGATGTTAAAGGGCCTATTGCTGTATTTGAACATTTGACCAAAGATAAAATTACTGGCGGATTCAAACGCCAAGATGACTTCCGTCCAGATCCTAAAGTATTTCCACAATGTCAGTCTACTCTCAAAGATTATGCTGGACAACCATATGACCGCGGACACATGAGCCCCGCTGGTAACAACACACAATCTAAAGAAATTATGAGTGAAAGTTTTTTCCTGAGCAATATGGTTCCACAAGTTCCTAATAACAATCGCGGTATTTGGAAACAATTGGAAACTTGGGAACGCGATTGGGCCATGTCTGGCGGTGATTTTTATATTATCTCTGGTCCTGTTTTTATGCCTCATTATAAAGTAATTGGCAACGGTGTAGGTGTTCCCGATGGCTTATACAAGATTATCATCGAGCGTACATCAGGCAAGGTCATGGCATACATGATGCCGAATGCTCCACTTCCTGTAGCAGATTTACCTAAATATCAAACGACAATGTCTAAAGTTGAAGAAGCTACGGGCATACAGTTTAATCTAGGCAAATAAAACTAGCCCAGTATGGGCCATCCAATTAAATACAAGTATGGCCTTTGACCAAAGCTCGTTAGCTAAAACTCCCTATAAAAAACAAGTTTGGACTGAACAACAGCTCAAGGAATTTGCTCTTTGTGCTGACCCAGTAACCGGCCCTGAGTACTTCATGGATAACTTTTTCTATATCCAGCATCCGGTTAGAGGAAAAATGCAGTATCATCCATACGAATATCAAGAACGATTAATTAAAACATATCACAATTATCGTTTTAGTATTTCTATGATGCCACGACAAACAGGTAAGTCAACTAGCGCCGCAGGTTACTTACTATGGTATGCTATGTTTGTGCCAGACTCTACCGTTCTTATTGCCGCACACAAGTATGACGGCTCCCAAGAGATCATGACTCGTGTACGCTATGCCTATGAAATGTGCCCTGATCATATTCGTGCTGGCGCGACAAACTACAACAAGGGCTCCATAGAATTTGAAAACGGCTCGCGTATTATGTCAGCCACAACAACAGAAAACACAGGTCGTGGTATGAGTATATCACTACTATATTGCGATGAGTTCGCGTTCGTTCGACCCTCTGTAGCACAAGAATTCTGGACTTCAATCTCTCCAACACTAGCAACTGGTGGTAAATGTATTATCACTTCTACTCCTAACTCAGACGAAGATCAATTTGCGTTGTTGTGGAAAGGTGCGAATAAAATGGAAGATTCGCACGGCAATCCGCAGGAAGTAGGCATCAACGGCTTCCGTGCTTTCCGTAGTTTTTGGCGAGAACATCCTGACCGCGATGACGCATGGGCCGCGGCACAACGAGCACAATTAGGCGAAGATCGTTTCCGTCGTGAGATGGATTGCGAATTTATTATCAATGATGAGACGCTGATCGCGCCGGCTAAACTCATAGACTTAGAGGGCATCGAGCCAGTATACAGAACAGCACAAGTACGATGGTACAAACAACCTGAACCAGGTAAGATGTATTGTGTTGGACTTGATCCTAGTCTAGGAACTGGCGGCGATCCTAGTGCTATACAAATTTTTGAAGCCAATACTACTGAACAGATAGGTGAGTGGAAACACAACCGTACCCCTATTCCTGAGCAAATTCGCATATTAGCCGACATAGTAAAATACATTTATAGCTTTGTTAAAGATGAACAGTCAATTTACTTTTCTGTCGAGAACAATACCATTGGAGAAGCAGCTCTTATCTCTATAGAACAATTTGGAGAAGAGAACATCAAGGGCTATTTCCTGTCTGACCCTACACGAGGAGCCGGCAGGTATCGGAAAGGTTTTAATACTAGCCCTAAAAACAAACTTACTGCCTGCGCTAAAATGAAAACTCTTATTGAGACGGGCAAGATGAAATTGCGTAGCCGCCCACTGATTTCCGAATTAAAAACCTTTGTAGCCAACGGAGTTAGTTATGCGGCAAAACCAGGCAGTACAGACGACTTAGTCATGGCAGCCTTGCTAGTTACCCGTATGATGATCTTGTTGCAAACATATCACCCAGAAATGGACACTCAAATGCGAGATTTTGGGGAAAGTATTACCCCGCCGTTGCCCTTTATTTCAACAATGTATTAAATTAAAAATAGCTAAATAATATATTATGGCACAAAACAACGCTAACCAGAAGCTAAATGACTTGCTTATCAGCAAGAATTTTGACCCACAGTCATTAAACAATCAGGGCAAGCCAGCCGCTTCCCCCGAAGAAGCAGATTTGTTTTCTTTTGATTACAAAGGCGAATCAGGACAAGACTACGGCACCGTAGTTATTATGCTCAACGATGAAAATGACCTAAATGTTTACTTTGGCGATAATATTGGTAAAAGCATGGAAGGCGATGATAAAAAGGGTTGGTTTGATTTCCTATATCAACTTCGTATGTTTGCCAAAAGGAATTTATTCAGTTTTACATTACAAAATTTAAACAAATTAAAATATAGTATGCAGGGTCAAGCGGCAATTAGCGAAGGGTTATTTGAATCCTGGCAAGGTAAAAAAGATTTATCCTGGAATGCCGATTCTACACAAGCTCGCTTACTGATTAAACATAAACGCAATATAGGCGAAGGCGAAGCTCGCTTCCGTAATATACAATCGTTGTTTATTGAAACAGCAGACGGCGAAAGATTTAAACTTCCGTTTACAAAATTATCTGCTGGCCGCGCCATGCTAGAACATGTACGCCAAGGCGGCAAGCCTTACGATATTCGTGGCAATCACATTGTTACTATTGTTGAAGAAATGAATTTATTGAGTCGTTTCCGCCGGGCTAATCAAGGTAAAATCTTTGAAGGCGAAACACAACAGTTAGTAGAACAGGCTACACATTATTTTGAAACATTACAAAGTAATTTAAAAAGTTTAAGTACAAAAGTTGGATACACAAAATATTTTGAATCATGGAATCCAGCAGCATTAACTGATGAAGATGTTATTATCGAAGATTTGCGTCATATGTTTGTAGAACAAAACATTGATTCAAGAATTGAACAAGCATTGCCGTTATTGGCAAAATTACAACAGGAACACAACATGAAAGAAGCTAACATATTTGAAAATTGGACAAACCTTATTCTTGAAGGTACATGGGCGATTCCCGATACTAAAGAAAAACAAACTGCTTTAGTAACATTGCTCAGTCAAGAATTGCCAGTTGGTGCCGATGCTACTAACGCAACAGAATTGTTATATGATTTACTTGGCGATGACGAATTGTTTGACCGTTTAGAAGAGTTAGCCGAACAAGATGCCAATGCTGATGCCCGCGAAATTATCCTTAATCGTTTAGAAGAGTTAAAAGATAATCCAGATATTGCTCAAGTTATTGGCCAATTAAAAACTCCAGAAGCTGGGCAAGAAGAATTAGATGAATATGTTGGCGGTGTTGGTGGACAACGCGAATTTAAAAACGGTCAATGGGTACCAGTAACAAAACAAGCAAATGAGCCAGTAAAAGAAACTTTCAATACAGATGACGCAAGTCCAGTAGAATCTGCTATTATCAATCGTATTATGATGTCTCATCCAGATTTACTAGCCAAGTTTGGCCCAGAAGCGGTTATGACTGCCGCTCGTGATCAAGCCGAATGGATAGGTGATGTTGAAGAAATTGGCAGTAGTGATGTAAGCGGTTGGGTTAATAACGCTATTAGAGATTTGGAAAGCTCCAATCAAGGCGCAGAAGAACTTGACGAACTAAGCCCAGATACATTAAAGAGCTATGTTAAACACGCAAGTTCCGATCGTGCGATGCGTAACTTTGACCAAGGTGTAGATGCAGGCACATCAATGAATGATCGTGAACCAAAGTTTGATAAAGAAAATAGTCGCAAAGACGATCAGCGCCGCCATGGCATACACAAAGCTCTTGGTAAATTAGAAGAAGGCGCCATGAAAGACTGGTTATGGAAAGAAGCTGAAAGTTTGGACCGAGATGCTTTTATTGCAAATGCTGGGGAATACGGTATGACTCCAGAAGAAGCCGCTGAGTGGTGGGATAGTATTAATGGCGATTTTGAAGAAAGTGTTGGTGGCGGCAATTTCTTAGAAGAAAACGGTAGTATTGTTAACCAAATGACAAAAGTACAAGACGAAATTGAAAAGATTGTTCGCAGTGGTGGCCGTGTAGGATTAAATGATCCACTAAGTCAAAAATTAAAAATGCTCAAAGCCAAACTACACAAATCCAAAGAAGTCAACGAAAATACAGCGTTAACTGGACCATACGGACATTCTGGTAAATTAGAGCCAGTAGAAGGCACTGACGAAGATATGATGTCTAGAATTAAATTCTTAGCTGGTATTAGAGAAACTGATACTACTACAGATGGACAAGAAAACTCCAATTTAACCGCTATGAAATCTGTCAGTTCTATTTTCATTAGATAAATAAGTGTTAGAAAGCAGTAATCGGCAACATTAGTAAGGCAACTTAACCAGTTTAGTAGTAAACACAGACAGTCCTGTGTATAATAAAGACTGTAGGCAACTTTAATCTAGTAACATAGATAGGCATCACATTTTATAACTTGAAAGGCAACTTAAAATGGCATCATTATCAGAAATCAGAGCCCGCTTACAAGCGGCAGAAAGTAACAAACAAGGCGGCAACTCACAAGGCGACTCAGCGATTTATCCACATTGGTCAATCGATGAAGGTCAAAATGCCACACTCCGCTTCCTCCCAGACGGTAACACAAAAAACACATTCTTTTGGCAAGAACGAGCAATGATTCGTTTACCATTCAATGGTGTTAAGGGAGAATTAGAATCTAAACAAGTACAAGTCCGTGTTCCATGCGTGGAAATGTGGGGAGAGACTTGTCCAATCTTGTCAGAAGTACGTACATGGTTTAAAGATCCAGCACTAGAAGACATGGGTCGTAAGTATTGGAAAAAGCGTGATTATATTTTCCAAGGCTTCGTTCGCGAGAACCCATTGACTGATGACAAGGCTCCAGAAAATCCAATTCGTCGTTTCATTATCGGCCCACAGATCTTTACATTGATCAAAGGTGCGTTGATGGATCCAGAGTTGGAAGAATTGCCAACAGACTATCTCAAAGGTTTAGACTTCCGTATTAGCAAAGGTTCCAAAGGTGGCTTTGCTGACTACAGTGGTTCTAAATGGGCTCGTAAAGAATCAGCACTCACTGAAGCTGAACAAGCGGCTATTGAAGCACATGGTTTGTTTGACTTATCAACATTCTTGCCTAAGAAACCAGGCGAAGTTGAACTCAAGGTTATCAAAGAAATGTTTGAAGCTTCAGTTGATGGCCAGAGTTATGACACAGAGCGTTGGGGTCAGTATTTCCGCCCAGCAGGTGTTAACGCACCCGCAGGTGGATCAGCACCAGCAACTCAAGTAGAAGATGCTCCTGCTCCAGCGGCCAAAGCCGCACCGGCTCCTGCGAGTAGTTTTGATGATGAAGATGATACTCCTGTAGCTAGTGCTCCTGTATCTACTTCAGCACCAGCGGCAACATCTGATAAAGCACAAGACATCCTAGCGATGATTCGTGCTCGTCAAAAAGCCTAAGCATTAAGCCAAAATAATAGCACAAGGGGCAACTCTTGTGCTATTATATCTACTATAACTCAAAGGACTAAACATGGCCAAGCCATATGATTTTTCTAAATTTAGAAAAGATATTACAAAATCCATCGACGGAATGTCGATTGGATTCAACGATCCAACAGATTGGGTTAGTACAGGCAATTTTGCTTTGAACTATCTTATCTCAGGAGACTTTAATAAAGGTATTCCGCTAGGCAAAGTAACAGTATTCGCTGGCGAATCTGGCGCAGGTAAGTCATATATCTGTTCTGGAAATATTGTAAAGAACGCACAAGACCAAGGTATCTTTGTTGTCTTAATCGATACAGAAAATGCTCTTGACGAATTATGGTTACACAATCTTGGTGTTGACACAAGCGAAAGCAAATTGCTTAAACTCAACATGGCTATGATTGACGATGTAGCAAAAACCATTTCAACATTTATGCAAGACTATAAATCATTACCCGACGGCGAGCGTCCAAAGGTATTGTTTGTTGTTGACTCGCTTGGTATGTTGTTAACACCAACCGACGTTAATCAGTTCGAAGCTGGCGACATGAAGGGAGACATGGGTCGTAAACCTAAGGCACTGACAGCACTAGTTCGTAACTCAGTAAACTTTTTTGGTAGTTATAATGTTGGTATGGTTTGTACTAATCATACATACGCTAGTCAAGATATGTTTGATCCAGACGATAAAATTAGCGGCGGACAAGGTTTTATCTATGCGTCAAGTATTGTTGTTGCTATGAAAAAAATGAAACTCAAAGAAGATGAAGATGGCAACAAGATTAGTGATGTTATGGGTATTCGTGCTGGTTGTAAAGTTATGAAAACCCGTTATGCTAAACCGTTCGAGGGAATGCAGATTAAGATTCCTTATGAAACAGGTATGAATCCGTATAGTGGCATGGTAGACTTAGCTGAAAAGCGTGGCTTACTCAAAAAAGAAGGCAACAGTTTAACATTTATCAGCAGCGATGGAGAAGTTATTAAACAATTCCGTAAAAAATGGGAAGCTAACGAAGATGGCTGCCTTGATAAGATTATGCTAGACTTTGGAAAACAGCAAGAAACAGTAAGTACTGATGACACACCTACGGAGGAATAAGAATGTCAGTAGATTTAGCTAGAGAAATTTGGAACGAATTAAAGCGTTATGTCAATTCAGTAGACAAAGACGAAGCGGCCGAAACATTAGTAGCAGTTTTAATTGATAACGACGTAGATGCCGACGATATCAAAGATACTTTTAAGTCCGAATCAGAAGTTAAACGGGCGCTTACAAGTTATCTTAAAGATCACGAAGACGCCGACGATGACGAAGACTACGAAGATGAAGACTTTGACGAGGATGAAGATTATTAATGTGGTATAGCCGTGTAACAGCTGACTTAGGTGCGATCCCCGATTTTATCGCACACTACGAAACTGAACTCGAACATGCTAAAATGGAATGCCGAGTAGGTGGTATGGTCGAAAAGAACATTACTAACTTACCCGGTATTACTGAACACAGATTTAATCAACTCCAAGAAATTGAAGCTGTATTAAATTATCTTAATATTCAACTTAGAAAAATTCGCCGTAAACATTTCCAAAAGTATCTAGAAGGATATGCTCGGGCTTTAACTAGTCGTGATGCTGAAAAATATGTTGACGGGGAAGACGAAGTTATCGATTTTGAAACACTAATCAATGAAGTAGCATTGTTACGCAATCGTTACTTAGGCATTATGAAAGCAATGGAGTCTAAAAACTTTATGCTAGGGCATATTGTTAGACTTAGAGCCGCCGGAATGGAAGATATACAGGTATAAAAATGTTTAGAAACGCAGACGAATCACATCAACATAGTTTAGAAATTTTAAATGCTTTAGGGCAATACGAAGATTTTATGTTGTCCATTAAAACTTTAGCCGACATTGGTTGCGGATCAGGAAAAGATTTAACCTGGTGGGCCACTCGCACAACAAACGATGATCGTGCTACTCCGCTTAATATTCAATGTCAGGGTATAGATATTTTAGATAGCCTTCCGATTGCTAAAGAATACCTAAATATCACTTATCAAAAAGTAGATTTTGAATCAAATATCTATCCACCGCCTGATAAATTTGATGTATTGTGGTGTCACGATGCTTTTCAATATGCGATAGATCCAATTAAAACATTGTCTAACTGGAGAAATATCACTGCCGATGGCGCTATGCTAGCGTTAACAGTCCCACAAACTACAAATATACATCATAAAGATCTAGATTTTAGTCAACAAGATGGATGCTATTATCACCATACGATAGTAAGTCTTATTCATATGTTAGCTGTAACTGGCTGGGATTGTAAAGCTGGATTTTTTAAATTAGATCCGGTGAATAATTGGATACATGCTATAGTATATAAAAGCGACCAAGACCCTAAAGATCTTAAAACTGTCCGTTGGTATGATTTAGTTGATGCTAAATTACTCCCGGAATCAGCTGACAAATCAATACTAGCTAGAGGATTTTTACATCAGCGTGATTTAGTACTGCCCTGGTTAGATAAAAGCCTTACTTGGCTAGGCGCTCAGTAAGTTAGTGTCCACTTACAAACCCCTAGAGATAGGGGTTTTATTTTGGTTGACGAGAAATTCCATTTTTGCTATACTATTATCATAGTAAAGAAACGGAGCACTAAATGGCAATCTTTAACGTAACCTACACCGCATACGAAAAAAATAGTAGCGTCGTAGTAAGCGAAGGAACAATGCCCGTTCATGCTGATTCCTCATTTGTGGCTGAAAGTACAGTAAAAGCAATGTTTATGAACACTAACTTAATCATACGCTATACTACCAACGGTTGACAATTAAATCATTTACCCGTATAATAGTATTATTAACAATATAGTTAAGGAGCTAAAAGATGTCTACAATTCTAATTAAAAATGGTGTATATCGTAATCAACCTGTAAACAATGTTTCATTTACATTGGTTAAAGGTTATCAAACTGGAGCCAAAGGAGGCTATGTGACTGTAAAATCTGAAGGCTATTTTGGCGAGGAATACGACGATGTTCGTATTAAAGTAACTTCAATCGAAGACTTAGAGTTTGTAACTGAATCAGTACCAGTTGGTGAATTTGTTGCGCCAGTCGTAACTAAGCCAGTGACTGAATCCGATGACGAAGTTATGGATCGTATCGAACAACGATTTGAAATTTTACATCAAATGACTCGTGCTACCATCGCAGGTGATGTTCGTGCGATGATTGTGGTAGGTCCTCCGGGCGTAGGTAAGAGTTACGGTGTAGAATTTGAACTTGAAAAGTCAGGATTGTTTGACAAAATCTCAGGTAAAAAGATTAAGTATGAAGTGGTCAAAGGTGCGATGACTCCAATTGGTCTGTACTGTACTTTATATCGCCATTCTGATGCTAACAACGTTTTGGTATTTGACGATTGTGACTCTGTGTTCCAAGACGAATTGGCGCTAAACATTCTTAAAGCCGCATTGGATTCTGGTAAGAAGCGTAAAATCCACTGGAACTCAGATAGTGCTATGTTACGACGTGAAGGTGTTCCTGATATGTTTGATTTTAAAGGTGGTTGTATTTTTATTACCAATTTAAAATTTGACAACCTTAAATCTAAGAAAATGCAGGACCATTTGGAAGCATTACAGAGTCGTTGTCACTTTTTGGATTTGACTTTGAACACTATGCGTGACAAGTTTTTGCGTATTAAACAGATTTTCCGTCAAGGCCAATTATTTAAGGACTATGATTTTAGTCCAGAGCAAGGTGAAGAAATCCTAGCATTTATGGATACCAACAAAGACAAATTACGTGAGATGAGCTTGCGTATGGCACTTAAATTGGCAGACTTAACCAAAGTATCGCAAGATAATTGGAAGGCTTTGGCGGCTAGTACTTGTATGAAGAATAGCTAAAAATTTTACTTACTGTATATCCAATGGTAAGTACAAGGTAGCTCCTGGGCTGGGAAACTAGCCCGTTTTATCAGGCACCCATAAAACGGTGCCTGTTTTTTTGCTCTTTGCATACTAAGTATGCTATAATAAGTGATAATGCGAACAGCTATAATAACAATCCGTGATGAAGTTAATATCAAAATAGAAGGCCTAGAACTGGATGCTAGGCGAAAATTAGTAAACACTTTCAAATATGATGTGCCTGGGGCTAGGTATTTGCCAGCAGTTAGACTTGGTCGGTGGGACGGTAAAGTTTCCTATTTTCAATTGGGTGGGTCAACTTATGTAAATCTACTTCCCGAGATTATTCCTATATTGGAAAGTTATAACTATGACATTGAGCTTAATGATCTACGTGATTATTCTACTACTTTTGATTTTGAGCGAGTAACTGAAGAAACTTTTTCTCATATTAATTGGGGTAAAGGTCATCCCATGGAAGGGCAGCCAATTAAATTGCGCGACTATCAAGTTGAAATTATTAATAACTTTTTAGAAAATCCGCAAAGCATACAGGAAATTGCCACGGGCGCTGGTAAAACAATTATGACAGCGGCATTGAGTCAACGCTGCGAATTATATGGTAGAACTATTGTAATTGTGCCCAATAAGAGTTTAGTAACACAAACAGAAAAAGATTATCGCGGATTAGGATTAGATGTTGGAGTTTACTTTGGAGATAGAAAAGAGTGGGGCAAGAAACATACTATTTGTACTTGGCAAAGTCTTAACATACTTCTTAAAAATACTAAAAACGGCGCAGACATTACTATACATGACTTCATCGAAGATGTGGTCTGTATTATGGTTGACGAAGTCCATATGGCTAAAGCCGATGCGTTAAAAACATTACTCACAGGAGTAATGAGTCGTATTCCTATTCGATGGGGGTTAACTGGAACTGTACCTAAAGAACCCTATGAGTTTCAAGCATTGAAATGTAGTTTAGGCCCAGTCATTAATCAACTGTCAGCTAGCGAACTTCAAGACCGTGGAGTACTAGCACAATGTCATGTAAATATTGTACAATTAATTGACCATGCTGAATTTTCTAATTACCAATCTGAACTTAAATTTTTATTAGAAGAACCTGATAGACTTGACACCATATCGCAATTAGTTGACAAAGTTAATGCTACAGGAAATACATTGGTGCTAGTGGATAGAGTAGCAGCCGGGCATGCCATTGTAGAACGGTTAGGCGATAAGGCAGTTTTTGTCAGTGGCGCAACTAAAGGAACTAAGAGAGATGAAGAATATGCCGAAGTGGCAACTGCTACTGGGAAGGTTATTGTTGCTACCTATGGTGTTGCTGCTGTTGGTATTAATATTCCTAGGATTTTTAATTTGGTGCTTATTGAGCCTGGTAAGAGTTTTGTCCGGGTCATACAATCAATCGGCCGAGGAATACGAAAAGCTGAAGATAAAGATTTCGTCCAAATCTGGGACGTGACCAGTACCTGCAAGTTTGCCAAACGTCATTTGACCAAGCGTAAACAGTTTTATAAAGAAGCAAACTATCCATTTACACAGGAAAAACTAGAGTGGAAATAGTTGACAACTCCAAATATGATGTTACAATAATACTATGAGAATATTAACTTTAGACAACGAACCGTACGATTTAGATCATCTTCCTGAAGAGATAGATGATATGCGTTTTAGTATTTTAGATAATTCTAATCCACAAGATCCAGATTACCATTATATTCCACTGATCTTTTTAGAAAGTTTTAATGCTCCTGCGCTGGTATTAAAAATTGGAAACCATAAAGTTCGTATGCCAGTTGATTGGCAATTATTAATAGGCGAACCAGACTTTGGCGATTTAGAAGTGATCCCGTTGTCGGCACTTAATGATCGCGGGTTTAAAGCATTTCAGTTCAATCCAATCACAAGTTTTAGACCAAGTTTTCTTGATGTAGAAATTTTAGATGTATATCAGGATGTAGCATGGTATGCTCCTAAACTTAAAAATGGACAGATGTTATGTGTTCCATTAGGTGATGGCAAAGAGCCAGAATGTGTTTATTTTGTCAAAGATATTAGTCGTACCTGCGAAGTAGTAGATTATAATAAGGCATTTTAATTCGTGGACAAATTAAGTATCAGCAATGAAATGACACAATTTGATCGCAAGAATCGCGATTTTTACGATAGTCTAACCGACGAAGAACGCAAAAAGTTTTCTACATTCCTAATGATTAGATATGGTAGCTGTGTAAGCGGCGGCAGAGATTTACAAGAATTTTATCTTATTTCTGCCAATGAAAGACTTAATAAGAATTTCTTTCCCTTACACAAACATCCTAAACTTCAATGGCTAATGGCAACTACTGTGAGTCCAGGAATGGGGACATTTCGTCATAATTGGATAGCAACAAAGAAAAAAGAACCCGGAGCAGGAAGTCTTAAAAAACAGATAGCAGAATTATATCCACATATGAAAGACGATGAGATAGAACTTATGGCTAAAATCAATACTAAAAAAGATATAGATGTTTACTTAAAATTATCAGGACAGGAGAATAAAAAATGAAATGGTTTTTTTCAAAAGAGAAGGATGCAACAAAACTAGACTTTAATCAAGTAGAGTTTGTCTTAGATGACGGTACTGTATGGAGATACAAACCTACTAAGAATATTACAGCTAATGAAGTCGCTAGACTTTTACCGTTGTTTTTAAATCCAAATACTACCCCAGCAGAGTCGGTAACTTATATTAAGAGAGAAAAATTAGAACGCAATTTTGCCATCAACCCAGAAGAATGAGTTACACTTGCCAGTATTGTAAGAAGAATTTTATCAAAGAATCTTCTTTGACTGTGCATTCTTGTGAGCCAAGACGTCGTAGGCAAGAAAAAGACGAAGCTGGGGTTAGACTTGGATTCAATTCATATCTTAAATTTTATGAACTCACACAAGGATCAGCTAAATTAAAAACCTACGATGATTTCTGTGAAAGCCCATACTATAAGGCATTTGTAAAATTTGGTAGATATTGTGTAAACACTAAAGTCATTAATCCAGCTCGTTTTACAGAATGGGTTTTAAAACAAAATAAAAAATTAGATTATTGGTGTAGTGACAATCTATACACCGAATACCTTTTGTTTTATCTTAAAGTGGAACGAATGGAGGATGCGTTGACTAGAGGTTTAGAACACGCATTAGATTGGGCCGAGGAAAAGGAAGCACCGTCACAAGATTATTTGCGTTACGGGAATCACAATACTATAACAAATTCGATAGTCAACGGTCGCATTAGTTCTTGGATATTATATAATTGTGAATCGGGACAAAGATTTTTATCTGAAATGAGTACTGAACATCAAGCAATGGTATGGCCGTATATAGATCCTGATGTGTGGACTAAAAAATTAAAAGACGATCCGGCTAATCGTATAGAAGCACAAGAGTTATTACAGAAAGCAGGTTGGTAATGGAAATCATTTGCATATTGTTAGCACTATTTGGTATCAAACATTTTGTATGCGATTTTGTTTTACAAAATGAAAATATGTTCAAAGATAAAGGCATATATATGGCTCCGGGCGGCCGCAATCATGCCGCCATGCACGCTCTTGGAACTTTTATTGTATTACTAATAATTTTTCCTTGGGATATAGGAGCTCATATGTTTGCCATCATACTCGGTATATTAGATGGCCTGATCCATTATCATATTGATTGGGCAAAAACAAATTTAAGTCGCGGACTAACTCCCGCTGATCGTAAATTTTGGGTATGGTTCGGTGCTGACCAAGGTTTACATTATTTGACATATATTGGAATAATTGCTATACTAGTATTATGAGCGCAGATATTGATATCGATTTAGCCGACCGAGAACAAGTTTTAAAACTTATTCAAGCAATACCCGCACGACAACTTTATCAAGGTCAAGTTCGTCGACATAATTCTGGCGTTTATGTTACAGACATTCCATACGATCCAGTCAATCAATGTGCTGCTATTGATTACGAAGAAGCTGAAGCTCGCGGTTATTTTAAAATTGATTTACTGAATATGTCAGTTTATCAGCTAATTAAAAGTCCAGAACATTATCAAGAAATGTTGACTAAAGAACCGCCGTGGGAAAGATTATACACTGATCTAGAGTGGTCAAAACAATTAGCCCATATTGGAAACTATACTGATTTACTAACGAAGATGAAGCCCGATTCAATTCCTAGAATGGCGGCTTTTATTGCTATTATTAGACCAGGCAAAGCACACTTACAAAACAAGCCCTGGAGTGAAATCTTTGAATCTGTATGGAACGGGGACGACAGTAAAGGATTTATTTTTAAACATAGTCATTCAATTTCATATGCGGCATTGGTAGCATTACATATGAATTTATTGGATGAAATTAGTCCATCCGGCGAACTAAAGTAATACTTTTACGTTTAGATTTTTTGCGACCCATTTCAGCTAAACTACAAACTGGGCCATGTAGAATTTCAAGATCTTTGTTGATAAATGTACGCAGGTAACCTCTAAATGGATCCCATTCCTGTTTTAAATAGATATTAATAGGAATAGATCTGTTACTTTCCCACCACCAAATATTAGCTAATTCTAAGAATAATTTTTTTGCTTCTAAATCTGTTATACTTCCGAAATCATAGATAGTGGTAATAGCATCATCGCGATTTTGTATAATTCCTACATATTCCTGGGAGGCGTAGAGACATAGCGTTATAAACGGGTATTTGTCGGTTAATTTTGTAAAAATTTCTGCGTTCATCTAATAATAGTTATCATTTGGAATATTTATGGTATAAAAATATATCGTTAAATATCGCTAAATAATATGTATGTATTCAACTACCGCTTACCTTTACCAGCAACGAACACAGGTACTCCTGATAGATTCAAGCGGGCAATTCTTCACAGCAAGGTACGACCCAGTGTACGCTAAACGACTAACCCTTAATTTAGGAGTAGATAATGTACTCCTGTTTTCCTTTGTTAACCAGGACGAAAAACCTGTTAATGTAAACGGCTCTACTTTTACTTTCCGCATTACAAATACAGCGGGAACCGTACTGTTATTACAAGCACCAATGACAATCCTTAATGCTGCCACTGGACAAGTTAAAGTTTCTATTCCTGCGGAAGATACTTTAGAATTAATTGCTCAACCAGCAAGTTATTCTATCAGCGTTCAAAGTGGTGTCTTAAATCAAGCAGTATTTACTAACGCCCAAGCCGGTGCTCGTGCCCCGATTGATTTAGTAAATTCAGTATTCCCACAATTTGTGCCTAGCGTTCCACTTACAATCCCTACCACTAGCCTAAGCTCACAAACAAGTCTCGACGGAGCAGGTTACGAACAATATCCAGGCTGGGCAGGTAACTGGTATTACGGCGGCAATGGTAGTTGGTATAATAATAACTATCAAAATACAGAATTTTATTCAAGTTTTATCGAGCCAAGAAACTATATCACAACAATACAAATGGATTTGATTGGATATACAGGAACAATTAAAGCGCAATTTGCTCAAAACTACGAAAGCATTTGGTATAACATTACTGAATCAACAACCTACTACAACGAAACAAGAACAATTTATATGAACGTAGTTGGTTGGTATCCATTGTTAAGATTATGTTTTAATAATAGTCTTTTCTCCACACCAAATCCTCCTGGTGTTCCGGCATCTGCTTATGCGGTATGTAATGAAGGAGTGCTCACCAATATCGTTATACAAAATGGCGGATACGGATATTTGGCTCCACCCCAAGTTGATATTGTAGGTAACGGTTCGGGCGCTAGAGTTACTTCTACTATTGATGTCAACGGGACTGTCACTGGATTTAATATCATCAATGGCGGATCTGGCTACTGGCCTATACCGTCTGGCGGCGTTAACCAACTTGCTTACCCGGTGCCACCGGCCCAGCAAGGTGCTTTCCCAATCATCTCAACTGGCTATATTACCAATATACTCTACCGTTAAACGTTGATTTTATTGTTTGAATCTGCTATAATCGTAGCATGATTGATGTGATTTCCTTTCTTCCTAGTAAACGAAAACATACTAGCTCTGGCTGGATATCTTTCAACGCACCGTGTTGCGTTCATAGAGGCGATAGTCAAGATAAAAGACAGCGTGGCGGCCTTAAACCTAACGCAGAAAGCGGGTGGAGTTATCATTGTTTTAATTGTGGCTATACCGCTAGTTTTATTTTAGGTCGTAATTTATCATTTAAAGCTCGTAAATTATTAGAATGGTTAGGAGTAGATCAACAAAGTATCGAAGCAATTAATATCGAAAGTCTAAGACATCGGACTATGAATGGTTTGATAGAGAATCAAAAGACTCAAATTAAGGCAGTTGAATTCGAAGAGCGAGATTTACCAGCTGATTTGGAACTTATAGATATTGACAATCCCGAGCATTTCCCGTATATTGAATACTTGGAAGGTAGATGTATTGATTGTTTAGGCTATCCATATATGGTAAGTCCAAATGCCGAAGGAAGATCAAGTAAGCGTATTGTAATACCGTTTACTCATAAAGGTGTAATGGTAGGAAATACATCTAGATTTATTGATAGCAGACAACCTAAATTTATATCAGATACACAACAAGGTTATGTATTTGGGGTTGACTTACAAAAAGATAATTGGGAACATTTAATCGTAGTAGAAGGAGTATTTGACGCACTTGCTATTAATGGACTAGCAGTATTACACAACGATATTAACGATACACAAGTCCAGGTAATTAAAAGTTTAGGTAAAAATATTACTGTGGTTCCAGATCAGGATCAAGCTGGAATGACATTAGTAAATAGAGCAATAGAATTAGGGTGGGGTGTTAGTATCCCTGAATGGCCGGCGGGTGTCAAAGATGTAAATGATGCTATAATTCGTATGGGTAAGGTAGCAACTCTACTAACTATATTAAATGCCAGAGAAACTAACAAATATAAAATTGAAATAAAAAGGAAGCAACTTGTTAAAAGATTATAGTATCGAAGTACAAAAATTATTTTTAGAAATGATGCTCAGCGATGCTGAATCATTTGTCCGTGTTCAAAATATCTATAACCCAGAAAACTTTGATCGCAGTTTACGAGCGGCGGCAGATTTTGTAAAAACTCACTACGAAGAGCATGGATCACTTCCTATATTAGAACAAATTAATGCCGCCACTGGGTCTAAATTAGAAACTCTTCCAGACTTACCGGACGGTAACTTAGATTGGTTTATGGAAGAATTTGAAGGTTTTACTAAAAAAGAAGAACTTAGTAGAGCAATTCTTAAATCATACGATATGTTGGACAAAGGCGAATTTGCGCCTGTAGAAAAATTAATCAAAGACGCAGTACAAATTAGTCTACAAAAAGACATGGGTACAGACTATTTTGCTGATCCAAGAGGCCGCAATGACAAATATTTTAACAGTGGTGGGCAAGTAAGCACTGGCTGGCCAAGTTTAGATAAGATTCTTTATGGCGGGTTCAGTCGCGGAGAACTTAATATTTTTGCTGGTGGATCTGGTTCTGGTAAATCTTTGGTCATGATGAATATTGCTATTAGCTGGTTAGAGCAAGGGCTTAGTGGCGCATATATTAGTTTAGAGCTTAGTGAAGAATTAGTTGGATTGCGTACTGATGCTATGCTGTCTAGTATGTCGACTAAAGATATCCGTAAAGATTTAGAAACTGCTGAATTAAAGATTAAAATGTTTGGCAAAAAAGCAGGGCAATATCGAGTTAAGGCATTGCCAGCACAAAGTAATATCAATGATGTGCGGAGTTATTTAAAAGAAGTACAAGTTCAAACGGGTATCAAAATTGATTTTGTAATGGTTGATTACTTAGACTTATTAATGCCAGTTTCAGCTAAAGTTAGTCCTAACGATTTGTTTGTTAAAGACAAATATGTTTCAGAAGAATTACGCAATTTAGCAAAAGAGCTTAATATACTATTAGTAACAGCTTCGCAATTAAATCGTGCGGCTGTGGAAGAAATTGAATTTGATCATAGTCATATTTCGGGTGGTATTTCTAAGATTAATACCGCAGATAATGTATTTGGTATCTTTACAAGTCGTGCCATGAAAGAGCGTGGACGCTATCAATTACAATGTATGAAAACTCGTACTTCTAACGGCACAGGGCAAAAAGTTGAACTGGACTACAATATTGAAACCATGCGTATTACTGACTTACCCGAAGAAGCCACTCCAGTAAATTCATTTAGAAAAGCTAACATTTATGATAATATTAAAACACAATCTAAAGTTAGCGGCGGGGAAACTATTGATGCTGATACTGGAGAAATCGGAAAAATTACAGCAGAAGTACAAAGTAGTAAATTAAAGGCATTATTGGGGCAAATTAAACAGAATTAAAAGCCAGACTATAATTTAAATTGTAATAAATAATAAAAAGGTTCTGGCAATTATGCAAAAGAAAACCCGTAGTTTATTAGAAGAATTAGATAGTATGTATATCGAGCGCGATCAGCGTCATGTGATCGAAAATCGTGCCTCTAATATTATTGCTAGTGCCATTCGTTTATTGGAACAAATCGACGAAAACTACCCAGCAGATCAAGCAGAGAACCTTACACGCAAATTAATTAATGCGATTAGACTTCGTAACCCAGAAAAGTTTACTCGCTCTGTGAGGAAAACTGATGCAAATTCATGAAATAACCAAGCGCCAGCGCACCGATGAAGGGCTATTGGATACTGTTAAGCAATCGGTCAAAGCCTCTTCTTTAGGCCAAGCTGTTACTTCAACTAAAAATACAGCGGTAAATGCAATAAAACATCCATTTAGTGGAAGCAAATTTCAACAGGCACAAAATGTGTCGGCATTAGCACAAGCTAATGCGATTAGACAACAAATAAACGCAAAAAATCAAAAAGCTCTAGGTGACCAATATAAGGAAGTTGGCGCATCTGTACGCGGTGCTAACCAACGAGGTGAACTAAGTTTAGATCAAAAATTAGAACTAGCTAAACGAGACCCAAAAGCTAAACAAAAAATAGCACAATTAGTCAAGGCATTTGACCAAGAGTTTGATACTGGTCCCGATGTTCAATATCAAAAGAATCCAGATGCGGCCAAGAAATTTATTCAACAAAAAACAGTCGCTCCAGTTCAACCGGTTAAACCTAATACTACAACACAGCCATATACTTCTCAAACGCAACAAAATATAGCGGCACAAAATAGACAGATGGGCCCACTATCGGGAATTAGAGAAGGCTCCTTGGCTCAACGATCTCAAAATCGAAACGCACCTGTAGCCCCAGTTCAACCGACACAAGCAGTTGGGAAAAAAGATATAGAAGAAAAAAATTTCCAAAAATGGATTAGTCAGCATATTCCTGGCATAGAGAATATAGATCCAACTACTCAAAGACAATTAGATCAACTTTTTCAAAAAATTGTAATGGCCAAAGGCAATACTAAAGCAGTAGACGCGGCCTTTGAAGAATATGCTACTGTAGCACTAGCCGCACTTGGAGCAGGGCAAGGATCGTACAATCAATCAAGTATATCCGCAGCTTCTTATACACAACAACAAGCAGCCAATCAATTAGGTATTACTCCAGACGCAATTGCAAAATTACAACAACGAATGGCACAAAATAAAGAAGTAGTAAAATCAAAAACTGGATCCGATACTATAGACAAATTAATTACGGCGGTAACTGGCCAATGAATTTAATTAAAGAAGGCGGCAATGTTTTTAAGAACAATGATAAACAAGCCTTAACCCAAAGAATAAATCAAGCAGATGTTGCTATTACTGTAGACTGGCTAGAACAATTAACTGATCTTGACTTGCGGGGCGAGATAGATCCTGATACTGGATATCCAGAACGCTGGTTGGGTAGTTCAGGTAAGAAACCTACATCTGGAGATCTTGATTTAGCTGTCAATGCTAACGAAATCACCCAACAACAACTAGTAGCAGAGTTAACCCAATGGTGTAATAGTCATAAATTAGATCCAAAAGAATATGTTAAAAACGCAGGCGGTCAAGTACACTTTAAGACACCGATAGGCGGTAATCCAAATAAAGGGTATGTACAGACTGATTTTATGTTTATGAAAGACATGGGAGTAGGACAATTCTTTTTACAAGCGTCGCCAAATTCAAAATTTTCAGGTCAAGATAGAGCTGTAGTGGTAAATTCACTAGCTAAAGCATTTGGTTATAAATTAGACATGCGTCGTGGTATTATCAATCGCGCTAATGAAGAAGTAGTTGAAACGGATCCCGACAAGATCGCTAAATTATTACTCACTCCCGGAGCAACAAAGAAAGATCTTACCTCTGTGGAAAACATTGTCCAGGCATTAAAAAACGATCCTAAAAAAGATGAAAAATTAGCGGATGCTAGATCACACTTTGAAAGAGTTGGAACTCCATTTTTTGAAAATACAAGTACAGAACTTTATACAGAAGTACATTTCCTAGCCCGCTTGCGTGACCGTATTGTCAATCAAGGTATGGAAAAACTAATTGAAAATATAGAAGTACAAGGCGGTAAAGCCAAAGGCATCGAACATATTGAGGATTTAGTATTTAGAAAAGGAACCGCAGGTATTAAGGAAGCACTTGCGGTCATTGAACATCTTAAAGATAACACAAAATCATCGGTTACAGTTAAGTGGGACGGCAAACCTGCGGTGGTGTTTGGGCGCGAACCTAACGGCACTTTTGTATTAACTGATGTAGCAGGGTTTGGCGCTGTGGGCTACAATGGCATGTTTACCAGCTCAAAACAAATCACACAACATTTAGCTAATCGCGATACCGAAGCAAAAGCCCAGGGCAAATCCGCTAATCGGGTAGCTCAACTAGCCCCTATCTATCAAACATTATGGCCCATGTTAGAAGCAGCAACTCCAAAAGATTTTAAAGGTTATATCCAGGGCGATTTATTGTATATTACAACACCACCCGAAGTATCTGGGGCTTTTGTATTCAAACCCAATACTGTAGAATATAATATTCCAGCTAGCTCTAAATTAGGCGAAGAAATTGCTGGCAGTCATGTGGGTATTGCTATACACACCTATTATAAAGAGCAAGGTGCCGGTAAAGAACCACTGGGTCGAGTTAATCTAAACTCAGTTCCCGGTCTGTTATTAATCGAACCTATCTCTCCTAAAGAAAATGTCAAACCTACAGATAGTAGTCTAGTTAAACAATTGAAAAGTTTAGTAAGCAGTAGTGGAATAGCTATTAATACATTGTTTAATCCTGCCGAACTGCGTCAACTACAAATTAGTGATTTGCCAAGACTATGCGTTGATTATATCAATAGTCTAGTTAAAGATGATTCTGTGGCAGATTTTGACCCGGCAACATTATTGCCAGGATTTGGCAAGTGGTTACAGACTAAAGTAACTCCCCGAAAATATAATAATATCGTAGAATACTTACAAAGCCCAAGAAGTAATATGGACGGAATGAGTGCGGCATTTACAGCCTTTGTATTGTTACATAATATCAAGATGGATATGCTACAACAGTTAGACCGTCAGCATCCTGGGCAAGAAGGCTGGGTAATAGCTCATCCGGGCGGAATAACTAAATTTGTTAATAGATTTGGTTTTTCTCGGGCAAATGCGGCCCAAAATGCTCCACAATCCTAATCCAACTCCTTAATTTTTTTGCCAAAAGACTAAATACACGTAGGACCTTTGAGTCCACATACATAAGGAGATTTAAAATGGCACAGATTCCATTAGTATCAGGCGGTTCACAACCAGTATTTTCCATTGACACACGCAATGGCTCACAATTATCAGCTAACGTTGCTTACACTCCAGCTGCTACACCTACAAATTTTGCAGGTCCAGCACTTGAGTTTTATCAAATCGGCAACTTGTCTGGTATTCAAAACCAAGCTCAAGTTAACGGCGCTGTTCAAGTTATTGATCAAGCATTACAACAGCTTTGCACAATTGCTATTCAGCAAGTTAATACTAACTCTATCAGTATCGCTACATACCCATTAGGCGCATTTGGTGGTAACGCTAGTGTTTCAGCAGCTGCTGTTCAAGCACTTGTTGTTGCTTTAGGTAACATCCAAATCACTAACGGTGGCGTAACAACTGGCTTTAGTGCTACAGGCGCTGAAGTAACAAACTTAGGCTTCAAGTTAGCAGCATCTTAATTTTAAAGTTTTCTTTAAAATGTCAAGAAAGCACCGCAAGGTGCTTTTTTGTTGGGCAGTTTATTATAGGTTAAATATACCTATATTATGACAATTAATAAAATTACCGAAGTTACCATATATGAAAGCCCCGATGGCGGCCGTACAGTTTATGCTCGACATCCAGGAAGTAGCACAAGGGAATTATATAGTCGCGATCCTAAACTAATTGAACAAGAAAATGAATTAAAACAACAAGAGCGTTGGCAATATATTTTAGCGGCTAGAAAAAACAATTCAGCAATAAACAACCTTTGCGAACAAGCGGAAATTTTATATGAATTGTCCAAAAAGGCATTGTGAAATTTATTTGTAAAACCTTCTTTGACATTACCGCCACTGGTGTAACTGGACATTACAAATCTTCCCGAGTTCCATTTCGAGATTTATCTGGCAGTAATATTGAAAATGAACTGTCGTGGAATCGTGCTAGAAATCAGCAAAGAAATTGGGAAACTATTACTCAACTAATAAGTTTACGCACACAAATCTCAGAATTACAAAATCCTAAAAGAAATAATGATTTATGGATCTTTGAATTTGAATCTGAGACTCCATATGCATTTGGCTCCCAAGATAACTCCACAGAATTGTTATTATCCGACTCAGCAGGAGTTCCTATGCTAGTAGGATTGGGAAATATTAAAAATTTAGCACCATTATTAATTGTATCGGGGCCTGATCAAAATATATGGTTTGACGAATTATAATAAATATATGATACTAAAATAGGACAGAATATGAGCATCGAAGCCACTGAAATTGAAAAAAAGAGTCTAGAAGCTCATGTAGAACTCTGTGCTGAACGCTATAATGCGTTAGAAGACAAAATGACCGCTATGAGTGAAAATATCGCACATCTTTGCTCTATGGTACAGGATGTTAAAGCATCTATTAGTAAATTAAATGAAAAAAATACAGATAGATTAATTCACTGGGGTGTCGGCATTATTAGTTTTCTCGCCGCATCAACTATCTATCTCATATCCCACTACGTAATTAAATGATTGAAAATACCCCAGAACTTAACAAGTTATTTCGAAAAGAATTTCCAGATTTAGCTGCTAATCTTATATGGAAAAATGACGACGGTGAATACGAAGTATTTGACCGTTATGTAATAAGCCCGGAAAAGCAGGGATACAGAGTGCGCTGTTCAGCTACAGAAGTGGGTGTGTTTAGTACAACAAAAACAGCATTGAGCTGGTGTATAGCTGACAAATATACCCATTATAACTTAGCCCGGGATATACTAACATTAGACAATAAATTAAGCTCATTAACATCAGATATATCAACAAGAGCTAATCTAGCAGACCGCAGTAAACAGCCTTTATTTCGCGAAACTATAGAAACCAAGCTAGAAACCAAGATTATACACAAAAAACAAGTAGAGCAGGAATTAACCAAATGCGTCAATTATGCTAAATACTGTCAACAACGAGGATTTAATAATGAAACTGTTCGAACTGGCCGCAACCAAGCCATCAAAGCAAGCCGCTAAGGTATTTGAGAGTTATTTTGGTGACTCCATTAATGTAGACGTAATGTCCGCTAAACAAGCCCGTATGATGTTAAACAAAGTACGCAAGCTCGTAAATGAACATCGTCAAACATCAGCTTTTCATCACAGTGAAAAGAACCCAACTTATTTGAAGTTGATGATGATGGAAAGAGTGTTAGCTACCAAAGTTAACGAAACTCCTACCGTTGCCGTTGGCTCAACTGCCGGGGCTGATCAAAATCAAGCTAAATCAGTTGCAGGTATGCCACCAGTTAATCCTACGGTAGCCGCAGGCGATGCTGTTAAAAAACAACAACAGCAAGCTCAAGTAAATACTATTAGTGATCCTAAATTAAAATCTGCTATGCAAAAAGCCACACAAGGTCAATCATTAAATCCAGCTGATCAACAATTAGTTGCTCAAGCTGCTCTACAAACAGAAAGCAAACAATTGAGACATAGTTTATATAAAATTCTTCGCGAATCAGAAGTACAACAAGCACAAGTAGTGTTAGCCGCACAAGACATGGTAGATAATGTTCAAAAAATGAGCGAAGAAATTTCAAGTATGCAGTTTAAAGATTTGCCAGCACTATGCGACCAAATCAAAAATCAAATTGGTGTTGACCAAGCAATGCAGTTCAACACAGATGCTACATCCGCTCTTGCTGGTTTGTTACAAAATCTACAAGGTGCTAAACAACAATTAGACCAAGCTCTTGGTGTTGTTACTGGTCAAGCCGCTCCTAGTATTCCGGGGCAAGATGAATTAGATGCTGACCTAGGTGCTGAGATGGGCGCTGATATTGGCGCCGATTTAGGTGTTGAAATGGACGATGAAGAACTTCCACCAGAAGAGCCAGAAGCTCCTGAAATGGGTGGCGCAGGCTTAGGTCGCGCTAAACGCTAAATGTTAATCTTTGAAGTAGAAAATCCAGAAACTGTTAACTCCGGTAAGCTCATGGCATTGACTCAATTCCTTGCTGGTCGTGCTGGCGATACTGATTCAAAGAAACAAATTTCTACAAAAGCATTTATAGACTTGGCACAAAGTCTTGGAGTTAATGTTACTACTGATACATTGGGCGATTTAATTGCTAAAGATCCGTTATCAAATGTATTACTTCCGTATGAACCAAATTCAGGAGTGGTTAAGTTTAAAGGAAATGACGAACCAGGCGAACAGCCCATGGACACTGATCAGGCTGCCAAAGTAGTGGATTCTAACGCCAAAGCGGCGATGAAACGACGATCTTAAGCGTTTCGGTTGACATCTGTCAACTTTTCCTATACAATAAGCGTTATAAGAGTATAACTCAAGGAGAAGTAAAATGAAAAATAAATTGATTTACACATTGGTATTCGGTTCTATTTTGGCAATGAGTACATTATTTGCCTCTCAAGCTCAAGCTCACGGTTATTACGGATATCGCGGCGGATATTATGGTAACAATAATAATTGGGTTGGCCCTGCGGCAGCTGGTGTAGTAATTGGCGGTTTGGCCGCAAGAGCATATTACGCTCCTCCAGTTTATGTTCAGCAACCACAGGTAATTTACATTCAGCAATCTATTCCACCTGGATATGTTCAACAACAGATTTTAGATGCTAACTGTAATTGTTATCGTACAGTACTGGTACCACAGTAATGGCCTACTCAGATAAGGTAATTGATCACTATGAAAATCCAAGAAATGTTGGTAAGATGGATGCCACTGATAGCAGTATCGGCACCGGTGTTGTCGGTGCTCCTGCTTGCGGTGATGTCATGCGTTTACAAATAAAAGTAGAAGATGGAATTATTACAGATGCAAAATTTAAAACATACGGCTGTGGGTCCGCGATCGCGAGTAGTTCGCTCGTCACGGAGTGGGTCAAGGGTAAAACGCTGGAGCAAGCTGGCACAATTAAGAATGCTGAAATTGCAGAGGAACTCGCACTCCCGCCGGTTAAGATTCATTGTTCGATCCTTGCGGAAGACGCTATTAAAGCCGCGATAGAAGATTACATAAAAAAACAATGATCACAGTAACAGACACAGCCGCTAAGAAAATTAAAACTAATATCGAAAAGCGTGGCAAAGGTATCGCCGTCCGTATAGGCGTCAGAACCACAGGATGTTCTGGTCTTGCTTATATAATGGAATATGTAGACGAACTTACTATTGATGATGTATTACTTTCAGACAATGGTGCTGTAATAGTAGTGGATCCAAAATCTTTGCCAATGGTAGCTGGTATTACTGTAGATTATGTCCGCCAAGGGCTTAATGAAGGTTTTGAATTTATTAACCCACTGGAAAAAGACCGTTGCGGTTGCGGCGAATCCTTTCGGATATAATAAGGTTGACAACCTCGCAGTAGGTTGCTATACTAGATACAATGTATAATCCAAAATTTGCGTATCATGAATTATCCCGCACAAGCGAAGAAGGTCGGCGCTTATATCTTACTCCAGATGGCAAAAAGGTTCCTAGTGTAACTACAATTCTTAGCGCCACAGAACCAAAAGAGAAAAAAGAAGCTCTACAAAACTGGCGTAAACGAGTTGGTGTAGACAAGGCTCAAGCTATTACCACAGAAGCCGCCAATCGTGGGACCAGAATGCATACTTACTTGGAACGCTATATTAAAGAAGGCGCAATGCCCGACCGTGGGTCAAATCCTTTTGGTTGGGCAAGTCACGCTATGGCCCAAACTGTAATTGACCAAGGTCTTAAAAATGTCAACGAACTATGGGGAGTAGAAATCCCGTTATTCTTCCCTAGTTTGTATGCGGGCACTACTGACGGATGTGGTATTCACATGGGCGACGAAAGTATTATTGACTATAAACAAACTAACAAGCCTAAAAAAACTGAATGGATCCAAGATTACTATCTTCAATTAGTAGCTTATGCCCTAGCACACAACGAAGTCTATAAAACTAATATTCGCAAGGGTGTGGTACTAATGTGTGTTAAACCTGACACTGATGAAATGGGCAACTTACTTACAGAACCACAATATCAGGAATTTACGCTTGAACCCAGCGAATTTGACCATTGGGAACAAGAGTGGTGGAAACGATTGGAGCTCTACTACACGATTAGCTAAATACTGTATAACAAGGAATACAGTAAATGGCTATTGTGCAAATCTCTCAGATTACTAACCGCTTAGGTTTAAACATAGATTTACCCCAGTTGGCGGGTGCTGAATTAGGCTGGTCCACTGACACTCGTCAGCTTTATATTGGTAACGGCACTTTAGAGCAAGGCGCTCCTGTTATTGGAAATACTGAAATTTTAACAGAATTTTCCGATATTATAAATTTAGCGGCTGCCTACACTTACAAAGGAACTGCCGCAGGTTATGTAGTACAAACTGGCCCAACTCCCGGTACTCCGGTTACATTAAGTCTACAGACTTGGTTAGATCAATTTGCTACAGTAAAAGATTTTGGTGCCAAGGGCGATGGATTAACAGATGATACTGCTGCTATTAATCGCGCTTTAACACAATTATACTGCCGAGCAAATAATGTCCAAGTACGCAGAGGCTTGTTCTTTCCAGCTGGAAAATATATTGTAAGTGGGCCAATTAATATTCCACCTTTTGCAACATTGTATGGCGAAGGCCCACAAAACTCAATCATTCAGATGGTAGCTTCGGGCGGAACCGGAACCTGTGTAGCACAAACAGCTGACAACAATAATCCTCCACAAACTGGTATTAATATTGGCAGTAACGGAGCAATTACACCTACCGATATTAACATTATGAATATGGCATTTGAAACGTTGGATAATACTAAAAATGTATTTCTGGTCAATTCTGCCACTAATTGTATATTTCGCGCTGTAAGTTTCATGGGAACTGAAACGACCAGTACATTAGTTAGTCCTACAACAGAGACAAGCGGTGTGGTATTTGCTAGTGATGTCGTTACTACTAGTGATATTTTATTTGATGGCTGCAGATTTACTGGAACAGTATATGGTGTTACTGCCAATCAAAGAACTACAGGCATTACTATAAACAATTCTTATTTTAATATTTTACATGAAGGCATAGCATTTGGTACTGGTACTATCGTTAACGGCGGACCTACAGGCACTCGAATAACAAATAACATGTTCGATAATATCTATAGTTATGGTATTATATTTCATGACGTGAGTCTCAATGCTACTGGATATAATATTTTTTATGATGTAGCTAATTTTTTCCTAGGTACCGATAATCCAGCAACACCGGTAATTTTATTCCAAGGCAATAACAATGTTAGCATTGGAGATATGTTTGAGCGTACAGATGTGTATGCTGAACAGCACCCTAGAATCTATACAGGCTCTACACTTAGTATTTCAACTACCAATGGTGTACAAATACAATTAGGTACAAAGACTGTAAAGTCAGGACAAGTTGCTACATTAGAAGACAATATCTTACCTGGAAATCCTTATACTATATTCACCATTGATACTACCACAGCTGGCCCTAGTTTCAAGATTGATTATTCTACTACTAGAACTGGCAATCTAGGAGGTACCGGAAATGTGTTTGGTTTTAGAACAGGCACAATATGGGTAGCAAGTAATACCGATGGTAATGTTTCCTATATGGATGACTATACCGAAAATTATCCTATTGGTGTAACTTTACTAGCTACTCAGATCGCAAATACGGCTAATGTTAGAATACAATATTTTTCAACGGTTGGTAGTTCAGCTAGTTTTAATTACTCTACTTCTTATTTTACTTCTTAATGTGGTATAGAGATTTTGCCGACAGGCTAGAGTCTTGGGCCGAATTGCGTAGCCAAAATCAAGAGCTTCCATTAGAAGAAGCTCTTCAAAATATAAATGATTATTGGCAAGAGTCGCCATGGCAACCTTATTATCTGCATTGGGATGATCAGCCAAATTGGCCCGATCCTTGGCAACTTTTGAGCGATAATGTCTATTGTGATCTTGCTCGCGGGCTTGGAATCCTGTATACTCTAAGTATGTTAGACCATAAGGATTTAGTATCGTATGAGTTGATTTTGTCCGAAGATAATCGTAATTTAGTCTTAGTGAACAAATCAAAATATACACTTAATTGGGACAGTTCAGTCTTAGTAAATACTCCACATGTTGTTAAAGTAAAAAAACGCTTTATCAATACCACCCTATAGTAGTAACATAAGTAAAATACAAATAATAAAACGAGAGTTAGATGACGCAAATTACAGTAGTTAAACGCAATGGTGCAAGAGAGCCACTACATATTGACAAGTGGCAGGCACAGGTTGCCAAAGTATGCCAAGGTATTGCTGATGTGAGTCAGTCAATGATTGAAATTAAAGCGCAATTACATTTTTATGATGGAATTACTACGAAAGAAATCGATGGTATTACTTTAAGAGCTATAGTAGATCTTATTGATGTAGAAGCTAATCCAGACATAGGTCATACTAACTATCAATTTGTGGCCGGTAAACAACGTTTGTCAATGTTACGCAAAGATGTATATGGTTCATACGAACCTCCGCATTTATACGAAATTGTAAAAAAGAATGTAGCTACTGGTCTTTATACTCCAGAACTTCTTGAATGGTACACAGAAGAAGACTGGAATAAGATGAATGACATGCTTGACCATGAGAAAGACGAAGGATACAGTTATGCTGCTATTGAACAACTTATTGAAAAATATTTGGTACGAAACCGAGCTACAAAAGAAATTTATGAAACTCCGCAGGTTAGATATATTATTGCAGCGGCTACAGTCTTCCATAAAGAAGAACCGAATAGTGCTCGTATGCGTTACATTAAAGAATACTATGGTGCGGCATCCGATGGTTTGTTTACTCTTGCTACACCTGTCCTGGCTGGTCTTGGCACTCCGACTAAACAGTTTTCTAGTTGTGTGCTTATCCGCAGTGACGACAATCTGGATAGCATATTTGCTTCTGGAGAGATGATGGCCAAGTATGCCGCTAAACGAGCCGGCATAGGTTTAGAAATTGGCCGCTTACGACCACTAGGTAGTCCTATCCGTGGTGGCGAAGTTATGCACACTGGTATGGTACCGTTCCTTAAAAAATGGTTTGGTGATTTAAGAAGTTGTTCGCAGGGAGGAATTCGCAATGCTTCTGCTACTGTGTTTTATCCAATTTGGCACTATCAGTTTGACGATCTTATCGTACTCAAGAACAATCAAGGAACTGATGAAACCCGTGTGAGATTTATGGACTACGGTGTTGTATTGTCTGCTTTCTTCTGGAGACGGTTTAAGAATAAAGAAAATATTACATTCTTTGATCCTAACGAAGTACCTGACTTATACGAAGCATTTTATCAAAATACAGAACGCTTTGAAGAGCTGTATGTAAAATACGAACGGCGTAAAGATTTACGCAAGAAAGTAATGAACGCCGAAGATGTATTCAAAGGCGGCATATTAAAAGAGCGCACTGACACAGGCCGTATCTATCTTGTGTTCATTGACAATGTTCAGAATCAAGGTCCGTTTGATCCTGAATTCCATACCATTTACCAGAGTAACCTTTGTTGTGAAATACTTCTTCCTACTAAATCCTTTAAACGTCTGGATGACAGCGATGGTCGTATCGCTCTTTGTACGCTGGGTTCCATCAATTGGGGAGCTTTCCGTAATCCAGAAGACATGCGCCGTGCTTGTCGCATACTCCAGCGTAGCCTGTGTAATATTTTGGACTACCAAGATTTTCTTTCCATTCAGTCACAGTTAAGCAATGACGAAATCCAGCCCTTGGGCATTGGCATTACTAACCTAGCCTACTGGCACGCCAAGCGTAGTTTGAAGTACGGTGAAAAAGATGCTTTACACGAAGTTAAATCCTGGATGGAACATCAAGCATTTTACTTAACAGAAGCCACAGTGGAACTTGCCAAAGAACGCGGTCCTTGTTTACATTCAGATAAAACACGCTATGGCCAAGGCACATTCCCGTGGGAACTTCGTGCCAAGGCAGTCAATGAGTTAACTGATTTTACTCCTGAACTCGACTGGGAAACACTACGCATTAATATGAAAGAGTACGGAGTACGCAATGGCACATTAATGGCTGTAGCACCAGTGGAGTCAAGTAGTGTTGTTATTAATAGTACAAATGGTATTGAATTACCAATGAGTTTAATTACTGTTAAAGAATCAAAGGCAGGAAGTTTAATTCAAGTAGCGCCCGAGTACAATAAATTAAAAAATAAATATCAATTGATGTGGGAACAGAAGGATTGCGATGGTTATCTTAAGACTGCTAGTGTATTAGCTGCTTATGTAGATCAAAGTATCTCAACTAACACTTTCTATAATCCCGCTCACTTTCCAGATAGAAAAGTACCAACTACATTAATTGCTAAAAATTTAATGTCGGCACATAGATGGGGATTAAAGACTTTCTACTATAGTTTGATCAATAAACAAGGTAGTAAAGGTCAAGACGAAGTAGAAGAAAAATTAGAAGTGATAGATTTTGACGATCAAGAAGATTGTGAAGCTTGTAAATTATAGAAAGAAAAAATGAAAAAAATATTATTAGTATTAGTCGGGGTAGTAGTATTGGCGCTAGCATCATACACCTTATATACAAAATTTAGTATCGCTAATAAAGCACAATCAAAGTCTACATCTGGTTTAACAGTATGTGATGGCAAGTATGCCTTGTGCGCTGCGTCAACTTGTAAAGCCACAGGCAAGATGATTACTGGTAATAACGGTACACCTTATCCTGAAGTAGAATGTCGTTGTCCTATTCTCGAAGGTCGAGCTATTGCTGATACCAAAGCTGGTAACATGGCGGGTAGCTGTACACCAACAGATAGCCAACACGTTTGGAGTTTGTTTGCTCCTAAATTATACTATCCACAAGAAGCTAGTAATTTCAGCAACAAGCCAAAAGACATGAAAGCCACAGTTCAAAAATGTGATGCCAGTTTAAATTTAGGCGACAAAGCTAGTAACTGCTTTAGTTGGAATTGTAAGATTGGCTCGGATGGCATTGCTATCTGCTCTTGCCCTACTGGTCAAGTGCCTGCCGCTACTACATTCTTAACTGAAGCAGGTCAAGGTAATCCAGATGCTTGTAGTCAGTATCCTGTAAGTTTACCGATACAAAACCCACCAGGTAATTAAAGGAAAATAAAATGAAATTCAAATTACTTATTGTGCTGGCTTTTTTGATCCCAGCATTTGGATTTGCACAGTCTACACAAAACAACGGCAAGGCCGCTGTAAAAGATAACGGCAATACTAGCCTCCGGGGCTCCTATGGCAATACTGATCTACAAGGTTCGTATGGCAACACCGATATCAAGGGCTCGTATGGCAATACCAATCTACAAGGATCTTATGGCAATACCAGTAATACTGTCAGCATCGGCGGCAATGGAAGCAACGGTAACGCACCAACAAAAATAATAATCAATCTTACCATAGAGATGCCGGCCGCAAAATAAAATTAAAGAAAAATATTAATAATGTTAGAAACTATATGTGACATAATGGTAGACGCTTACAAGCGTAACTGGATTACCAGTCGTGATGGTAATGTTAGCATTCGTCATCACGACCGTGATCACTTTTACATTACACCAAGTGGTGTGCGTAAACAAACACTACAACCTGATCAGTTTAAGAAGATTCTGATTAAACCGCCACTGACTTGGAACGAAGTTGGTACTGGTTTATTGGCTGAACGATACGGGTGGAAAGAATTGCCCTATACTGATATTAGCGATAGGTTAAAGCCTAGTGGAGAAATACCCTTACATTTCGGCTTACAAAAAGAAATGGGACAACATCACGGAGAAGTACGAGTAGTAGTTCATGTACATCCTACTTATTGCGTAGCCGCAATGCACGCTGGTATTGATTTAAGTACTATTGTCGATGACTTTCCAGAACTTAGTCGCTATACCAAAGTGGCACCAAATGTACCAGATGTTCCACCTATCAGTCAAGAGCTTGCAGACCAATGTCATAAAAATCTACAATTAGATGATAAAGGCAATATTGCTTACGATATTGTTGGTATTAAAGGACACGGAGTAGTTGCTATAGATACAAGCCCGTGGCGAGCATACGAACACATTGAACGCTTAGAACATATTTGTAAAATTGTTTTAGCTTCAAAAAACTATTAAAATAAAGAAAAATTATGAAAATATCATCAAATGAAGATATAACTGATATAGAATTTGTTACTAACGAAGGACAAGTTCTTAAAAGTTTAGACCAACATTTAAGAGAGTGGTTGACGATAAGAAATATTGATCCAGATTTTTACATTGAAGACGAAGCAAAAGAAATGATATTAGCTGCTCTACAAGATGAAAATTTTGGATCAGCTTACATCGACGAAGAAAATGGTCTAGTAGTAGAATATAAAGAAGACGAAAATGAGCCAACAACAATACAACCTAAAAACTAAAACAGATTATCTTAACCGCAAGATGTTCCTGGACCCAGCCGGGCCTGTAACTATCCAACGATTTGAAGAAGTCAAATATAATAAAATTGTAAAATTTGAACAAGAAGCTCGCGGATTCTTTTGGGTCCCGGAAGAAATTTCGTTAACTAAAGATGCTAACGATTTTAAAGAATCTTCTGATACAGTACGACATATCTTTACCAGTAATTTGCTTAGGCAAACAGCCCTTGATAGTTTACAAGGTCGCGGACCAACACAAGTGTTTACTCCTGTAGTATCTATCCCTGAACTAGAAGCACTAATGTATAACTGGGGTTTTTTTGAAACGAATATACATAGTCGTAGTTATAGTCACATTATACGCAATATCTATAATGTACCTAAAGACATTTTCAATACTATTCATGACACTGAAGAAATTGTTGGCATGGCTTCTTCAATTGGAAAATATTATGATAGATTACACATGACCAACTGTCGAAAAGAATTATTAGGAAAAGTTGATGAACAAGAACATATTAATGCTATATGGTTGGCTCTCAATGCTTCGTATGGATTAGAAGCTTTCCGCTTCATGGTAAGTTTTGCCACAAGTTTAGCCATGGTCGAGAATCGTATCTTCATTGGTAATGGCAATATTATTAGTTTAATTTTACAGGATGAAATACTACACAAAGACTGGACAGGTTGGCTAATCAACCAAGTAGTCAAAGAGGATCCTCGATTTGCACAAGCTAAAGTAGAGTGTGAGCAAGAAGTATATGCTATGTACTTAGATGTCATACGAGAAGAAAAACAATGGGCAGATTATCTATTCCAAAAAGGTCCAGTGATTGGACTTAATGCGGCAATACTTAAAGATTTTGTTGACTATACAGCCGTTGGTGCTTTTAAAGAAATTGGCATTAAATATCAGTCTCCTGCTCCTAAGACGACTCCTATTCCGTGGTTTAATAAACATGTAAATGTAAGTAACAAACAAACAGCACTCCAAGAATCAGAATCGACTAATTATGTTATTGGTGTAATGAGTGATGTACTGGACTACGACCAGTTACCAAATTTATAATAATAAGGAAAAAATATGAAAGCCATTGTATGGTCAAAAAACGCCTGCCCTTTTTGCGTTCAAGCAAAAGCATTACTAGAATCAAAAGGTATTGAATTTGAAGAGCGCAATGTTCAAGAAAATTGGACAAAAGAACAGTTGCTAGAAGCAGTTCCTACCGCAAGAACTTTACCACAGATCTTCTTGGACGATAACTATATTGGCGGGTTTACAGAACTCCGCAAACATTTCCAAGGATAATATGATAGTAGAAAAAGACAAGGTTTATACATTTAAATTAACCAACGCCGATGAAATCGTTGGTAAAGTAGTAGATATCACAGAAGATGCTTACATAGTAGCTCAACCACTAAGTGCTGTGCCTACAGAAAAAGGCATTCAATTAATCTATAGCGTGTTTACGGGCGACCCCAAAGAAAATGCTACTATAAATAAAACAGCAGTAGCAATGATTTGTTCAACTCGTGAAGAAGTTGGCGATCATTATCTCGAAGCTACAACAGGTCTTAAACCAGTTCGTAAACCTTCGATCATAATGGGATAAAATGAGCAGACAAATAGTTCGTGTAGGCGATATAAACAGCGGAGGTGGAAAAGTAATATCCGGTGATCCTTCGGTGCGACTAAACGGACTAGATATTGCTATAGACGGATCACCAGTAACTCCACATCCACATCCTAAGGGCGCTGTTCAGCATGACATTGCTCATTGTGTGGCTTCTGAACAAACAATTAAAATACAAGGCAAACGAATAATATTTGTAGGAGATGTCGATACATGCGGTCACACTCGTATTCAAGGTAGTCCTAATGTAGGAGGCAGTTAATATGGCAAGTGTATTAACCCCCTTTCAGATTACTACTACTGCTAATTTATTGTATAACCAAGGCATAAGCGTCAATGCTGTATTCTTAACTAACGTAGCAACTTATGAAAATCTTCCTTATGTGTCAGCATTAAAGGAAGCTATAACAACATCCAAGACTGCTAACTTAGCGGCAAATACATTAAGTCAATTATATACGCTAGGTACAAATACTTGCCCAGCACTCGGTGACAGTATTCCTTCGTCAAGTACATCACAACCAGCAAACACATTATTCACCACCTTATTAGTAGAAATTGCTAACTCATATATTTCCTCTGGTCCAGGAAAAGATGTGTCAATATTTTGTCAAGGATTTAGCGCATTAGTTGGGTACAACGGAATAACAAATAGTTTTATTAATTCTGCGGTTAATAGTCAAACATATCTAGGAGGAGTATTTCCTGGTAATGATAGTTTGTTTACTGGCGGTATCACTAGCGTAAATGTGTGCACAGCTTTATGGGGTAGTGATTTACAAGCCTTAGGCGGATTAATTGATTTAAGCAATTTAGAAGAATTAGGAACTCCTATGGCACTAGTTAGACAACTTGCTAAAGTGGGAGGCATTACTCCAGATATATCGTTGGCCTTTGCCAATGCTGGCGTCAATCCCTTGACGGTGGTAAATTTAACCTCGCGTGGTGTGGCCGCATCAGATACTGATCAAAAAGCAATGTACACAGCTATGACACAAATCACTGGCACAGTTTTAACTCAAGTGTTAACACTACTAGGTGTTACTACTCTTAATATTAACACTATGGCTGATTTATTAAATCCTTATAAAATATTTCCTAATAGTTTCCAATCACTAACAGTCACTGGTGTGAACGGTGTTTCACAAAATATCTATTTAGATTCCGCCGGCACAGTCAATTCAACTGTAAAACAATATTTGCCTAAAGTAGCAGCGAGATCACTATCATGACCGCATTAGATAGATTAAATCAAATAACTCCTCCAGATATAGCACTAGCTAATAAAGCATTGGCTGTATCTATGTTACAAATTACTGGTATAGCTTCAATGAATTTGCCGCAATTTGCTAATACCGTAGCTAATGTTCAAACAACTTATGGATTACCATTAATTACTAATTCAACATCGGCGGTGCCTGCTAGTTCAACTGATGCTATTGTTGGTAAATTAGGAGTAGGCACCGGTACTAATGGGACTATTACTATTTCTGATACTATGGGAACTATAGCCGGTGTAGTATCAGCTGATGCGTTGCAAAATACTATATCTATTGTAAGTACAATGAATTTAAGTAATTTAGCTAATATCTATATTGATATGACTGCTACAGCTAATGGAAGTTATGGAGATATTACTTCTGGCCCTATTATTATTCCATCTGGACCTGCCAATGGAACATATGATAATCTTAATGCCGCATTTAATGGACAAGAAATTTCTGGAAATATTGGTGGTCTTGGTCTTATCCCGGCCACCACATCAAATGTAATACCAACTATACAATCATCTTACCCTAACCAAACCGCTAATTTAAATACTAATTGGTCTAACATGGCTAGTCAAATAAATCTTGAGAAATCAACACAAGCTGACGCTGGCATTAATTTTGCTAACTTGACTCCAAACAGTACATCGTCAATTTATAGTTTTGTATTTTCATTACCATCATACGGAAAAGACACTACGGTGGGCGGAACTTCACAATTTTTAGAATCAGTCGCAGATAAAACTACTATCGGTGGACAAGCCATTATTGCAACTTTACGACAAGGACAGTCCAGTCTTAACTCAACAGGAATTAAACCAAGTACTAGTGTACCCTCTACTCCAACTACCTTGCCACCACAAGCAAACTTACTACCAGCACAACCTCCATATCCACCGCCAACTACAACCTAAAATTTCGTTGTATTAAAACAACACCTGGTTTGGTTGACGACAAATTCCAATTTTGTTATACTAGCTCTATAGTAAACAAATTGGAGTTAATATGTTCGCAACTTTAGTAGATCAATTAGTTAAAGTAACACTTACAAACGAATCTGTAAAAACAGAGTTCTATAACGGTACCTTGTTTGTTAGTACTATTACCGAAGTACAAGCCCGCAAGGTATTTCATAGATTATCCGATGTTATTGGCTTTGCTAAAGTGTCAGTAAGTCCAATTGGAGACACCGGCGAATACGCATTTGACTTTAAGGCTTAATGTGTCAAATAAAACTCTAACTATTATAGCTTGTATTCTTCTTGGGTTAATCTTACTCCGTGCTGAAATACGCATGGATAAGATAGAAGACAAGTTAGATGATGTAATTCAAACCAAATATGTAGTTAAACATACCCCTAAAGATGTTGAATGTTTAACTAAAAATATTTACTACGAAGCTGGCGTAGAAAGTCGCACTGGCAAATATGCTGTGGCCCATGTAACCCTTAATCGTCTAAAGTCTGGATACTGGGGCAAGGATGTATGTAACGTAGTCTATGCTAAAAAACAATTTAGTTGGACCTTGAAGAAAAAATTACCTACACCAAATAAAGATGTATGGGAAGAATCTAAAGCTATTGCCGTCGAGGTATTAAAAGGTGCTAGAGTTCGAGGAGTTGCTAACAGTTTATATTATCATGCCGACTACATCAAACAACCTTATTGGGTTGACCCTACTGAATATGTTTTAACCATTGGACGACATTTATTTTATAACCGTGCTAAAGATTCAGGAGTTTATATATGAAATGGGCATTAATATTTTGGGCCACCAATCCCGCAAATTTTACTGTACATTCGGTCTACTTGGTACAAGATAATTGTCTAGCAAAACAAGCATATTATCAAGAAAAATTTACCAGCATGAAAGCTGAATGTAAACCAGCCAAGGAAGTCAAGCTAGGAACCCCTACAACCATTACAGTTAAACAGGTTACAGTACCCGGTTGACAATTAATTCCAAATTCGCTATAATACTTGTATAGTTAATAAAAGGAGCAATATTATGATGTTCGTTATTCGTACACAATTTATGGAAAACTACGGTGCCCACGATTGGGATGGTAATGGCGAATGTCCTCAACACTGGAAGTATAAAGGTGGATCCGAGTATAAAATTACAGGCGTAGACCCTACTGCCGACCCACAAGATTATATCAATCTTGCCAATGTTGAATTTAGCTGTGAAGGCGCTCGCGAATATATCCTGGGCTACTCGTTTGAACAAGATGATTACTTGTCAGACTTTGAAAAGTCACAGTTAAAGTATGACGGCCATATTGCTTATCCTGAGCCGTACTTGAGCTGGGATGAAATGGAGGCTCAAGTAATGAGCACTAGCACCGAAATGGTGTTTAACCGTGAAGCTAAGGAATTGGCATAATGGAAAAGAAAAAACTAATGAGTAATGACAAGTTTGGATCCTTACGCTATTCCATGAGTCGAAAAGATATTATGACGTTTGTATCAGGCCTCCACGATATGCAGATGGACATGATTGAGACTACAGTAATAGCCAAAGAGCGTCAAGGTTTTCCCGAAGCCAATGTAGTGATAAAACATATCATGGAGAAGAAATGAACTTTTCGTTTATCGGGTGGTGTAAGGAAGAAAACCACGATAAAGTATGGGGAGCCATTGAACTCGGTACCGCTAAGTATGTTACATTCTGGGGTCGGCGTGGAAAGAAATTACAAACTAAATCGCTGGGTGTAAGCTCTTATGAATTAAGAAAATTAATTAATCAAAAAACAGCTAAAGGTTATATTAGCGTTGACAAAAATAATTTAGATAAAGTATATCCTGAGTTTGAAAAAGATTTAGAACAAACAGCTATGTGGTCAATGCTAAAGGGAACAATATGAAACAAGGATCTTTCCGTCATTGGTGTACTGAAAAATGGTACGAGCATCAAGATGAAATGTTGTCCTATGGTCAAAAGTCAGACATAGCAAACAGCGCAGAATATTTTAAAAAATATAAATTTTGGTTAAAGCGGGAATATAAACACCAAGAAGGGCAAAGTAAATAATATGAGTAATACAATAGACTTTGAGTCTACACAATTCGAAGGAATCAAATTGGCGGCAGATTGGATCCGTGACCTTAAAAGCAGTGATAGCCGCTTACACAAAGAATCTGTTATTGAAAAAGCATTAATGGCCGCAAAACTCGGGTCAACTAATGCCCAATGTTTCTTGTTTAATTGCTATCAAGCGTATAATCCATACTATGTCTTTGGAGTAAAGAAAGTACCCGAAACAGAAGGTTTAGTCCATATGCCTAATCCGTGGCCTAAGTTTTGGGCACTATGCGAAGCCTTACGGACTCGCTCCGTGACTGGACACGCCGCTCGCGATGCTATACAAAATGTTGCTGACCAGTTTGATAGCGAGGAGTGGAATGAGTTATGCCGTCCAGTATTAATTAAAGACTTACGCTGTGGCATTACTGAGCGTACACTTAATAAAGTCTTGGGTAAAACTGAATGGGCTATTCCTGTATTTGAATGCCAGCTGGCTACTGACTCGAACAAGCATTTAGGCAAAATGAAAGGCGTCAAGCGCCTTGAACAAAAATTAGATGGTGTACGGGTGCTAGCAGTGGTGACCAAAGCTGGTATTAATTTATACAGTCGCAATGGAAAACCATTTGAAAACTTTCCACACATTATAGAATCATTAGAAGAAAATAAAAATAAATTTGCTAAACTCTTTTCAAAATATCGTACAGGATTTGTATTAGACGGTGAAGTTATTGGCGCAAGTTTTCAAGCACTGATGAAACAAGCTCAACGAAAATCTAATGTAGAAACTACTGACATGGTTTATTCTGTGTTTGATATTATTCCGTTCACTGACTTTTCGTTAGGACATTGGAATGCTCAACAACATAAACGACTAGCTATTTTAGAAGAATATCGAAGTGTGTTTGAAGACAATACTAATTGTATTCGAGTTATGGATGGTATCGAAGTCGACCTTAGTATTAGCGAAGGTCATGATATTCTGCGCCGTTATGCCAACGATGCTGTAGTAGCAGGCTTCGAAGGTATTATGATTAAAGATGTTGACGCTCCGTATGAGTGTAAACGCAATACATTCTGGATGAAATGGAAACCAGTTATTACTGTGGATTTAAATATTGTTGGCTACGAAGAAGGTACAGGCCGAAACGAAGGTAGACTTGGAGCATTTATTTGCGAAGGAACAGATGATGGAAAACTTATTAGGGTTAATGTCGGATCAGGTCTTAGCGATGATAATCGCATTGATTATTGGGCCAGTCGGGATAACCTTGTCGGTGATATTGTCGAAGTGGCTGCCGACGCAGTTACACAAAATCAGGACGGCTCTTACTCGTTAAGATTCCCGCGGTTTGTTCGATTTCGTGGTTTTGAACCAGGCGAAAAATTATAAAAGGAAAATAAAATGGCTGTCAAATCTTGGTACTTAACTGTTGTGGAAACTGGAACAAACAAAAAAATATTAGACAAAATGTTCTTCACCGCTCCTGAAATGAATAAATTTATTAAGGCAGAGGAACTAGTGGAAAAGTATCCAAAGCCACAATATTATATGGTTAAGGAAAATTACTAATGAAAATAAAACGCAGAAAATTTAATATTTTTGAACAAATGGAAATGGCTTGTGCTGATGCCACAGCATCGGGCCCAGTAGAAGAATATATTTTAACACCCGACGAATTTTATGAATTTACGCTAGACGCTAAAAATCGACCTGGCACTAGTTTTCGAAAAATATCCGGGCGACCTAACGATAAATTAGGTGGGGATTGGTATTTTCGTGGCGCTCTAGTAAGCATAAATGGTAAAATAAAAAGTTGATTTAATACTTTAGTGATTGTATAATGTATAATCATTAGGGAGAATTACATGGAACTAGGTATATGGGTAATCGAAGCTTTACTCACAATGGCGGCGGCCATTTTGGTAGGTTATATAGTTGTGTGGTTTATATCTCAGTTTAACAAGGACGAATAATGGCAACAATCAAAGAACAAGAAGAACTTATCCAAACTCTTAAGTTCATACCACGCACATATCGAATTGAGCTAGGCGCCTACGGTGGTGAAGTTTATATTGGGTCAGTTGACCGTAAAATATATGACTATTTCAAAGATAACAATATTGATATCGAGGAATATGCTAGCTCGTGGGATGATGAGCTAGAGGTTCCAGAAGAATTTCAACCATTTCCTGCCGGTAGTGCGTACGAATGTGATAATTTAATTCACGCATCTGGCGCTACTATGGATGATGGCAATACAGTAGAAGTCTTTGACGAAAATGATAACATGATTTGGTCTTGCTCGTTAGATATTGGATCATTAGAAAATGCTGGTGTCGAAGTTGAGGAAGATGAAGAATATTATATCGATGACAGTTTACCCAAAGGCCAGGTAGCATTTTTTGGAGCACAGGGTGAAAAAGGTTTATTGTTCGGCGGCGAAATCGAACTCAAAGCGCCATTTGACCCCAGTAAATTAAAAATATGTTATTGTGATGCCGACGGATGGTATTTAAGTAATGGAGTTATGTATGACGGCGAAGATGTAGATAATAACGATTACAGCACAACAGGTAAATGGTCTGAAAATAAATGGATTTTAAGTGGCGACGAGGAAGTATTTGAGCCGTCGGACTCTTGGGAAGTTCCTGAGTCTGGACCAAGTCCCGACGACTGGGAAAAATCTCCCGAGTTTAAATTTAAAAAACACAAACCAGTACATCAAGGTTGGTATCGTTGTAATTGGGGTTATGGAACTACCTATGGTAGTTTATATTGGAACGGAACAAACTTTGTAGAATTCAACTACGGTAAAGAAGATATTGTATCCGACGACAGTATTGTATATTGGCAAGGTTATAATTGGGACACAACAAGTTGGGTTAATCAACCACCAGAGCCACCAAATATTGTTTGCGACAATAAAAAATGTGGGTGGATCGGCAAGAGCGAAGATCGTAAAGAAGATGACGAAGGTAATGAACATTGCCTAGGTTGTGATGGTACTGAGTTTAGTTGGATTGATTATGATCCTATGACAGCCAAAGGTCGCAAGAATCGCGAACAATATTGTAAGGAATGGGATCCTGTAGTAGCATTAGAAAGAATCCCAGTACCTGAAGTAGAAGAACTTAAAGAAGCAGACCCAAGAGGTTGGCCATTTTAAAGAAAGAAAATTTATGAAAACTTTAGAAGAAGCATACGCAATTATTGAAGGCTTGAACGAAGAAGCGCACGGTATGGCATGGGATACTTGGATCGAAGCCGACGAATTGGCTGATTCAGATGACGAAGATGATTGGGAATTAGCCGAGGGAAAGCGTGAAGAAGCCAGCGAAGAACAGGCCGGATATTTCCGTTCTGAATTTTCTTCTATAAGTGACGAAGACCGCGAGGCCATTGAGCATTGGTTAACCGCCGACGAATCGTTTAAAGAAGAGTTCCGCGATTGGTACGGGCGTGATGAGTTTGACGAAGAATACGGAGAAGAAATATGATGCCTAGAGCAGAAGTAGCAGGAATGTGTGGCTGTGGTCGTAGCCCAACCGGTAAATGTTGTGGTTGGCATGCCCTTACTGAAGAAGCATATAAAGCTAAAAAAGACGAATATGATTTAGCCCAGTATCAAAAAGAAGCACAAGGACTTTGGTTTGAAGGCGGCTCTTGTACAGGCGGGAAACCAGAGTAATGGATATTATATTTGGAGTTATTGGTTTTATACTAGGTTTTGGTATAGCCAAAAGTAATAATGCTCCAGTTGAATCATCAGTACTCGAAGAAGAACTTAAAGAAAAAAATAAAAAATTAATCGAAGATATTGCGTATTATAAAAAATTATGTAAAACTATTTCCGAAGAAAATGTTGAATTTAGAAGAAAACAATTATGAACCCAATTAAACTATTAACTCAAACTGTTGACAGCCTTTGGCTATGGACTTATGGGTTAGTTGCTGGGTGGGGTCTTACTGTTACTTTGATTGTAGTAGTATTGGTTATTCTTATGATCCGTACTATTAATCTCCAAAAAAGGATTAACACTTTAGAATCACGATTAGTTCATGCTGAACGCGACTATAATATTACACTTAGCAAATGGCAGAAGTAAACCCAACGCACGAAGAACTTATCAAACATCTTCGTGGAGTGCGCCGCATTGTGATCAACTCAACCTACGGCGGATTTAGTCTTAGCCGAACGGGCGAATTACTTTATTTAGAACTAGCAGGCATTACTTACAAATCAGAACCTCAAAAAGACCGTGATACCCAAATTCGGTTAGGTGATAAAATTATAGTAAATGGAGTAGAATTTTCTAACCGCGGTATTGTTAGAGATGATCCAGCATTAGTCACTACAGTTTGCCGTTTAGGTAGCAAAGCCAACGGTGAGTATGCTAAACTTAAGGTTGTAGAAATCCCCGCAGATGTAGACTGGTATATCGAAGAATACGATGGCAAAGAATGGGTAGCAGAAAAACATAGGACTTGGCGCTAAATATTATATGATCTTTGGATACTTAACACTTATTACAGCCCTGATAATTTCATTATCATCGGCGGTTTATTCTATACTCGGGTTAACAGCCATTTTTGCTGCGGCTTTTTGGCCTATTGTAGTGCTGGGCGGCAGTTTAGAGATTGGTAAGATTATTACCACGCTTTGGTTGCACAAATATTGGGATAAAGCTGAATTACAATATAAAGTTTATCTGTCCTCGGCTGTAGCTATCCTTATGGTATTAACTAGTATGGGTGTGTTTGGATTTTTATCCAAGGCACACTTGGACCAAGCAATACCGTCAGGCGATGTCCAAGCCCAAGTTCAAATATTTGACGATAAGATCCAGACACAAAAAGATAATATTAAAACAGCTCGGGCGGCCCTGGCACAAATGGACACGGCTGTAGATCAAGTTATGGGTCGTAGTTCGGACGAAAAAGGCGCAGATAAAGCAGTAGCTATTCGTAGAAGCCAAGCCAAGGAGCGTGGTAATTTACAAAACGATATTAGTAAGGCTCAAACTGAAATTACTAAACTACAAGAACAACGAGCTCCTATTGCTAGTGAAGCTCGTAAGGTCGAAGCAGAAGTAGGGCCAATCAAATATATTGCCGCACTTATCTACGGTGACAATCCTGAAGCTAATGTACTAGAAAAAGCAGTACGCTGGGTAATTATTTTAATTGTTATTGTGTTTGACCCACTAGCCCTTACACTTTTATTGGCCGCTACCAAGACCTTTGAATGGGAGCGAGGTATTAACATCCTAGCGACAAGTAAAAAAGAAGAAGATAATAAAGAAATAAAAGAGGAAGAATCTGTAGAATCTTGGTTTGACCGCGCTCGTAACCGAGCTAAGTTTTGGGATAAACAACAAAAAACTACTACTGATGATGTTATTATAGACGAAAGTCAATTTTGGATTAGAGATGTAGAAGATAGCGAACCTGTAGTGGATCAGCCTGCAGATATATCTCCAGAAGATTATTATCGTGCTATGGGACTGTTTGATAATGGACCAAATGATACTAAATCTACACTACATACCGATCCAACCCCGCCTGGTTGGATGTTTATCAGCCCGACTACTTTACCTAAGCCTGTTGAAGAAGAAATAGTTGTCGAAGAACCAACAGACATTGAACCTTATGGCAGCGATATGGAAAAGCATGTCATGCGTATGTGGAAATCGCAAAATCCTGACAAAACATACAAACAATATTTAGATGATTTAAGAAATAGTGTAATAACAGAATTACCATGGAAGCATATAGATCATGTTGAAGGTCTTGGACTAAGTGACCGCGACTTACTTAATTTAAAAGAATTACATTTACAAGCTGACAATGAACCAACAGTTGGAGAAGTTCAAGGCTTTGGTATAGAATTTCCCAAGACGGCTAAAAAAGGAGATATGTTTTTAAGAGTTGACAACTTACCAAGTCAGCTATACAAATATAATGGCACTCAGTGGATAAAAGTAAATAAAAATCTAAGTGACAGTTATATTTACGACGATGCTTATATTGATCATCTTATTGAAAAAATTGGATCAGGGGAATATGATCCCGATTTGTTAAGTGATATCGAGCGTGAGCGCATAGCCAAAAAACTTAAAAACTCTGATGATTTAGGATAATATGCCAGAAAAAATTGATAACTGTTCTTTTTGCGGCAAACACAAAAGTTCTGTTAGTAGATTAATAGTAGGTCACGAAGTCGCAATATGTAGCGAATGCGTGGAGTTGTGTGACAAATTAATAAAAAATAAAAAGACTAATACTAAGCAATCATCAGCAATAGATATTCCGGATCCTCGAGACATCAAAGAATATCTAGATGAATATGTAGTAGGGCAACAAGAAGCTAAAATAGTTTTAGCTGTTGCTATTACTAATCACTATAAACGAATTAGTAGTCCTGAAAACGAAGTAGTCAAATCAAACATACTCATGATTGGACCTACTGGTACTGGTAAAACATTATTAGCTAAAACTGTAGCTGAATATTTAAATGTTCCGTTTGCTGTGGCTGATGCTACTACATTAACCGAAGCAGGATATGTTGGTGACGATGTCGATTCTGTAATAACTCGCTTATATCAAAATGCCGATAACGATATAGAACGCACACAAAGGGGCATTATATTCCTAGATGAAATTGATAAAATCGCTCGAAAAAGTGAAAGTGCTACTGTGAGTCGAGATGTTTCTGGCGAAGGCGTACAACAAGCCTTACTTAAATTAGTTGAAGGCACTAAAATTAAGATCAACCCTGCAGGTGGCAGAAAATCTGATGCTAGTGTAGAAATCGACACTACAAATATTTTATTCATAGCAGGCGGGGCATTTGTTGGACTTGAAAAGATTGTTAAAAATCGCATACAAGGAACAGCCATGGGATTTGGTGCCCAACTTACTACAGATGCTATAGTAGATTATGAAACTGTGTCTCCTGATGATTTAGTTAAGTATGGAATGATTCCTGAATTTGTAGGTCGGTTTAGTTCATCAGTAAGTTTACATGGATTGACTAAAGATCAACTTATTAGTATTTTAACCGAAGTTAAACATAATTTTGTGGAACAATATCAATGGTTATTTAATCAAGATGGTGTAGAATTGTCATTTGAGGACGAATCGTTAAATCTCATAGCCGAGCGTACCCTTAAAACTAAAACCGGAGCCAGAGGATTACACTCCGAATTAGAGCGTATATTATTGCCCCACATGTACGATTTGCCCCGGTATCGTAAGCAAAGTATTTCAACAGTTGCAATCACATCTAAATTAGTAAATACTCCTACAACACTCGCACAGGAGAATGAATGAGTTTTTACGGCAATAGCGTATTGGTTAAAGATGGCAATGTAGAAAAAGCCCTTAGAAAGTTCAAGAAAAAGGTACAAGAATCCGGCCTACTTGATGAACTTCGTGCCCGCGAAACTTACGAAAAACCAACAACCGAGCGTAAGCGTAAAAAGGGTGCCGCAAAAGCTCGCTGGCGCAAAAAGCTCAGGGATCAGCAACTTCCAAAAAAGATGTATTAATTTTTCCGAATTATATTTGTATATAATGATTTTGTAGTATAATAAATACTTGTACGAATGCCGCAGTTTGGGTTCGTCTATGTCATCTTGCTAAACAAAGGAGAAAAATATGACAAAAATCACAACCTTGGATCTCAATCCATTTTACCGCAATGCTATCGGCATTGATAATTTGTTTAATCGTATTGTTAATCAAATCGATCAACATGGTAACGACGCAACAAATTACCCACCCTATAACATTATTAAAACCGGTGAAGAAGCTTTTGAAGTACAAGTAGCTATCGCTGGGTTTAACGAAGGGGAAGTTAATGTTGAAGTTCGCGATAATAATTTAATTGTATCAGGCGAAAAGTTAGATAAAGAATTACCCGAAGGCCACGAATATGCTCACAAAGGTATTAGTGCTCGTAATTTTTTGCGTACTTTTAGTTTAGCTGATTATGTTGAAGTAATTAGTGCGACATCTAAAAACGGTATCCTAAGTGTTCAATTAGAACGCAAAGTACCAGAAGCAATGAAGCCAAAGTCTATTGCTATTACTTACGAATCGTAATACAATAGTAAATACAGTATGGGGGCATTTCGCCCCCTACTTACAAAAGGATTGAGAATGTCACACGCAGATGTAGTATCACAAATACACGTTAATAATGAGCTTACAGAGCCGCCAATGTTTAAAGTTATCTATCTAAATGATAACGGCACAACTATGGAATTTGTTATTGAAACTTTAATGAATTTTTTCGATTACAGCACAGATACCGCTGTAAAAATTACACAAGACATCCACGAAGCAGGATCAGCAGTGGTAGCAGTATTACCTTATGAGATTGCTGAGCAAAAAGGCATCGAAGTAACTCTGTGCGCTCGTTCAGTAAATATGCCTTTGCAAGTTAAACTAGAACCCGAGTCAGTTTAAATAGCTATAGTAATTCTTTTTGGATAATAAGCAATTTGCGAGTAAGGAGTGTCACCTCTGCCACGAGGATTACTTACATATCTAATTCCGTCAATTACTGTGTCAACCGGTCTATGATAATGACCAAAACACCAAGTATTAATTTTAGATTCTGAATCTTCTCTTAACACACTTCTCATGTGACTGTTACCCATGGAGTTATAGCGCCAAGTATGAATTAATTCTAAATCGTGTTGTATAAGTTCTGGATGTGGTACTGTGTGAGTAACCATAATAATAGCTTTAACATCATTATGTGTTTGTAATTTTTGTACGCCGTTAACCATGTAGCCAACATCGTGATACCCTACACCATTAATATTCATAGCGGCCGCCTCGCTAATTTTATCTTTATCTTTTACCCATTGTACAGATTGATCCAATTCCATATCGGGATCAAAATCATAACTCCACCAACCATTGGTTCCTAAAATAGCGACACCGTTAATAATAACAACATTATCTTGTAAAAAAACAACTTTACCCATGGGCCTAATAAGTTCATGTAGTTCAGCGTAACTACGACCTAGTTCTTCAGCATAGTCTTTATGCTCATCGTTACCATCTATATAAAATACTCCGTTATATACATCACTTAATCTTTCTAAGGTATCAATTACTAGTGCGCGGTCTCTTGCTACATCGCCAGCTACAATGCAGTAAGGTGATGTAGGTTGCCCCTCCCAATCAAACGAAGGCCAGGTTTCTCTGTGTATATCGGAAATTAAATCAAAGTTGAAATTCATGATAACTATTTAACAGGAGATTGAAATTGAATATTATTTTCGGCAAACAAGAAGCAGATCAATTAAGAAACAAATATATAGTATTAGAACTAGACACTATAACTATCAAGGATGGCGCCCCAACACCAGTCTATTGTGTAGTAGAAAACATATCCCTAGAGCAATTAACCAAAGCAGAAACATATATTAAAATACACGCTGATTTGATAGAAAACTATAAAAATCGTAATTGGGATTTTTGTAAACAGGCAACAGAACAGTTAATAGGTTTTTGGGGCGGCCAAGTTGACTCTTTTTACGAAATATTAAATGCTCGACTAGACGAATACAAAGAAAACGAACCAGATGAATCATGGACTGGGATCATACCCAAAGGCTAATCTATTAATAAAAAATAGCCCTAACAACGGGCTATTAAAAATAATTCAGGGCCAATTCCTTAAAGTTTTTATATTGACTCAATATTTACATAAAATACTGTAGTCATAATACTAGTACTTTAGTTGTCAGTAGATGGAGATTCACGCTCCGGTGGACAATAGTCCGTAGTAGTATGTATAGTTGTGTCAAAGTCAGGTTGTTCGAGTTGACTTCTTAATTGTTCGTTGTTGTGCAATTGAGTAATATATTCACTTAGTGTTTGTATTGTTGAGCCTTTCATAGGATCTCCTTGCTGTAAAGGTATTTATTTTTTTGAGTTATAAGTAACCCCGTTGACACGGACTACGCTATCGGCTACTGCTTGTAAATAGAGTTTACCCCAGCGCTCGGCCACATCTGAATCATTTATATATGGTGAGATTGTTTTACCGGTCTCATCAGTCCAGTACCAAGTAGTATTAAATGCATCCCCATAATGTTGTAATTTTATATTAGCTCTGTCCATTATTTTATTACTTTTTTATTCAAAATCTTTACAGCCAACTGATAGGCTTCTTGGTCATCTAATGCTTCTACTGTCTCAAAATCTACTTGCCCATCCTGAGTTTGATAAACTACGTTCCATAGTTTACCATTAACATGAGTAACACTTGTAATTCGAAACCACTGAGCCGGTATCACGACATTTTTGCCAGAGCTTCTAACATTGCAAGACCTAAAGATCCTATAAGAACAAAGATAAAAACTATTGGTGCTAAATTCATGTTATTCTCCTTTAGTAAAATTTAATTAACGTTGATGCTGTGCTGCTGTAACTCGTTGTGACTGAGTTTTCATGGTATCAGATTCTAAAACAATCATTGCCGATAAGACAATGAATACAGTTATAAAAAATATGGGTTGCATGTTATTTGTATAATTTAAAAAAGTAAGTGACCAAGGCCGCAGCAGTCATACACCACCAAAACGCCTGCATTTGTCGTTGACGGTCATAATCTACTAGCTTGTTTTCTTCTTCTTGTTCTTTTTGCATTTTGGCTTTTAATGCCTCCACTTCAATCCAGGCATTTTTTCCATGTTTGCGTATGGTGTCTTGTTTTACTTTTTCTATTTCTCTTTCGTGTGCTTTTTGTTGTTCGTATTTTTCTACAGCACGGACTTCTAACATAGCAGCATGTCTTTCCGCTGCTAGTTTAGCTTGAACCCGTGCTCGATGTTGTTGCTGTACCGCTGCTTCCATGTCGGCTTGTTGTGAAGACACAACCGATCCTAGTTCTTTACCTGCGGCCTGTGCTCCTTTTAATGTGCTAGCCGCTGCCTTTGCCCCGCTTACTGGATCCATAACCATATAGCCTCGGTCATTGATATAGAACCTAGGATGCCAACGCCAATGCTAGCCCAGAATAGATTCATGTTGACTGCCAGAATACTAGCAGTTAATAGTACAATGGCTATTTGAAATAGACTACCAGCATAAGTGTACCAGGGGCTACGATGTTTAGCATCAGCACGAGTGGCTTCTAATTTTTTAGCTTTAGCCATTAATTCATGTTTGCCTTCTCCTGTCGCAGGATCAGATTCATATCGATCAATCTTGGCTTTTAAATCTTGAGCTTTGATTTTGTCCCCTACCCGTACAGCATCATCGTGTGCCATTTCAGCTAAGGTTTGTTTGATACTTTTAGCTTGATAAAATGCCCAGATATTATTGGCATCTATAGTGTTGTTGAGTATATGACTGGAGTTTGCCCCTCCCATTAAAGTATTAACCGCCAGCAACGCAGCGAGTACAGTTATTACCCACCCTGCCCGATCTTTAATGTGTGCTTCTCTTTCGCTTCGTGAGAGCGGCTTTGATTCTTGAACTGCCGACATGCTTGCTCCTTATTATTGTTATTATTGTAAAGCTACAAGTATTTAGTACTAGGTAAGTCAAATTAAGTATCTTGTTTTAAACTACCTACATTAAACTTTTAACTAAGTAAATGTATGAATATTCAATGGGTTCTTGCTGACAATCTTGTATTAGATCCAACAGCTGATATTATGCGAATGAAACGCGGGGGAGCTTTTTGGGGTTCTTGGAAAACATGGCGGGCGTATAATACCGATAATGTTATCTGCCACGACTTGCCAAAATCTCAAGAATTAATCAAAAGAGCTTTTCAAGCTACTTGTAATTTTTATATTCCAAATTCGTCGTATGTAACATTAAATCGCCCGCAGGGCGTGAGATTATACGAAGGCGACTTCATGGGGCACGATGTGGACAATCAGGATGAACTGGTAGCTATGAATCTTGCGGCTAGTATATGTGATATTGTACTACTATTAGGTTTTGATTGGACCGAAAAAGAAAAAAAATTGGATAAACTTGAGGAAGTTAAAGCTCGAAACTATCGTGGATTAGTAACCCAAGCAATCAAATCAACTCCCCATGTACAATGGATACTAGTCGATCACCCCAGCGAACTTCGCCCAGAACTTGCCGAATTATCAAATATTGGCAAAGACACTTTCGATAATGTATTAAAAATCCTAAACGATTGACAATTAATTCGTGTTATAGTATTATAGTAACATGACGATTAAGACTATTCCCCGTATTGGCTTTGCTTGCAAATGGATTGATACCCCCGAACAGGTAAATGGTATTAAACCCAAAGACGATGCCAAAAAATACAATACAGGTACAACTACCATAACTTGGTTAAATAGACAGTCAAGAGAAATAGCAGAACAAAAATTATGGGATTTAATGGTAGGCAATATCGAAGCAACAAGATTGTTGGTGGAGCGAGTCAGTGAGTTACCTCCAAATCTTCGTATGGTTCGGCTTAGTAGTGACATCTTGCCTGGCTATACTCACGACGATTATTCTGACTATTGGATGGAACCTAGTGTTGTTTCATACGCGGAAAAAGAGTTTGCGAGAATTGGTGCTTGCGCTCGCTTACACGGTGTTAGACTTAGTTTTCATCCTGGTCAGTTTACTGTTCTTGCGAGCAGTAATCCAGGGATAATTGATCGATCAATACAGGAGTTTGAATATCATGCTGATATGGCAAAATGGATGGGTTATGGCATTGCCTTCCAGGATCTTAAAATCAATGTCCACATATCGGGTAGAGAAGGTCCCGAAGGTATTAGACGTGCCTACAGCAGGCTCTCACCCGAAGCCCGCAGTTGTATTACAATTGAAAACGAGGAAATAACCCATGGGATCGAACATACTCTTAGCCTTTCTGATATTATTCCTACTGTCCTGGACATTCATCATCACTGGGTCCGCGAGGGCGAGTACATACACCCCCGAAGCGACTATTGTAAAAGAGTTATTGACAGTTGGCGGGGCACTCGCCCTACTCTTCATTATGCTCTTAGTCGTGAAGATTACCTTGTCGGACATGATGCGACCTGTCCCCCCGACCATAAAACACTTCTCGAATCCGGGCATAGTAAGCAAAAACTAAGAGCGCACTCTGACTTCTATTGGAATAATGCTACTAACGAATGGGCATTGAGTTTCTTAGATGACTTTGATATCATGTGTGAAAGTAAAGGTAAGAACTTAGCCAGTCGAGCATTGTATGAACAATGGAAAAAATAGACTATCAAGATCCGCACCCTGACTGGACAGAAGTAATTATAATGTGGGAAGAAATTGTAGATAAGCCATTTTATCCAATTAGAGAAATATTATCTTGGATAGACGAAGCTCCGGGCGGTAGATATCATTTACATGGGCATCATGGTACGGAAGGTTTTGCTTTTAGATTTGAACGCCCAGAAGACGCAACATATTTTAAATTGAAATGGCTATAAAATGGAATGGATCGTAGTAGGCACAAATAATGCCTGGGGTTATATTAAATCAGACTGGAAAAGCAACAGAGTAAGATTCTGTGCTGAAGTATTTGCTTGGGCCTGCTCCGTAGTAAGCGCCGTTATATTTGCAGCCACGGTGCCCGATATTCCGGTAGTTCCGCTTTATAGTATTTTTATTGCCGGGTGTTGTGCCAGTGCTTGGGCTTGCTGGACTAGACGGAGTTTTGGCCTAATGGCTAACTCCGTGTTCCTAGTCACAATTGATAGTATCGGATTAATTCGATACTTCCTACAACATTAAGCCTTTGTGGATTTTGGCTTGCGTGGTTTAGCAGGAGCCTTTTTAGCAGTCGGTTTCTTAGTAGGTTTTGATGCTGGAAACGGTAATGCGGCTTCGTTAACTGGAGCCTCAACTGGCGCTTCGACTTTGTAAGGCGCTGCTGCTTCTTCTGGCTTAGAACCAAATAATTTTTTGATAAATGATAACATAATAAATCTCCTTGTAGAATATTTAGTATGAAATCATATTTGGTATTAAGTATTAATAATCATTATTGCGGTACAGCATAAATACTCAGTAGAAACCATGAGTTCCTACACTACTAAAGGAGACACACAATGTCAAAAATTTTAAAATTTATCTGGTCCGCTATAATGGATATTACTGAAGCTAGTTATGCAGCACATTTGGCCCGCAACGGCCAACATAAGAGAGCCAAATCTATCTACAAATAAAATGTTTACTACAGATTTTCTAAGTGTAAAAGATCATTACCGTTATGGTGATTGGTTAAACAGTCAAGACGAAGAAACTCGGCAACTATATTTTGGTGTGACTGGCGGTCCAGGACTTGTTGAAAGTTTAATAGAACGCATAGAAGCCGAGCCAGACCAGCATGAGATTTTAGTGGCAAAAAATTGTACCGAGTGGTTAGGCACATTACACATTGCAAAAATTAGTAAGTTACAAGTAGAGTTTGGTATTATAATCCATAAAGATTATCGCGGCGAAGGCATTGGTAATGCTATGCTAGAAGAAGCCATAGTCTGGGCCCGAAATCGTAATTATAGTGAATTGTTCATGCACTGCCTAGGGTGGAATAAACCTATACAACATCTATGCCAAAAACATGGCCTATTGCCACGCAATATTCTGGGTGACAGCGAAGTAAACATACATCTAAATCCACCAAGTTGGACAACCATTGCCCAAGAAGTTGGAATTAAACAACGCAATGTTTATCACACATTCCTACAAAATAGCAAGTTTTTATACCAAGAAATGTACGGCTAAGTAATTGATGTACATAATCTTATCAACCCTAGTGATGGTTCAACTCACTATAGCCTGTGTTACACTTTATCTACACCGTAGTCAAGCACACAGAGGAGTTACATTCCATCCTGCGTTAGAACACGTTATGCGTTTTTGGCTTTGGCTGACAACCGGCATGATTACAGAAGAATGGGTGGCTGTACACCGTAAACATCACCAAAAGTCTGACCAACCCGGCGACCCACATAGTCCGCAAATCTACGGTATATGGCGAGTACTACTCGGTGGTGCGTTACTTTATAAACAAGCCGCCAAGGACCGCGTAATGATCTCACAGTTGAGTGCTGGTACTCCAGACGACTGGGTCGAGCGCCACTTGTACAAAAAGTATAATACGCTGGGTATCATGCTCATGCTGATCATTGATCTATGTTTATTTGGGTTATGGGGATGGGTAGTATGGGGTGTTCAGATGCTTTGGATACCGTTTTGGGCGGCCGGCGTTATTAACGGTCTCTCGCATTGGTGGGGCTATCGCAATACAGATACCAAAGACACTAGTCGCAACCTATGGCCCATAGCCATATGGATTGGCGGCGAAGAGCTACATAACGGGCATCATGCAGATGGTGCTAATCCTAAATTTAGCCAACGATGGTGGGAATTTGATATCGGATGGTTTTATATAACTATTCTAAAATCTCTAGGTTTGGCAAAATTACGCCAGTAAAATCTACCAAAAAGATTGCGAAAAATGTGCGGTCGCAATATAATTAGATAAGTAAAGTAGAGAACAGTTAGTGCCGAATGGTTCGGGCTAGCAATAAAACTCGCTTAATTTATAGGAGATTTACCATGAACGCATTTAAATTTGATACAATCAAAGAAGCATTGAACCCAGTTAAGTTTATCGACCAAGCTGAAAAGAATGCCCAGGCTGTTTTGGCTTATGTAGAACCAAAAGACCTCAGCAAGACTTTGGTTACTTTAACAGGTGATTTTAGTACTTTTGCTCGCGCACAAGTAGAAGCATTCAACTCTGTTGCTTCTATTGTATCCAAGCAAGCTGAAGAATTGTCTAACCAATTTGCTAAGTTAGTTAAGTAAGTTCACACTAACATATCCTGTCCGCCTCTCGTAGAAGCGCACCGCATAGGATCTTCGGCCCCTGGTAACAGGGGCTTTCTTTTGGCTATATTTCGATTGACTTTAATTACAATATCAGCTATACTGTTTTATAGTTACAACACAATCAAGAGGTTAATTATGAAACAACGAATTTTAATTTTGGCAATGAGTAGTATGCTAGTAGGTTTGGTGGGCTGTAGTTCGGTTCCGTCCAAATTAAGCAGCGGCGCAGGTATTGAACCAGGCTCAAGTGCTACGACTCCTATTGCGGATCAACGACTTGCGGTATCCGATTTTAAGAAACAAGGTGTTCGAATCATTTATAGTCTAAGTGGCAATATGGAAGCTATCGAAGTCACAGGTTATGCTCCAACATGGGGAGGCTCACATAATGCAGCTCGTGAAGCATTCCGTGTAGCCGAACTAGAAGCTAAAAAATCTTTAAACGATTTTATCCATAAAGAAACTATTGCTAGTAAGACATCTGTTGTTATGATTTCAGAAAATTTGGAACACGCACAGGATAATAATAGCAATAATTATTCTACAAACAAACCAGGCAGAACCGAAGGCAACACAGGTACCGCCGATGACTTAGTGGCCGCAGACGATGACGCTCGTGTCAAAGCCGCGGCATCTGGCAATACAGAAGAAAATACGGCTACTAGAAACAATGCTATGAAAATTGCTAGTAAATTGCGTACTACCATTGTCACTACTAATCGCGGTATCTTGTCGGGTCTATATCTTAAAGAAGGTAGCGTAATCGACGATGGTAAAGCGGTTAAGGTCGTCATGCGCTGGGATAAAAAGAACAACGAAATCCGTCTTGATGTTGGCCGTATGATGGCAATGTAATGATAAGATTCATTACAGCTCTAGTCCTGGCTTTATTAGTTACAGTCAGTCAGGCCCAGGTTATAACCACAGCCATGCTGTTACAGGTACCCATTAGTACAATACTAACAGCAGGGCAGTGGTTATTTTCTGGCGGTGAAAAGGTTTACTATATCGAAGTAGTAGGTGTAGGTAAAACTGCCGAAGAATCTAAACTAAATGGTTTTAGGCTAGCAGTAGAACAAGCTGTGGGATCAATAATAGCATCTGAAACCGAAGTAGTTAATAATCGTATTGCCAGGGATGAAGTAATATCCTATGCTTCGGGTTATGTCACTAAGTTTATTATTGTAGATCAAGTAAGTGCTGAAACTGGTTACAAGACCCAAATGAAAGTTTGGATCAAGCGTAGTATTATTGCAAATAGACTATTACACGAAAATCGAGTAGCTGGAGATTTAGATGGCGCCAAAGCCAGTGTTAACTTGGCCTCTATCCAATATGAACGACAACAAGGCGATAGATTAGTTGGAGTGGTGCTCAACGACTTTTATCGCCGCGGCATGACAATAGAATTAAAACCCTCGCAAGTACGATTTGATAATAATCGAAACGGCATACTAACTATTCCCTTTAGGTTAAGTTGGAATAAAGATTACTTAAACTCGTTGACCGAAGCATATCAAGCCACAGCCCAAAATACCAATGCATGGTGCTGGACAAATTGTTTCCGTAATGTATCGGTAGTAGATATCGCAGGTACTCGATTGGGATTTTCGGATTCCGCTAAAGCTACGGCATTAATCCAAACTATGATATTATCCGAACCACAAGTGGAACTTACTGTTTTTACACAACAGGATCAAGTTATGCATCGTCAATGCTTTCGTTGGGCAGCCTTGGATCATATAGATGATTATAATCAATCCGCTTATTTTGTAGATGTTTCGAAAACTAACATATCTAATGTCCGGGTTAACAGTCAAGCATTTATGGACACAGCGATCCAACTTAAAACTACGCCAACTACTTTGGAGCAAGCCAGCAAAACTCAGCTAAAACTAGTGCCAAAAAACCAGTGTTCAGCTTAATCAAACAGTAATATATCTACTCATAAATACTTGTTGTTGTTCAATATCTGTAGTACAATAATATACATAGTTAATTAAAAGTAGAGAGAACATGCCCTTAGCACCTAGCCCAGAAATTGATCAACGCGATACCTCGCAGATATTACAAGACTCGGGTATCTATGTGCTAATGGATGAAGTTTCGGACGAAAGCATTAAACCAATCATCGAGTGGATCTTACTCGAAAATCATGTAACCCAAAAGAAGAAAAAGGAACTATTGCTAATAGTATGTTCCGAGGGCGGCTCGGTAGAAGATGCTTTTGCTCTTATAGACATCATAGGTGCTAGCACTATACCAGTTAAGACCGTGGGCCTGGGTGTAATAGCCTCTGCGGGCTTAATGATATTCCTAGCAGGGCATAAAGGCCGTAGAATGTTAACCCCAAATACCTCTATTATGAGTCATCAGTACTCAGGTAGTTCAGACGGTAAACATCACGAACTAATAAGCATAGCCAAAGAGTTTACTTTAATCCAACAGCGTATGCTCAATCATTATATGAAGACTACTGGTATGACAAGAGCTACTGTGATGAAAAAGTTATTGCCAACTTCAGATGTTTACCTATCTGCCGAAGAAGCACTCAAACTAGGCATTTGTGATATTGTATCCGACTTCAAAAAATAATCAAAACTCTTGCTTTAAAAACAATTCTGTAGTATAATAACTTATAAACATAAAAGGAAAGATATGCCAAGTTTAATTCCAATGGTTGTAGAACAAACGGCCAAAGGCGAACGCAGTTACGACATTTACAGTAGACTGCTCAAAGATCGTATCGTCATGTTGGACACAGATGTCAATGAAAATTCATCTAGTTTAGTAGTGGCACAGATGCTATTCTTAGAAGCCGAAGATCCAGACGCAGACATCCTTTTCTATATTAATAGTCCAGGTGGTGTAGTAACTGCAGGCATGGCTATCTATGATACTATGAACTTTATTAAATGTGATGTAAGCACTATCGTCATGGGTCAGGCTTGTTCTATGGGCAGTTGTCTAGCACAAGCAGGAGCTCCGGGTAAGCGATTGATACTACCCAATGCCCGTCATATGATCCATCAACCCTCGGGTGGTGCTCGCGGGCAAGCTACAGACATTCAAATCCAAGCGGCTGAAATACTTAAAATGAAAAAGTACTTGACTGAGATTTATGTTAAACACAATACTCGGGGTAAAACTTTTGAACAGTTAACCAATGATATGGAACGGGATAACTTTATGAGTGCCCAAGAATCAGTAGACTACGGGCTAGCAGATCGTATAATTAATAATAGAGCAGAAACCGTTGTTTAAAAACAACACCTAATTTGGTTGACGAGAAATTCCAATTTTGCTATACTAGTATCATAGTAAACAAAAAGGAGTTAAAAATGATAACAGTAACTTATAAAGTAGGCGACGATGTTAGTCATGGTATTGGTGGTGATCGTTATTACGATGGCAAGATTACTCGTATCACTAAGCGATTTATTACTACAAGCCAAGGTACAAAATATACCAAAAAAGTAGCCCAGGACGGTCGTGTGTATTATACACAAACTGGTTGTAAGTATTGCTATTTGATTCCTGGTGTACATGAGTACATGGACCCACACTTTTAATCGGTTGACAACAAATCCAATTTATCATATAATAGTTCTATAGTTAACAAAAAGGAGCAATAAATGAAACAATTTACATACGCAGGTGTTAGCAGATTAAACGGTGAACTTAAATTGCGTTTCACAACTTCAGATGCTAGATTTTTACACTTGGTTAAGGTTGGCCATACAGAAGTTGAAATGATTAAACTGACTAAACCCCAGGACAAAGATTCTGCTATTAAAGAATTGCTGGTACGTAACTTTGATAATGGTCGTACTGAAATTACTAATTTGTTGGTTGGTAAGGCCCGCGGTGCCACGGTTAAGAAAAATACTGTAGTAATTAAAGTTCCACCCAAGGCCATTCAACAACTTACTGGCAAACAGATTGAAGTAAGTGAAGCGATGACCACGGCTCAAGCTCGTAAGGTTCGTGATGCTTGGAATAAAGCCCATGCTCATTTGAGCTACGACGGCGAATAACTTGTTTAAAGAATTAAAAGTAGCGGCGTTTATCGCTGGATATGGGCAACTGTATAACGATATCGTTGACCGTAACCTAGCCCATGTACCAATCAGTCAACTAGAAGAGACTAGACATCAGATAAAGAGTCTAGGATATAGGACAAGGATCCGCTTTCGTGGTCCCAGGATTGGTACAGATAATCGTCATACCCTTAAACGACACGCCCGGGCCTTTACTGTATATTTAATCTAGACCGCTCCCTAAAACATCCAAGTTTGGTTGGGTGCCCATATTGGTCACATGGGGTTACTATCCAAGACCCTAGACTTGGAACCAAGCACTAGGACAACGAGGCCCCGCAAGGGGCTTTGTTGTTTGCCAAAATAGTTTGACAATAAATTATATAAGTGTTATTATTATTGTAATGATAAAGTAATTCCGCTAGATCATTATTAGGTCAAGAGAAGACCGCAACTTAGGGCAAGAGAAGCCCGTTTAAAGGAGAATTATGAAAACTCACGCACAGCTCATCAACGAGCAATATCTAAAATCCACTAGTCATTTTGTGACTTTACAGGATCGTTTAAACTCAGCACTTAAACAAGCACCTATTTTTGCCGGTCAGTTGGCAGGTATGGTAGATGAATTCAAACGCAGAAATAAACATTGGAAGCGATTTGCTGACCTAAAACTATGCGAAGCAATTCCAGTTCCCATGGATAAGATTTTAATCGACACTACTATGCAACGCAGTCTTAGTATGCGTCATATATTAAATATTCTACAACATTTCCGTAGTACAATGACCATGGCTATCCAAGTCTATGTAGATGAAAACAAACCTGGTTATTATATTGCCTGGGACGGACAACACACCGCAATTAGTTTATACATTATCCTTACTAAAGTGTTTGGCGAGCAAACGGCCAAAATATTAATCCCGGTAGTCATTTATAATGTTAAACATAAATTAGAAATTCGCCGTAATTTTATTTTACTCAACGGCGAAGCTAACGAAGAACTTGATTTTATTGACAAGTACAAGCAAATGGTATATGGTGCCAAAGTCGATGGTGCGACTGATAAAGAATGGACCGATGTGGCACTTAAAAACGATTACTTGGCCGCCGCTGGATTATTTGCTACTCATGCTAAGTTTGGCGACGATGACCAAATTGGCGCTTTTACACTATTAGCTGATACGCTAATGAGCAAGAGCGCAAAGAATCGTAAAGATCCAGAAGTGACTCGTATGTTTACTAGATACTGGACATTCTTAAATCAAGAGCGTAGTGTAGAACCTAAAGAAGCTCGCCAGTTATACGAATATTTTAACCTGTGCCATGAGCAAGATATTACAGTTGATGATGAATACTTGCTTGAGTTTGTGGCATTTACTCGAGATAACTTTGGAGCAGACTTTGATCCCAATGGTCCATTTTGGGCTAAGGTTAGGACAGCATACGAATCTTGGTATTGCCGAGCAAATGCTGGCTCGCTTGAATATAACGAGAAAGGCGAAGTTATTATCCGTGGCTTTACATCAGAAATGCGTACAGGTATTCCTTTCTTGCTAGCCCAACTTAAAAAGAGCACTAAGTTAAAAACTCCTAGTTATTCTGCTAACAACGGCTTTACTGTTAATAAAAAGGATCTGTGGTAATGAGCAAGTTGCGTGATTTTAACAAAGATAGTCGCAAAGGCCCCAGCGTACTTGCCGAGCAATTTAAACGGCAATGCAAGTGTAAGTTAATTGATTGCGACAATGATTTGACTTTGTTTGAAGGTCCTGGCGAAGATCTGTACTGCCGTGTTCATCAACTAGAATTAACTGAATACGGTGGTATGGGTAAGTCCGATAGACCCCATACATTTTATCGCGGTTGGGTGTGCGAGGATTGCGGTTATGATCCTCGCGTTGACCCCGCATTTGATGATATAGAAGACGAGTTCCATAAACTAGCTTGTATGCGAGCTACACTAGAAGGCGACCATTTACACTTGAAAAGCGATGGCGGCGAGGACTCTGCCCAAAACATTAGAACCCGTTGTTGCCGTTGCCATAGGATCAAGACTATGAAGAACAAGGATTATTTGACCCCGGGCGCCAATTATACTAGAGAAACCAGCGCGAAGCGCAGCACGTTAGAAAGTGACCAATGAAAACTTACGAACATAGAGATAGTCTAGACCAACCTATCCAAGTGGGCCAGCCCATAGCGTTTACAAGTAGCTATCTCAAAGGTGTTAAAATAGGTACTGTTACCAAACTGACTAAGTGCCGTGTGAAGATACACTACAAGTACCGGCACATGTTCAATGGCCAAATGGTGACTAGTCCTTGGATAACCTTAATTGAGCCTAAAAGAACTATATTACTGGGTGACACACTACCGCCTGCCTTGACCATGTTCCTGCTCAAAAATGGCAACTAGCGAACTAGTCAAACAACGAGTAGAACAGTACTTTGGTGACGCCTGGGTATTCCATGTACTCACAACGGGTGGATGGGGGACTATGACAGCAGGCGAAGCACTATATTCAGATATCTTTATCAATGGTAAAGAAATAAGAGTATACCCCATACGTACTAATAGGGAAACAGCTATTAGACTAGCTGTATGGGATTATAAATTTGAGCAGGTGCCGGGTACAAATAGGGATGACATGTACATACGCACTGAAGAAGACGTACAGAATATACCCATACTCTTGGACAAGTTCTTCGGATGACCCTACTGACTATACCCGAGTCTACTAATAGAGTAGACCTAGCTGAATATTGTAGTCGTACAATCAGCAAGCGTATGTATTGGCTGCACAATCAAGTTGGGGGTGAGGGTTGGCGTATATACAGTGAACTCAGACCCATAAACCCTGATGACACTTGGAAACGACAGATGACTTCGTGGTACTTGGATGTAGACAGTGAACACGAGGCCTTGCTAATAAGACTAAAGTGGGGCGTCTAAGACCACTGCTTCTGTGCCGTGATCCTGATCATAGTAGGTAAAGTTATACTGTCCCGCAGCAACATCATAGCCCACAGCCCACCAGTAGTTTCGACTGACTCCCACACTATAGTTTCTATGCTGATTTAAATCTGCAGTGGGTACGCAATAACCCCGTTGGGCCAATGCTTCTGCTAGCTTGGCATACCCAGGTCGCATGTTATTCCAAACTTCAAAATGTATGGCACCTGGCTGTAATTCGGCTTTCAATATCTCGGCGACGAATTCGATGTCCACGCCATCCAAGTCTATCTTGACATATGAATCCGGACCGAACTTGTCCAAGTTTGAATGTATATAATCGACTACTCCCCGGGATCGAGCCAAGGGAACTTGTATGGATGAACGTTTAACATATTCCCTTAAAAAAAGCTCGGAGTAAAGACTACTAGTGTTCAGCGTATCATAGGGATGGACCAGCATGAATTCAGGAGCTGGTCGGTCATAGCTAGGTGGTAGCAAGGTCACTGTTTCGTGGGTAATAGGCCGATTGTGCAACAAGGATACAGCCCGGTTCATGTAGTAGGGCACGGCATCCACCAAGTGATAATTTTCCAGGACCAAACCAGTATCAAATACCTCCTGCGCTAATATCCCACACCACGATCCAAAGTCCACGACCTTGACCAAGTCGTTGGCCAGGCAAGTGCGTTTTATATAACGAGCTTCTTCTACGAATACCTCATTAAAACTTACCCTGACTATCTGATCTTCTAACAGTAATTCCAAGCGTTCGTTGACAAAATCTTCCATATTAATAGTTCTTTATAGCGTTTAATCGATCTAGACGGGCAGCCTGTTCGGGAGTAAAGCTCTTGCGATCGGCCCTGGGATCTTGCCTAAGTAAGTAGTAATCTTTCATAGTGTCCAACTGTTCTTGATCATCTGCAGTGAGCTCGGCCACTTCAACTCCCCGGGGTTGATGATTGACCATGTAATAGATCTCATCAACAGGAGTTACAGTGACATTACTGGTTAACCTTTCCGCCCCAGTGTTTAAAAAATAATCCAAGACATTTTTATGTATAAAGTCCACTATGACATGGCATCTAAACTGATCAGAGGGATTCTTGACGGTGTGTGTTACACGGTTATTATAACGGTATATATGCCCGGGCTGCATTTTAAACTTATAAGCACGATCCTCTAGAAACCACTTGCTCATAAACTCTACACTATCGTTGGTTATAATAGGTACATGTATACGTTCGGAGAACTTGTGGCATACATGTTGATCCTGGTGCCACAGTACACCCTTGCCAGGTCGAATTATACTGATCTCTACTCTATATGGTACTGTATTAGACAAACAAGGATGCCCTGTTGCTTGAATCATCTGGATCAATGGTTCCACATAGGGATAATACTCCTCATTCATCACTTCGGCAAAGTTCATGGGCAGTATCAAGCGTCCCCCATCTCTAAAGCAATACTCGGGTCTATTTAATAAAGGATCCGATAAATCTACATTGAATAAGTTCTGCTTAAAATCAGTTAAAATACTTTCATCAAACTGACCAATCTCTTCGTAAAAGTTTTCAAAATACATTAATATATCCTTGTTATGGGATTATTTACTAGTATAGACATGTGATGAAAAATAACTAGCCCGGCCGCTATTGAACCAGAAAACCCAGCGCGAAGCGCAGCACGTTAGAAAGCTCTAGTCTACTTTAGCTTCTGTGCCAAACAAACGATCCCAAGTGGGTAAGAACAATCCGTAGTTACTATATACATCCTTATGATGCTGTAAGTGCCAAGAACCCATGGTAAAGGGATATATGCGTAAACCCTGCCTATGCTCTAGGGGCTCTTGTAAGAAAGCAGCCCACACATAGTATACGGCCAGCAACCAATAACAATCAAACACTTGAGCAAATACTACGGTGGGTATGATCTCTGTGACCCACATATCCCTAGTAACTGCCCATGTATCAGTGAATAGGAACATGTTAGTCCAATGCCAGTGAGTAGTCCCATTCTGTCTTATTTGGGCATGATGTGCCATGTGAGCTCGCCGTAAAAAGGGTATTAGTCCAGAGTGTGCTACACGGTGTAGGCAGTATAGATATAGTGTCCACCCGAGAAAGGTCAAGATATAGAACATAGGCGTATATTTACCACCCGGTCTATATGCATAGAAGATAAAAAAAATTTTTGTGCAATTTTTTGAATGCCCATATTTTTCTCGACCGAAGTTTCTAGACCTGGGGGTCGGGGTATAAAGGCAAATTTTTTACGCGGTTTTAACCGACGCCTTTTCCCACTTTAGTGTTTGTATTGTAGCTTAATAGACCTACCGGGGGTACCCCTAGTTCCTAGACCCCCCACCCCCACCTCGCCGATTTCACGGTGTCAACCCTGGAGCTATCTTGGAGCTAGAACGGGCCCCATTTTAGGGGCTGTTTTCGGGGGTTAAAAACCGTTGTTTATACGCTACGAATCAAGCCTAGGCCGGTTGACAAAAGCTCTGAAAGATAGTATAATAAGAGTAGGCGTGGCGTATTAACCGCCTAGGCAGATGCCATAACCTGGTGTTTTGGTTGACATATAATAGCTATGGCGTTATACTATGTATATAGTAAACAATAAGGAGCACACAATGAAAAGTGAATACACATTACAGTTAAGCAGCAAGCAGGCCCGCTTGTTAAGCATTGCCGTACAGCAGGAGATTGTTAAAGGAAGCAGCACATTCCTCAGCGGCCGCGATGTATTAGACCTCGGGCAAATCCTGGATCAAATCCACGCCCAAGCTATCCCAGTTGTGGTGGGTCAACAGTTCATCAAGGAGACAGTATAATGGATGTCAACGCAGAGATCGTACGCATGAAACGCCAGGGCTACAGCATTGATGTAATCTATATCTATGTTAAAGACTATGTTAGCATGGACACATTCGCACACTTATACGAGGCACTATAATATGACCCCACAAGTATCCGCACTACCCGGCATGACTCCCTTGGGTTTACCTGAGGATCCCCAAGAGCGTTTCATCGCTTATACATTAGAGTTCTACGGCGATAATGGTATCTATGCTTATGGCTTTACCCGCGAGGAAGTCGTCCAAGCCATTGCTCAGTACAAGGATCTAGCGGATACTCAGTTCCTGGGCGATACTGCCGACCGTGAGTTCGTCCGTGACATCGTGTTCCACAATAGAGGTGAATAATGAAGCTAGAAACTGCCATCAAACAGATCAATAAAGAAGCGGCATTCGTAGGCTGGACCGGTCCGGCAATCATCCAGGATATCGCTCGACATGGCCGCATGTTATATTCGGAGCGCACTATGGAAGCATATCGTGTGATCCAGGATCGATTCCCCGTAAAGGAGCCAGTATGAAAGAAGCCGTCGTCTATGCTTATATCTGGGCTAGCATGGCAGGGGCCCTGTCAGGAACTGTAGTGTATAACCTGGCCAATCCCCAGCCTAAAGAGTATCGAGATAATATGTACAAGGCCACTACCTATACCGGTCGGGGCCAGTTCCGTTGCCAGATCGGATGCTAATATGACAGATGTAAATATCGCTTTATCCATAGCCGCTGACAGCTTTTTAACCATACTATTATTCGCTGGATTCGGCGCTGTAGCCGCAGTGGGCTTGACCCTGATATTGCTTGTCATTGCTACTAAGGACTAAGTCGAATCGCTGCAGTGCAGAGTCGAGAACCTCGGGCCAAGCCCTTAAACGTCCGTCAAAACACGGCGATTAGGGAAAGTACGGTCCACTCTAGTATAAGGTATATAAGGCATCGTGTTATAACCGGGCGGACACGGTAGGACTATAGTATATAAGGATACACTATACGGATACGGGCAACGGATTTGGTGCCAAGGTGATAACGGGCGATGTATAAGCCGTTTTCTAGCCATCTAGCCCCGAGGACTGAAGGTTTTGACACTTTCTTCCATAGCTCGCGCTTACCGAAAAGATTCAATCTTTTCTTTAATAACTAACCCACTATACATATACTTTTCTTTATTATTTCGAATAATATCTAACATTTTCCTACCTTTTCTTACTTTTCCTTACATATTAGCCATTTAATCAACTTTATTATATCACCGGGCGGGAACCCTAGACTACCGACCCCAAAATGATTGAATTTTTATTCATACGATGTTATAATTTAAGCTATGTTAGACACTATAATTGGATTCATCGTTAACTTGGGATGGACCATGTTCTATATTATAGCTATTATATCATATGTCATAGCTGTGATCATGGATCGCTTACAAGGTCGTAAGCATTCAAAAAGACTCATGTGGCATCGTTTAACTAGTAAGGACAATCAGCAATAATGGACATTAACCGTATCACATGGTATTATACATACTATAGCAAGAGCTTGATTGAATGGGCTTATCAATTAATAGGTATAGTTTTATTAGTAGCATTGAGTATTTTTGTTATAATGTATTTTTTAACAGAATATCAAGAGTATAATCAACGTCGCAGGCATAAAAAGGGTCGCTATGAGTAAACAATTACAAGATCATTTAGAACTATTATTACAGCCCATATATCAACAGATACAGATGTGTGATGATTCAGAAGAAATAGCATTATTGTCAATAGGCTTATTAAATGTAGCTAGGCACAATTTAGACTTGCATTTAAGTGTGGATAAGCGTAAGTTATTGTTTGGGGAATTTGCCCAATGACTACCATAGTCAGCGTCGCTCGTAGACTCTATTCCAGTCATGTTAACTCGGGTGACGATGCTGTATATCGCGATCTACTC